GCTCGTGAATAATAATAAGCACCACTGGTACTTCCAGTGGGAAGTCCAGGACCTAGAATATGATTAGGACGACCATACGTGTCATAGCCATAACTGGTAGTGTAATAAGTATTATTCGGATCACTGATCTGTATTCCAGTAAAACGAGAAGGAGCAGAATCCTCATAAATACTAGTAATTGTAAAATTTGGGAACATAGATGAGGAATTAAAAGACTGAGAAGTTAGTTTATATGCTCCTGTTTCAATAACACTAAAACTAATTGATCTGATACCAGTAGCATCGGAAATTTGCTGGATTTGTCCGGCTCTGCCATATGAGAATTCAACACTAGGAGTATTGTCGTCGTAGTCTACGCCAATTAAATTATTAGGAATATTTGGGTCATATTCATAAGTTTTTACAACTCCCCGGTTCCAAGTTCGAGTGTTTTTACGACCATCGGCAGTATATGTATAAGTTACCTCAGAACTATCGCTATAAATTTTTCTGTTTAACAAGCCAGTTGCATCGTGATAATCCCATGTCGTAGTATCTTCTATTTCGCCATCTCTGGTGGTAATTATCGATATCTCTTGTCCAAATTCATTGAATTCAGTTGTAGTTTCGTAAGGCACATCTCCCCAGACCTGAGATTTTCTTCCAGCAGCATCATAGCTAAAATAAGTTTTTTTACCAGATTGGTTTTCAACAGATTCTATTAGACCGGAATAAGCCCCTCCCTCAGTCTCTCCGGGATCATAATATGTGTAACTGGTAGGCATATTACTGTCATCATCAATGCAAATAGTACGACCCAAATCATCACGAACTATAGTAGTTGTTATGCCTCGTTCCGTTGTTTTTGTGAAAATACGACCAAAACTGTCATACGTGTAAGATACGTTTTCACCTGTTTTATCTGTTTCTGACATTAACAAATTCCCGTGAAAAACTGATACATCACTGATAGAGCTGTCTGGATAATTGGTTGTTCTCGTGGTTAATGCCTGAGAAGAGTTAACCGATACAATTGATATTGTTTCCGCGCCATCGCTACCAGCATATCGTTCCTCATAAAACGCCCCACTAGGGAATCCAGTAAGGCGAATGTAAGATTTGGATGATGTAATTCCAGTATCATTATTATCTATTGGATAAGTGATAATTTCTTTAGATTTCCACCAATTATTCGATCCGTCTTTATAAAATTCAATTTTTCGGTCAGTTATTCGATCTAATCCAGATAAATTAAGAGCATTATTTGGATCGACGGGAAACCCACGTCGATCCAAATTGCCCAATTCATCATATTCATACTTGATTATTGGGTAACCGTCTGAATCCACTGTATTTAGTTGTCCTGCCGAGTTATAGTTATACGCAGAATTGACAGATACTGTTCCACTGCTCGCCCAACCTGGTTTTTGTATATTAGAAATTAATCCTTGCATATTATAAGTTGTTTCAACATAGCGGGATGCGTTGGAATTGATGCTCCCTATGGTCTTTTTGGCAACAACATGACCGTTGGCGTCTGAAGAGTAAAAATAACCAGAATCCACAGGAACGGCACCGCTAATTGATTTAACATTGCCATCTCGGTAATATTCAACGATATTATCCCTGACTCCACTCGTGCCAGATGTTGCATCGGCGTCATAATCAGAATAAGTTATTACCTTTTGCCCACTTCCAGAAACCATACTGTAATCGTAGATAGTTTTCATGGAATTATCATTACCAACGTTGTTGGTTATTGAAATCATTCTGTTATTTTTGTCGAATTTTTGCAGAGTTTCCGCTTCCAAACTACCTGAATAAACGGTAATGGTCGTCTGTAGTGCTGTATCGTAATTATAGTTGGTTGTCACATCGTTTTGAGTATAGGATCCACTTGTTGGAACATGTCGAACAATATTTGATGGGCGGCCCAACAAGTCTGTTTCGGTTGTAGTTTGAATGCCGGATGAGTCTGTTAGACGAGAGCTACAACAGCTTAAATATTCCACACTAGTATGCTCACCGTTATTTTTGTAGGTATCAGTTAATTTGCCCTCTTCGTTATAAACATAGTTAGTCCAATCTATCACACAAGATGTAGCTGGCATATTGGGATCAGTGGTCACATATGCCGATGTGACTTCGCAGACTATATTACCGATTGAGTCCATTATGGCAATGTCCGCCGTTGATTTATACGGCATTACCGCTAGGGTCGATCCGTTTGTGTATCCATGAATAGTGTATTTATATCGATACCCCTGTCCATCATTTGAATTTAAGCTCCATGTTGGCAAAGTTGTTGCTGGGTTGGCCGACGGAGTAAACGTCATTGAGTCGTCATATGTAAATGAGTCCATTTTACCAGTTGCATATTGAATTGAAGATAATCTATCAAAATTATTATCATCAAATTTTCGAATTGTTTCAATTCCATATCCACTACTCGGAGCAATACGACTCATCTCTGTTGAATCAATACTATTTGGATCATTGTAATCATAATCCAAGTACTCGACTATATTCCCACCCAATCGGCGAATAGTCGCCGCAAGTTGATAATTGTCTAATTCAAATCGCAGCTCAGTTGATTGGACGTTTGGGTCATCAATTTGAGGACAAGATTCAGGGTATGAGGCATCTCCCCACCCAGAAATTTCTCTGATATAGAAATAAGACTGGTCTTTGGTTTGTTGATACCACATCCATGAGCCATCTGGATTTTTTTCACTAGTGAGTGTAATACCGCCGCCGGATAAATCGTAAGTCCAAGACGATGTTAAATTTAACCCATTCGGATCAATAGATGTTTGGGATGGATATAAAAATTCTTCCTCGGTGCTCTGTCCACTTACCCAATGTTTCCAGACTTTTTTATTACACTTAGTGACTTCTTTGTAAATTTCAGTATTGTCAGAATGATTCACTGTATAAGTACAAACCGGAATATTAGAATCATTTGGGTCTACCGACCAAACTATTGATTCTGTTTTCAAATATCCACTTTGAGCTTCTGGATCTATATAATGAACAGTCCAGTTTTTATCATCCCCAATATACTCATACTTAACTCGGGGAGTTTGGCTCCCTTCATAATATTCAGATACCAATATTTTACTTACTGTGTTTGGATCTGGATTTTCAATAATCCATTCTCTAAACGTATTTTTCCCAGATTGATTATAAAAACCGCCGCTTTTAACACCAATATTATTTTTATCAAATAATGAGATAGAATAACTATAATCGTCAATTTCATTAATTTCTGCTAATATTTGTGGTGTGCAAATTTGGTAGAGTGGAGTATTGACATCGTTGGGATCTTCGTGTATAACATCGATATCGGAAACGTCATTAGTGTCAAAAATATAAGAAAGACCATCGGGCATGGTCATTTGAATAGTTGGAACTGAAGTTTCTATGGTCAATGCACCCGCCGAATCGCCCTCGGCATGGTTACCGAGACCAAATTGTATAGATAGGTCATTTAGACCTAATAAATTTTTAACCGTATGTTTATCACAGTATGGACATTTATCCTGCATTGGCTGCACAAAAAACGATAGACTGATAGTGGCCTCATCATCTGGACATGAATATTCTCCAACTCCGTCATCTAAAGTCACTTCCATCGTGTGAAGACCCGGTTCATTAGCGACAAAGCTAGAAAGCAACTCAACGCCACCAGTAACATAGGTTCCGCATGGTTTACATATCCAAATTTTTGTTATTTCTAACGCATCTTCCCGATATTCATTGTTCCACCCATTCCCACTTAAATAATCAATATCGTGAAAATTATCAAGACTTATAGGCAGGTGTTGTCCAACAAAGATGCTGTTGATTCCTTTGGCTAATTCAACGGGCGTTGTATATTGATAATTGGGGCTGTATCCCTCACATATTATTGGCGGACCAGCAAAAACAAACTTACTCATTAACACACAAAATGCTACTAGTACCAAACTTTTGATTGAATTCATTCCATTTCTCCTTGAGAGGAATTAACTAGTTTTGACATGATTTCACCCCTTTGATTCGATTTTCTACATTATTATACCATCGGACAAAACAGGAATCAAGACTTTTCTACGAATTCACGAGATGCAGAGTCAGGACGATTGGCCCACTCCTGCCACATTTGGGGGTCTTTCAAATAAAGCCAATGGCTAAATTGTTTCGTCATCACTAATCCATCGTCCAACATTACATATATCACAGTTTGACCTATATTCTTTGTGGATAGAACAAATAGAATACCACTTACCTTTCCAGACTGGTGGATCAGGTCGAATGTTAGCGCCATTGGATTGCGGCAGCGGAGTATAGACAAACATTTTCTCTCTCCAAAGATCCTTGTCCATTTGCCAGCCATAATCAAGAACTTTTATGTCGGGCATGGATCGTATAACAGATTCTATGTCATCAAGCGATGTATCTTTATTTAGACTTGTGTCCTTTTCCTCTACTGCCGATGCATGCATGGCATAAAATATGTGAGTTAACACTTCGGTATATTTTGCACCGCCCGAATTATCCTGAATAAAATTTCGAACTAATTGTTGAATACGTTCAGTTTTGGTCATTTCTCTTCCTATGTTCTGCCCTAAAGGGTCTGGCATTGTGTACTCAGATTTTTTCTTTGCTCATTAGTCGGGGTTATGTGATACACTTCAATCACTACTAATTACTTCACTCCGGGCAAATTGGTTATTCCATTCGCGCTCGGTTTCAATATTACGAAGAAATTGCCATAAATCAGTTTTAACTACCTGAGTTTCCGGATTTAGTTTACTCATATTTCCATTATGAGTTACACCATAAACGTAATTCGTATCAAGTCCCAAAAATTTGGTCGAAGAATCAGACAGCTTAAGATGAACATACTCCCCCGTTCGTTTACGGAAAAATTCTCCTTGACCAATATTCTTTGCTGGAACAGTTTGTGTGTTTTTATTGTTCAATTTTGATCTCCAAAAAATTTCTGGAACGATATACCAAACACCGGCCAATAATCCACGGAATAGTTTAGTTCCCAAACAAATACAACCACAATTTTAACATATCTTGTAAAAGTTGCCACAATCCATTTACAATTTCGCACGATATTGTAACACAGAGAAATATCCATACAAAATTAGGAACAGTAATTGTTTTAGAGCTATATTTTAATATCCACATTACATTAATCCTGAATTATATTCGTTCCACATCTCTTGCCAATATGCCGTGTATTCGTCGATACATCTTTTGCACAAAAACCCAACATAATTTGGGTCAGGAGTGCCAGGTTCGTGGTAATACATGGTCATTGAAGGGCAATAATACAGTATGTGCCAGGGCCATAAAGATTTACGAGCTACACACCCCGAACATTTACCGGGCCTTGGCATCTCACCCCGAATCCACATACCATAGAGTTTGTTGAGAGTTCTCACTCAAGAATTATACTTCGAAACGACGAGATTGTCAAGATAATTTTGATGATCCATATACAACTCGGCACCACCAATTCGTATATGCCTGTTTTAGACTGTCCGGTATCCGATCCCAAATCTCTTTAAGGGATATAAAATCAGCCGCAGCCTGTTCCTTGTCTGGATTTGAGCTTGTGTCTGGATGTAGTTTTAGAGCAAGTTGACGAAATGTGCTTTTAGGACTGGCTTTAGCTTGTTCCGGACTAATTCCATATATTGTCGCAAATGTGATAAATTCATTCAAATCTGCGGTTCTTGCATACTCATTTTTGGCGGGCGATCCTCCTGAACCTTGTCCCCAATTACCAGAATAAAACTGATCCCATTGATCCCATGCTGTCCGAGCGTTTCTGACATCGAATAAGGATTGTAAAAGATGTCTGCCAACGGATTCAAGATAATCATCTAAATCTTTAAAATCTATATCCTCTCCGAACCTTTTGAGCACATCTTTTAAATGTCTGACTGCGTCCATTAACATAATGGGCATAAATCCTATATTGCCAGATTTTAAACGATGCATATAATATGCTACCACTGCATAAAAGAAATTAGGATTATTTGCATGTTTGCCATATCTATAAATATCGTCAACTATTTTCTTTGCATCAATTACCATTTTAATTGATTCTTGAGGGACCATACCAGGACCAGCTTGGGCCTGTCTCTTTGAAGGTCTTATATAACCGTTTTGTAGCAGTTTATTTCGGAAGAACATCACATCCATACTTTTTGATCTAATTATTGGAAGTATTTCTTTCATGGATTCTTGTGCTACATTCTGCTCCTCTTCGAGGTATGGAAAACTCTTTAAATATTTTAGCAGGGTTTCATTAGCTCTCTTTTGGTTTTCTGGCTGTGCAATTGCTTGATCTAGCCACTGATTAAATTGTTCTATATTTTGAACCTCAAAAGGCATATCTAAATAAAACAATGTCTCTGGACGAGGAGCCATCGGATGGGATAATGCCGTTTCACCATACCAGGTTTCACCATCATGAGAAGCATGAAAAGAAACAGGGAATGTTCCACCATATGTGGGATCATCTAGCTGAACGGACTTCATTATCTTAGATTGCTTTTTTCCATATGCCTGATGATCCTGTAGAAATTGAGTAAATTCTGGGTCTCGACCCTGTCTTTGCAGGGCGACACGCAGATGAGAATATCCTTTTGTTTGTGGATTAGTATATATCTCTTTAATTTTAGTCTCAATCCAAGGTATTACTTCTGCAGATTCGTTAATGGCACTCCATTTTCTTTCCTGAGTTTCCTTATTGATGGGAATTGTAAATTTGCCAAGAGATACCCCTGTTTCTTTAATAGAGACATCCACATAATAACGAGGAAAGCCCTTCCACCCCATAGCAACCGAGCCACCATATTGACTTTTACCCGGTTTCGGACTGCGGCTTAAAACGGCATGCGTAGTGATAGGCTTACCCTCAAATTCTATTGTTATATCTTGCTCGTAAATCTTCTTAACAGGAAACCCAGCTTTCTCTGATAACCTTTTCTTTTCATCCCATTTATTCTCAAAATCCCAAGATTTATCAGTAAGATTATCTGGGGTTGTGGGTGGTGCAGAAGATGGCATAGACGGAACAGTTGGTGTATCCGCAGAACTGGTTGCCGCAGGCGCAGGCGCAGGCGCGGTTGACTCTATTTGTTCTGAATAATCTGATACATCAACTCCTTTATTGGCTAATTGTGTCGCGATATTCAAATTCATGCGCTCTGCATACATCCACCACATACGTTTTTCTTTCCAATACTGAAATCCTAGTCCAGCATGTCCCAATGGTGTGGTTTTATGCAAATTATATGTATCACCAACTAAATAATAAATAGTGCGATTAGACTGAGTATGAATGCTCTTTTTGAGTTGAACACTAGCTAATTGACTTAGTTTATTTAACCACGACATAATTATTTATCCTATATTGGGTGAATATGACATGTCCAGGATCGGAATAAAGATAATCGGATGCTAATTTGTATAACCATCCACGATATTTGGACATTGGAAATAGATACATTTGTCGAGGATCGGGGCGCGAAATAGCTTTCTTAATAATTAATATTATTTGCATACGCTGTTGAGGCATCATAAATTCAACAAATCCTCCCGTAGTCTGAAAATCATCCAGGCGAAGGGGAAGTCCTTGATATAACTTACGATAAATTGTTCCATCCATCGAAGCTGAGTTTGTTTCATCTTCATATCGTCCCATTGATTCGCCCAATCTCGATAAAAGGGATTCTAATTCTTCAATCAAATCTTCATCGCTCGTCTGTCTCATTTGTTCTTCAATTTGTTGAGCAAATTCACGAACCTGTGCGGGTATTACGCTTACTTCATCTGGCAATCCTATTGGATTACCATTAGGATATCTTGGATAATTATAACGGAAAGCATCTAGTATACTACTATGGATATAAACCTTTTCTATGTTTTCAATCGGAACTGGAGCCGAATATTGCAGTTGCATTTCTGGGATTTCATCAGTGACGCCAAACACTCCTCGATTATCTAAAATTAATGATCCATAATATCCAGCAGGTATTGACTGTTTTATTTCGTTTATAGGAACATTGGTTAATTGATTTAAGTAAATCCACAAAGAAGGTGCATCTACATTATCGTAACCCATACCCATTTGGCTTCCTATAAATCTTTCAATATCCGACTCCTGAATATTATAGTTTTTTACTAGTCGATATATCTCGAATGTCGCCTGCTGAATGTTGTCATATGATGTCCCCGTACCTTCTGAACTATCAGCATCATTAGTGTCAATTGCCGATCGACTCGAATCTAATAGGCATTGAAAAATAATATTAGGATATTTTTCTTGGGTAAAGTGACCGTAAAATACAGCTCGATTTATATCCGTCGCAAAAAATTCATTCGCAGCAAATCCATTATTCAAAACATCTAATGCTCGTTTCAAATCTACTGCACGAAATGCCGAAAATTCCCTTCCAAGAAAACCATATTGTGGACGAGCTATTTTTTTATGTAAAAATGAAGAAGCTTTTTTGATATTATTAGCATCAAAAACTACTAAAACTTTACCCGACACACCGCTGTCGTTTTCTTCTGTAAGAATAGCACTATCATATCCTTGGTTTTTAAGCCATTGAACGAACCGAGCGCCAACTTCATTGTCGAATAGTTGCCAATCATGCAAAGTGTTCTTGGCCAGCAACCATAAATCTCGCTCTGTCCAGGGATCAAGAGAATCCACAAAATCCAGCCTTAGATTCCTTGTTAGGTTGGCAGTATTTTTAACATCAGCTTTCAAATTCATAACATTCGAGCCATAGTCTTTGGCAAGTTCTGGATTGTCGGTGAGAAAAATACCATTACGAGTTACTGAAATAGGCCCAAGAATAGTTGAATTGATAGATTCAGACTGGTTACGAAAATCAGAAGGATCAAAAATAGAATCGGTACCATGATACCAATTAGAGGATATTTTAGATAGCCAGGACATGTATTGAATATACGAGATTTGGGATTAATTGTCCTGCTCAGGCAAAGAATTGGGGATTCATGCCTTATACACGCAGCCCCACCACGTAGGCAAACGGATACAGCCCGCTATCGAATTATACATTACCTTGTCTCATTAGATGAAGAAACGCAACTCACCATATTATCATGGATAAACATACCAACATCCTCCCAGATTGCGAGTCCACTTCGTAAGGTTTTAGGTTCAGGTGATATAAGTAGAGTTGGCTGAATTCTTTGAATGAAATTAGCACCATCGGACACCGCCAGAAAATAAGCTTCAGTTGATTCCATATTCGGAATTGTTCTAATGTCTGCACCACAGAAATGTCCAATTACACTATTATCTTGCGTAAGACTTCCAAAATTCCAATTGCCATTTTTTTGGTTTGCCTCTCTGCTAAGAGATATGAAGAGAGCAGGAGAAAGTAAAAGGTGATCAGGTTTCTTGCCAATATTTATGAGAGCATCATACCCCGAGAAAAGAGTATCCAGAGTAATTGAAGGCACTTTTATGGTATTATTTTTTGATGCATGATATATTAGCCAATAAAAATTAGCAGTTTCCTCTTTAGCAATCAAAGATGCTGCTGTGTTTGTGGATTTTGCCAATGCGGTTATATTTCGGGATAATATCTCCTCGATCTTAATTTGAGGACAGCACGCAATCTGGAATGTAGGTGGAACAAATTGGTGTCCTTCTTGAATTTCGTCAGGCACTCCTCCGCGACGAGATATCACGAACAATATACTAGAGAGTTCTCGATCATGAACTTTAACCTCGCCTTCGTTTCTAACTAGTACCGATCTGGGAATTGACATTTTCTCAAGTATTGGCATAATAATACGTTGCATTGAGCAAGATAGTCGCGAGTTAAAATTTAGCCCAAATAATTCAAGCCATTCATTCACATCCAAGTTTTTGAGCCATTCGAGATCAGAAATTCTATCCGATGAAAATGGCATATCATCGGTCGTTTCGACCGAAATACTACGCACTGTTTCTTGATTGTGTGTCGGTTCAATGCCTGCAACATAATTTGCAACAGCATCTCGGATTAAGTCTACATAGCTTACGTCCTTGTTGCCCCCATAAGAAACACGACGAGCTTCTTGTTTCAAACAGCTAATAACATCATCATTTAATCGGATACTTAAAGGAGTCAGTTCTTTGGATGGCATGTGGCAATCTCCATTACAAAATTTCATGTATACTGTGTATTATACATTACATCGGGAGATTTAACCAGAATTTTAGAAATTTTTAGGTAGGACGTTAACTCAAGTTCTGTATTTCTATATTTTCTGCACGTAACATCCCGATGAAAGACATTACATCTGACCATGACTTGAAATTACCCACGTATCCAGAACCTGGAGCATAAGGATTTATACAACAGAATGGGAAAGGATACCTTTACAATATTTCCCCACGGAGTGAAAATACACCAGATTTGCTAGAAATATCTAGATTCACTAATTTCATGTTATGTTGAATATCACCATTTGGAGTATGAACTATTATTTCTACATCATATCCTGCGGGTCCAATATTAGACACGCAATTAGCAAAAGCTTCAGACGTACCACTCAATGCGCCACAATATATACATTGGTGATGGCAAACACAATTTCTATTACCTTCCCAGTTGTGTCCAAATTTATCAATCATTGTTTACTCCAAAATTTGCGAAAATTCAGAATTGATCGATACTTTAGGTATATCTACAAGTTCAAGACTCGACATATCTTCGAAAGATTTTCTCTGGTTAGAAGGTAGTTGAATACGAAAATCAGCCATGCTGTATGAATTCTGATGTCGAGTTAGTGATTTAATGGTGTTTAGACCGATTACAGAAGTATCAGTTATAGCCCCACTATGCATAACCAAAGCGTAGAGGAGGTTATATAGGTTTTCTTTGGAAAGACGACAAGTTAAATCATAATATTCATATTTATTAGTCATAATGAGATCCATCTTGACAATTGTGGTCAACAACAGAACCGCCGCCAAGTGACAAAAATTGCAGCAATGTCTTATAACACCAATAAAGGTACCAATTCCTAAATCTGCAGTACAGATTGGGAGCCCATCCATATCCACCGCCACACTGTCCGCACCGGCAAGTATTTAGGCGAAAGTTACCCCCCGAACAACCATACAAACCAACTGTCTGGCCACGGACCACCTACTGATCTATTCAACATAATCTACTCCTGCATTGATGAATGTTCATCGTGCTTTATCTCACTACGCACTTCCATCCACAATTTACCCAACATATTTAATCCGTCTCTACCCGGACCCCACCCCCAAAAATTGTCTCGCCATGAGTTCTCTATGATCTCACGGTCACCTGTCTCCAGTAGTTTTTTACGGACATATTCATGTTGTTGGACTTTGGCACGAAGAATGTCTCGCATGACATCTACTTTAATGTCATTCCAATCTGGTCGCACTAAATTAGACCAATATTGTGCCCACTTGAGAGCATCGTGGGCAGATCTCGATTCGAGAATATATGATTGACAATTTGGATTGTTAGAAAACTTCTCCCAGTGATAAGCATGCTCAGATGTGGGAAAATCGTGTCCTTTCCAGAATAACCTGAAAGACGAGAAATTGGACAAGACATAGAATTCTTGTTCATAAAAGAAGACTTGCGTGTCGTTATCTAAACCGTGATTTAGCATGGTGTATTATACAGTGGTAACTCACAAAAATCAATGTTCATATTCCAGGTGATACTCTCTCATCTATTTTCGAAAAAGTGATTTTTATACAATACATTAAACATTTCTGTCATGATTTATTCTTGATGCTATCGATAAACGATCTAGAGAATTGCAATGGAATATAATCCTCACCATTATCCCATTTACCCACAGCTCGCATTGGATGCTTTTGCAAAAGATGAACTACTATATTTTCAATAGTTGATTTCATACGCTTATGAAAATGCTGCAAGTCATCTAACTTGCCGTTATCTCTGAGGGATTGATAATCAGACAAAAGTATATCAAGACAAACATTCAGAGTGTTATGATTGTTCCACATATTTTCAATATCTTCCTTAGTGAAATGCTCAGTGCCTATGCATATACCACTATCGGTTTCAATAGACTGTGAAAGAGCATTACTGGGCGTACTAAGTAATACTGTTCCAGCGGCAGCTCCAGCGGTTTTAAAAAAATTACGGCGATTCATAATACTCTCCTTTGATTTTACTTTTTCTAATCATATGCTGATTTTTCCCAGTTTTCAATAATTGATGCATATTTTTTAGAAATTTTCCTATATTCCGTTTTCCCAATAATTTCAATTTCTTCTTCGGGATATTGTTCTGCAAATAAAAGCATTTTTAATCTATCTCGATCGCATCTTTTACAATCACACTCCCAATCACTGGCAGCATCAGCGTGTCCTTTAATTTCTATCCACTTATTATTTACTAAAAAATCCGGAGTATAAACTGCTATTATATCACCATCAATTCCCATTAAAGAGAATCTTCCAGTTTCATATTCCCATTCTGTGTTTTCATAATTTAATATACGAGCATAATTGGCTTCCCATGTACTCCTGAAATACATTCCTAAGTCAGCTCTTTTATTGCCCTTGCTCTGGGGTATTTGCATGCCATCTGCATATTTCTGTTTTAATGTCTGACTGATCTGATATCTTATTTCAGGAGTCATATGCTCTTTATTCCATATCCTGATTTTATCAGAAACAGATCGAAGCCTTTCGTCGTCTTCTTTGGTGATTCCACTATTCCAGGGAGTTCGTCCTAATCCGGCAATGCCAATTTTAACACGAGTTTCATCGCTAACCAAATGACCCATTAATTTTTTAGATAATTTTTTCCGACTTTCTTCGCACAGTGGAATTCCAGTTCTTCCTTGAAATTTATTTTCCGACCAGCTCTTTTTTACACCAGTAGCTATTTTATCAGCCCAGGTTATTTCTCGCCCAATTAGAGAATTTTTTCTACGCTCAAGAGATGCTTTGCTACAAGTTGGAGCATCTGGGAATTGTGTTTTGTATTGATCGAAAGTTAAACCATGAAGTTTCAGATGTTTTGGATGAATTAAATCAAATGCTCTCCCACATACTTGACATGTCACCGAATCATTATCGTTTATCATAATACATTATACAACATCAACTTGAAAAAGATACCGGAATATGGTATTTTTTCAAAATATTTATAAATTCATTATTCACAATAACTTAATTAGTGCTAAACAAGTATCTGAACCACCTTGAGTTATGGCATTTAATGTTATTTACAAACAAATTCTCGGTTGATGGAACTTCAATATCGAAAGTTAGAGTTTCACCAACTGGTGTTATTGATGCCACTTTACTGTTTCTTATATTTTCAAATGATGTTATAGTTAATAAATCTCCAACTTTTACATCGGATGCCGCAACTGGCTTGTTGTCAATAAACATTATATGCTCATCAGATGCTTCCACAAAATTACCAAATTCATCCTCGATTCGTAATAATGGTTTTGCCCCAGTTTCCCAAATACGAGAAACCGGTTCAAATTTTAACTCACCATTGTTGTCTGACCGCACTCGAATTTCATTTCCATTTTCCAATAATGTATATACATTTTCTATCGTGTCAGATTGAATATCCTCATTATTTACCTTAAAAACAAGCATAGAATTATAAGATAAACACCTACCTCCAGGGAGCGTAAACTCCGGCACCGTAACAGTCTTTGTCAAGCCAGTGTATGGTCCATATTTCTTTACTTCTAGCATTTTATTGAGTTGATCTTCGTAGTTCTTTTTGATCGAGTCAAAGTTGCCGAAAACTTCTTGGGCTCTTTGTAAGCTTCCAAATATTTTGATTGGCTCCTGAAATTGAACATCGCTCATCCAACGACGATAAACGTTAATAGCAGCAGCATATTCAGCAGCTATAATCCACCTATCTTCTATGGTATTAATATTATAAACACTTTGAGGTGGCCATATATTGACAACATTAACACCTTGTTCTATAAAACTATCCAATTCACTATCGGTAAACCATCTGAAATTATAGCTCACATGAGTCTCATCGTAAGACGATCTAGACTTGCTGAAAATGACTCGCCCTTTAAGATAGTCTACGGAATAACCACTTTCTTGTATGTCGCCGTTCAGATAAACTTTAACACCCGCAGACTGATTCCATCTTGGGAAGGATAATTCACAAGTAGTTCTTGCTTTATTAAATCTGGCAGGTTCGTGGAATATGGGTATACGCTGTATATACCCAATTAGTGATTCGAGGAAAGCTCTGCTTGCTACCTGTCGGTAAGTATAGGCATCTCCACTTGTTTGCCCAGATTCAATGACTATAAATTCTTCAGTATGTGTATCTGTAGTGGGTCCATCAATCGTCTCATAAGTATAACTTAGATTTAGGATATGGCTTCCTGCGGTCTCGTCATTGGGTATATTCCACGAGTAAGCAAAAATTCCCAGCTCAACTTTATCTAGATTTGTGCCCGTTTCGACAGAAGTACTTGATGGATCTAGTATCTCAATACTAAAATCATAGGGATCATATAGTTGGCCTGTTATGTCTGTAAAAGTGAAAAAGAAAACTGCTTTGGTTCCCGTGACAAAAGATCCCCCGCCTTCAAACTGTATTTGTCCGGGTGCCACAATGATAGGTGTATTATCAGACATTATAATTTCTCCGGGGCACTGAATTTATCAAGAGATCTCAAGTATTTAATTGCATCTTGTATAGTATCAAAAATTTTTAAATCATCTGATATTGAATGTGAACTCAAAACCACTTTTCCACTATTAAAAGAGTATTGTAATTTAGCTCTATTTGCCGAATCGACTAATTCCACTCCTAATGACGATTGTGTCTCTATTTTTAACATTTATAATCCTCTAGGAAATTGACACTCCGCAGGGGCTAAACCCCACGGATTCTTCCTTCATCCAAAATTGCTAATCCCTTAGCTAAGATATTTCTAGCAGACTTATGAAACCCTGTAGCATTCCCACAGTTTTTGGGTAATTTACTATTCGACCGTAGCATTCAAATACTCCTCTTTTTTTATCGCTAGCTGTGAATCATAATGCTGATAAAATCCAACTCCATCGAACCCATTGCCCCATTCAATTAAATTAGTATTTGGATTTGGAATCATAGAGCTGAAACTATATCCCCTACAATTCATCTCAAGAGATTTGTCCATACATTGATTAATAGTTAAATTATTCTTTCGCTCTCTTGTTGTCATACAATACCAATATCCAACTGCATTTGAGATTCCATACTTTCTGATTTGATATAACACATATGGGTCGTTCAGGGTATATACAGGGACGCTCTCCCCATATATTACAACAGAACAATATACATCAACATTCGGCATAGTTGCGTTGGGAAGCCCTCTGTGAGTGCCGTGGAATATAATACCGCCTTCTGGGCCAAACATCTCTCTCAGAATTCGAATAACTTCCCAACTGGTTATTTTATTATCATATAACCGGCCATCTGCATCAGGCAGAAGACCATCAACATAAATAGCCTGAATGCCAAATTGATTGACTAAGTTCTGAACATGCTGAATATACATGTTTACAGATGTATCGTGTCCTTCCGTCGGTGCGTTAAGCTTATAATCATAAAACAGTGATGAATATGCCGCAACTTTTATTCCATTGGATTGTGCGGTATTGACAAACCTTGCGAATTCGGGTTTATTAACAACGTTAAATGGGGCTGGTTTAGAATTCACATACAATCCTAAATGATGTGAGATTATAAAATTAAATTTATTACTCATTTGAACAATGATATCATCTGGCGGCATTTCTCCGAATGGGTTAGCATATTGTGGGTCACGAGCACCATATACAAAAATTGATTCGGAATGGAATGATCTGTCAAAATCAAATGATTTACCAGGAAATGCAGCAATCATCATCCTATTATTTGCTAATAAATTATATTCAACTAGCCAATATTTTCTCTGCAAGAGTACTCTGTCAGTTGAATATCCACTTTCGTATCGTTGAGGAGCTATTGAAATGCCACCAAGACTGTCAATTAGTAATAATTCACCACTGTATGTTCCTTCATAGTCTGGAACAAAATTACCCTTAATGGCTAAATGCACGTCCTCTTTGGGGGATATTATAAGGGTTGAGTCGCCATAAATGCCTATATTAACTTTTTCTGATGAATAAAGTACATGATCTGGCGTGGATTCTTCCATCGTAAAAACAGTTCCATTATCAAAAAATATAGTTGCAATTAATCTGCGGGTAAGAGACAAACCTTGGTATATGCGCAATTTGCCTGTATTGTATCTAAAATGGCTACCGGTCGTTGAGACTTTAAAGCCGTTATCCCTTGTGCATCTCACAGACGAAACGCCCATACCCCATATCGTGCAGTCTCCTCTGAATTTAACATTTGATATATCCATGTTTTTGACACTCCGCAGGGACTAAAGTCCCACAGATTCTCTAATCTTAATCTTCCTGGAACATAGATCTGGTATCTAGCATTCCAAATCCCACTGCATTTCTCTCCCCTATGTTTATTGCATATTTCTGTAGATGCTCCATCATTTGTTTTGGAGTTTCACATGGCGTAGCTGATTTAACGCCAGAATACTTATGTTTGGACAGAATCAGGGCACAGATGCCCGACATAATTGGAGCCGCAAAACTGCTTCCGCTTTGCTTGCAATATTGGTTGTTAAGCCACGTAGAATAAATATCCACTCCCGGAGCGGCAAAAGATATATTAGCGCCTCTTGATGAAAACGTAGCAACTTTATGATTTGGATCATATGCTGCTATTCCTATAACTTGTGGGTATCTGGCTGGGAATGCTACGTCATAATACCGATTTCCCGTGTTCCCAACCGCAGCTACTATAATAATATTATTATCATAAGCCCTTATGACGGCATCTCTCATCGGGGCGAAATCACTGAACATTCCGGCTGAAATAGAAATAATATCTACTTTCTGATCAGTAGCCCATCGTATTCCATTAGTAAGCGCTGATGGGGATCCACAACCACTGTCATCAATTGCCTTAATAAAGTAAATTTTACCTTTTGGTGCAACTCCAATAATACCCTCACCATTGATCCCGGCTGCTATAATTCCAGATGTAGCAGTGCCATGTCCTACTCTGTCTTCGACAACCGGAGATTTTGAAAAATTCTTCTCTCCTATAATATTGTTTTTCATTTCAAAATGTTCACTTTTTCCACTGTCAATGACAGCAATGGTAACACCTTCCCCCATTGTCTGTTTATGTATTTCAGGTATATGCAGATCTCTTAATCCCCAATCATAGACTTCGCCAAATAATTCCACGACGATCTCGGGATTCATTGGAGGCAATATGATTTGTAATCGACTTGTCATATAATAAATTTGTGCAAAATGTAATAGCGCTCCTCTAAAATTTGCAAAGGATTTGTTTAATAATTTGTGCAACTAACGTATGGGTTTATTAATAGCCGCATCAGATTGGCGGGTTTGCTTAAAATTTGGAGAGAGATTATGTCCAAAATATCTATAATTAGAAGGTCAGACCATTGGCGCGGATACGACATTTATGCTCCATTGGTGGGCACCAATGAATGGGTCTGTTATGGTTTAATGCCTCCAGAACTGCTTAATACTAATCCTACCGCTGATGCTGCATGGAAAGTTCTTCCGATACATTCAGTAACCGCTGGAGTAGTAAGAGCATGTAGGTTTCAAACGGTGAACAATGGCCGTATAACTGAATATATAAATAATGCTGCGGCAGCCTGGTCTCTGGCGGCAGTTACCGCATCTGGCCCAGCAAGTGGGCACGTAGAACGATGGACAGGACACGCGGCAGCAGATGTTGATTATGCACTGTGCACTTTACCAGCAGGTTACGATACTATTGCTATCAGACATAATCCTCGCCCAACTCCGGGTAAAGATGTTACTGTGCTATTATCCGTTGGCACACCTGCTTCACCAGGAGTATATAACGCTATAGGCACATTCACTCCGCCAACGTATGCCACTGCTGGCAGGATTGGGGACTATGTTGTTACGGTAGATCCAACCGACGCAGATAGATCAATTAAAATTTCATTAGGTAGTGATGGAGCAAAATCGTTTTTCTTAATTGCCGTTCTGACTTTTGATACCGATAGAGAGGCAGACCCGACAGAAGTAAATATCGATGGTTATATTGAAGGCAATAGGCACTTTGCCTTATATCATGATGGAACTTCAATCCAGTACTCTGTCGCGGGATCAGGGACTAACACTCACTCACACATTCCAACGACATATTCTCGTGGTTGTTATAGATTAGTAAAACCCAACGTGATACACACTACCGCGAACCAAAATAATGGGTCTGGCGTTGCCCGATGGACAGGAGATGGATTCCATTTCGTTGTCGCAGATAATAATGAATTAACCCTTTCAATAACACCAGTTATTACTACAGACGGAGCGGCATATCCAGACCCATTGACAGACCCGGGTAGCGGTGGTCCTGCTTATGATTCTATTATTGAAGCAGATGAAATTGTTGTAACATATTCAGGAACATGTGGACCGGCAGGCGCTGGAGTGACAGAAGTGTCTTATACGTACACATATACAAGCTCTGGTGTTGCCACGACATCGACAATAACATGGCAATCGGCATCTCCTGCTTACACTATTTATTTACCTTCGTGGTCATTGGGGACATCTGGCTCTGCTGATTTATTACTAGCATTAACCGGGTATGTTAAATTATCAGGTGATACAACGCATTATACAATAGGTGAGGAAACTAAGGCAGTTACTTCAAAATCTGCCTATTTTTATCCAGATGATTGCCCATATGTGGTTAATTTAAAATCAGATCATGATAATACTGAATTTTATACTCAATCAGACGCAGATAAAATATATATGAGATTGAACGGAAGTGATTTTGCTCCTGTGGGAGTTGGAGTGGCATGGGAATTGGGTGGAAGTTTCGAGATAAAAAGCCTATCAACCGCATTTTTATCCTTTTCAGTACAACCACAAGACACATTAAAAAATAGAACCTTGCCAACCGTAACTGTTACAGTTTATGATGAATACGGCAATATATCGGATTCTATAGGTTCTACCACTGCCGTAACAATGTCGATGTCTGGCATCGGAACTTTAACAGGAACACTGATTAAGGAAATAGTTGATGGAATTGCCACTTTTGATGATTTAAAAATTGATGGTTTTGGGACACATCATCTAATAGCTACAGTAGGTTCTACTTCCGCTACTTCAAACTCTTTTGACATAATAGGACAAGTGCAGTACGAAGAATTTGCGGCCGTTTCCAATCAAACCTTCAAAAATAATGAAGTAAAACTGGTTTCTGACACAGATTATACTGATTCTATGATATGGCAGATCAGAAGTGAAGACCAAACATCAAAAGAGGCTCAAACAATTTCAATACCCAATGTTATTAATGGGAATTTATTATCCTATGGGACCAATTACATTAATCTTTGGATAGATAGAACAAAAAATTATTACATCAGAACAAATGTAGACAATGCTGGTTGGAGCGATTGGAACTATTTGGACTTAACTGGTGAAATCAGAGTGGTAGGCGGAAAGCACAGAGATAACACGACTGTCACCAAAACAAGCAAAGGAGCCACTGTGCGAACCTCAAATCCTCAATGGACTGAAACTAAAACATCTAGAGGCGCGACAATACATAATAACACTTACAATAGAGAGCAGTCAAGAAGTGACTATTAAATAATCGCAATCAATTCAATCTGATTCTTTGAGTTTAGCGACCTCTCTTTTTATCCAGCCATTAAAACTGTCGGTATTCAAATATCCCGATCCGCCACTGTCGTTATCCTGGTATCCCTGCTTGATGTCTTCATCGTATTCGGTTTCTTGGAGTATTCCAATATCTTCTAGTTCCTCCATTAGACGCCTGAATACATCATATGAATGCGACATTAATTGTTTCTTAAAAAACTTGTATTTTGGATCATCTCGTCCATTTTCTTTGTAAGAGAACTCTTCTAAGTCAAGTGTAAATTTCAATACAGTCATCCATTTGGATGCTAAAATTCTGCCTAATTGATGTTCCCTACTAACTTCTCTCATTCACTGCTCCTGTTTAATTGTTTACTTATTACTCAATTATTATCGGTATTGCAACGTCGTCGCCATTTGACATTCCTCCAGAGGAGGCTACTTTATCTGCCGCTCCAGGAGTAGAGTCTTTTATCAGTATCTTATCTAACGCTGCTTCGGTTGGAGATTTTTTGGTCTTCTTCTTATGCTGGTTTTCTACAACATATTTCTCGTCAACATAAGCGATTTTGCCTCGCTTTAGCAGAGTTCTGAAGAATGCACTGTTTTCTAGGTTTTCTTCTCCAATGGTATCTACTGCTATAAAATCCCATTTTCCTTCGAGCATTACAGGTGGATTTAGGTCTTCAATCAGCACAACACCATTAGCCGTGGCATGAATATATTTCCGAGGCTTTTGAGGCACACCAGTATTTGCGTTGACCGGACTATCATTCATTATTCCAGCATATTTGCTCGTATTAGTGGCATCATTAATTTTATATTCTCCTGCCATCCAATCAAGAAACTGCTGTTTAGTAAAATAATGTCCATTTGTTACATAGAGAATGTCATCGTTGGGTATATTATCAAACACTCTTGTGTCGTTAGCATCAACAACTGTAGTTTTATTGTTTGTGTCACAGATATACACTTTTTCTTGATTAGCATTATAAAATACAATTATCATATTTTACCTCCTTGCAATGTCATTGATCCTTTCCGCAGCAGCATTTGCAGTGTGATTCCAAGTAAAATTCTCTAGAATAAATTTTTGCATATTGCGATTTCTATTCTTTGCTTCTGCATAATTTTCATAAACAGATCGCATTGCCCGTTTAACTTGGTCATGCACTTTGTTCGATGTCAAATCTGGGAACTGCTGTCCATCCCAGTAATGGAGACCCATCTGCCCGGGTTGAATCTCTTTCAATCTATCAATTTCTATCATATATGAATTATCTGGACGAAGATACCCTTGTTGTCCGCTGCAATTGGTCATAATAACAGGCATTCCGCACATACTTGCCTCTAATGGAGTTAAGCAACCGCCTTCTCCCCGCGAAGTCAAAATAAAAGCATGTGCTGATCGATATAACTTTGGCATATCTTTTTCAGATAGTTGCTGACTAAACCTAACAACATGCGGCATATCTTTGTTGGGAAACTTTGTCATTATTTCATCTATGTCAAATTTGATTTTATCCTTATGGAACTTAGTCCTTCCTCCTTGATATCGGCTCATAATCAAGAGAGTCACATCATCGTTCGATGAAAATTCGTCGAAATAAGCCTTTAGTAAAACGTCAGGTCCCTTACGATATCCCCAGTTAAATACTGATATGAAAATAAATTTTTTAACGCTGGACCCGAAATCATATTGAGCCCCATTTTCTGTGTAGAGATCTGTATCTACCCCTGTAATAACCGAATAAATCGGTTTATCCTTAATGCTCTTTCGCAGAATTGATGCGCTCCAGTCCGAAGTCAACCAAATTTCATCATATAATTTGCAGCACTCTTCAAATTGTTTTGGGATAGTATATGATTCAATAGTAGTATACAATATCTTATATTTACCAGTGCCAACTTCTGAAAATGATGGTATGATGCTGTCAATCAAAATGTGATTCCTGGATATTTTGGTTTTTTCAAGTGGAACAAGGTTTTTTAGCTCTTGCTCGCCAAGTTGATTTTGCCCTTTTTTGGGGTCAACTTTAACCTTATATCCCATCTGAACCAATTTAGATACCAAGTTTCTATTTACTTTAGCATAGCCACTGGTATCATAAAATAATCCACGAACTTTTATTTCTATATCAGAGTTTGATTTAATTAACGATGGTGGTATTGGTAAAATATCGTCTACTTCTTCCTTCGGGATAGGTTCTACTTTTCTTTCCTGATTAATCTTATTAACCATATAAGACAAAGATGCTTCGATTTGTTCATTGGGGTCATAATCGTGTATTTTTAGAGCACCAGACAGAATTGTATTACGAAGACATCTGGATTTTTTCAGTTTATCAAATGAAACGTCGAATGGTTTGCCATCATCAAATGGCAGATACTCATCTAAATCGTCTAAGTAAATTGTGTTATTAGTTGTGTTTATTAACTTCATCAGAACAAATCCAAATTCAATTCTTTATATTATACCAGTTAACCACGCCAAATTATTTCTTTATTCGTAACTCCTATATTGCTTAAGCACTCATCCGCTCTTCTCATTTCTTGGGAATCTTTTAGTCCCAAGGTAACTATATCTAATTCTGGCAATGATTTTGTCCAGCACCACTTCCTACTAGACAAGCCGCAGACATGATGAGCGATAGACACAGATGTTGGATACCATCCTCGATGATGAATCAAAGTCATATCATCTTCCAGAATTCTTGATTGTTCATCTATTTCATCTCCAACGAGTAAAAACGTTTTGTCATATTCATCCAACATGTCAATAAAATCCTGGAGCTTATTTTCGTTCAGCCGCCTAGTGTATTTGGATTTGGCCACCAAAACCGACTTAGAATCATCTGGTAAATCCTGTGCAATTTTTAACAATTTTCCATTTGTGATAATATTATCGAGACTTAATATTTCTTCGAACGGTATAATTTTTGGAAATTGTTTGAGCTTAAAATAATTAGTGCTTTGTCTACTTATGTCATTTGGATAGGCTATAAACTTAATTGAATGTTCCGAATCGTAAGCATCAGTGCCATACAAATTATCGAAACATAAGAACACTCCATTTTCCAAGATAACGTATGGTATCTCAGAGGATTGAGAAAGAATAATCGCGTCATGTCTTTTTAGCCAGCTCATAAGATTGTATAATTCTAATGTCCATTTATATTATACTGGAAATCAAATGCAACTTAAAAAAGCTATTCCAATAAACGGAACATTGCTAGACTACTTTTTAGACGAGTCAGGTTTTAATGCTTTAGTACTGTCCAAGTCATCAAGTCAATTAGTCACTTTCGACCCGAATACCTTTGTAAAATTAGGGTCTTTTTGGATTAATCATCAATTACAAACTCCATCTTGTATTGATGAAAATTGTTTTTACGTCGTTACAAATACTGGCCAACTTATAGCCATCGACAAATTCTCAGGCATTGAATTGGTACATTTTGATGTCGGAGTGATGAACGTTATTGATTTTTGCCAAACCGTTGATGGCATATACTCTTTATGTGGTATTCCAATTAATAATGGTGGAAAACCTACCACCGACTTGTTTTGTGTCTGTTATAACGACAAGCGAGACGGCAAAAAAACGAAACAAAGTCCCAGTGTTCGTGGAGAAACAGTAAATCAAATGGTTCTTGTAGACGACATTTGGATAAACATCGGCAGGAAAGTATATAAAATTAATACCCAGTGCGAAATCGATGGCATACTAGAATTAAAAGTAACGTCCAATTATTCCCCTGTGATTTCTAATAAATATATATCTTATGCATCAAACATGGGAACGATGGAAGTTATTAACAAGGAATCCGCAATTATGTTCCGTAAAATATTAGTAGAAAAAAATAGTTCTCCACCAGTACAATTATATGATGATAAAATAATTTGGTTCGCTGGTAAATCGATATATGTGGTTGATATCGACTCCGGAAGCATAGATGACCGAAAAAGTATACCAAATCCGGGAGCATCTTCTGTCACAAAATCCGGAGACAGTGTATATGTTTCGGATGATTCTGGAAACCTGATCCAATACGATTTCAACAAACAGGGATTGTCAATTTTGAATCTATCGAAAAACCAGTTATGGAAACCAATTGTAAGAGATAATTGGGTTTATATAGCCTCAGCCAGCCATTTATACCAGGTGCAAATTTGATAAGTGAATGTATTATAAATCCATATACGGTTTCAGTTGAGTCTAGACATCGACCTGTTTTCTATGCATCCGGTGATTTAATAATATATAAGAATGGACAGTCAATTCAGGTAGATGATTGCAGCGGGAATGAAATTACCCGAGTTATCTGTCCGGTAGACGCCCGCATTTACGAATACGTGGATTTAGGCGACTCAATTTTATTTGTATTTAGTGGAAATGAGTTTATTTTCATTGATAAATCTGGGAATTTGCCATATCATCATAAATTCGACACAAAACTAGGAAAAATTATCACTCCTATATTTTTGTCTTCTGACAATAATTGTATAGTGTTTGGAACGAAATCTCATACCGGCATACAATTTATGAACTATAATTTTATTAATCAAAAAAGAGTGTCACAAACATCAACTTGGAATTTTAAATCGGTCACCGATGTCGTTCAATTTAATGACACAATATATGCAGTATTAGATTCGACATTTTTAATTGCATTTAATAATTCAACTTGCGAGGTTAAAAATGTCCGGTTTGAATCGTCTTTGGTGAGCCCTAAAATATTTTGCACAAATAATGGGATAATATACCTCAGTCAAAACTCAATAAGAAAATGGAATGGGAAACAAACAGAGAGCATTCGCACTCCTATTTCAAGCACGTCTAGACTGTTGGGAATATCTCAGACATACTACTACTTGGTTACCGACAAAACAAATATATCGGCCTTCGATGAAAAACTAGACAGCATAATCTGGGAAATTAAAAGCGACAAAGTAATCTATGACAGTTTAGCTATTAAAGGAATCGGATCCGGTAATAAAACATTTGATGTTGGTGTTATCCAGTCATCGGATTCCATAATGCTAATCAATTTTTTGAGAGGCAGGATAATTAGGTCTTTCCCGACTTTGGATGCTTATAAAATTCGAACAACATCCGATCATATATTAATTCATCGATATGGACAACAAACTGACATGCTATTTTCAGGAGAAGAAGTTGAAAATAATTGATAGAATTCTTTTTGGAATTGAAATTCTCATAAATTATATACACGACTGGTGGCACTTTGATCCCGAAGAAACTGATAATTGTTGTAGGAGATGATTTTGATAAGTATACTTATATTTTGTTCCTTAGTGGTATTTGGAATCACCCTGACCATCAATAAATCATCTATAATGCACAAAACACGGGAGTTTGTTAAAGAACGATATCTCGCATCTCGGGTTTTTAGTCGCCCATCATTTTTCCATACTTGGTGGTATAAAATGTTTCATTGTCCAATGTGCGTCGGCCTCTGGATTTCTTTGATTGTTTGCTGGGTTTTTCCGCCGATGCCAGATATTTGGGGATATATTGGTAGTGTAATAGCCGTCTTCGGAATGAACTGGATTTGGCACTGTATTGAAAATTTATTATTCACCGCTGGAAAATATTTTGAAGAAAAGTTGAATTCTCGGACTGAATGAGTATAATAGAGTGGCAGAGTTGCCAGAGTTACGCTTCCTACGGCGTATAAGAAAATGTAGAGTGGCCTAGTGTGTAAAGGAGAGAAAAATGAGTGACACTAATTCCACCACATCTGTTTCAGAGTCAACCCCCCTTTGGAAAATCGAATTCAATAAGCGAATTCAACTATTTGCAAAAGACGTAGGATTATTAGAATCCGATGTCTTAATTGCTCTTGCTAAAATTGGAGTTGATGGTCAAACTGAGCGTAGCTTAAAATTGCTTGATAATGAGCAATGGTTAACTATGCAAGATTTATTTGAATGTTTTTGCGATTCAGGAATGCTACCTAAAAGCGTATTACGAATGGGAATTGCAGAATTGCGGGGTAAAACCCCCGGCGTAACCTATGCTGCAACTGAAACATCTGATGTGGCAGCAGTAATTCGAGATGTAATATCATCTAATCGACCAAAAGAGGATTGGTCAGATCGTGAACTATTAGAGCATTATGATCGAGATGCTACTGAGATAATAGAAATTCTTTCTAAAAGAACCCGTTCTCGTCCATGTTTAATCTTCAATGATGACAATACGCTTAATATCGTAGAATCAGAAAAGCTCGTCAGAATCGCAAAGCGACAATCTACACTCGATGTTATTGTTATCGGAGATAAGGCTTTTAAGGTTTATGAAGCTGACAAATTCCCGAATGATACAATCGACGCTTCTCCGTTCTTCCCGCAAATTCCATTAGTCGATGGATATTGCCCTCAGAGTGACACCAATTGGACCGGAGTGCACAAAGTATTACGTATTTTGGCCCATATACAAGCTCGATATATTGAAAAAACGACCAATATGCGGGATTTAAAAGAAATTTATGATGTAGCTAAATCTAGCATGTATATATTTATGACCGACAAATCATATATTTCTATGAGAGAAAAGTTTCCCAAAGCAGCACTTAAATATGATGAGATGGAAAAACTGAACAAGCTTCCAACTCTTCAGATTGTGGGTGATACAGTAAAAGGTTGTGATACCGGATTCGTAGGCTAAATGTGAATAACAAGCACCAGGGGAGAGCAATCTCCTCTGGTGCTATTTTGGAGATTAAAACGTGAAAGCAAATAATTTTTATGTGAGCATACGGCAAACAAAAGTCGTAGAGATAAGTCCTGAAGCGAATGTCCTTCCGCCAGATTATGGTCCATTTAACGAATTTAGAGTAGCAGATTATTTTTGCCCAGAGGAATGGACCAATAACGGTATATTCATTCCAGTTAAAGAGGGAGACCCATTTTGGATTGATTTTCGAGGTAACTGGTCAAGCGCTGTCATTCCATCTGTTCAGAGAGTTAATCCTATAACCGGAGAATCTTGCAACATTAAAGATGGAGTCAAGAAAGATCCCAAGCAGAATTATCTTGTTTTACCTCGACAAAAATGGATAGATGGATATGTGAAAGAAGGCAAAGTATATCAATTCATAGTAACTAAAGCTGGTATCGGATTAGCGGTTAACGAATATCTATTGCCCGTTGAATTGCAAGATTCACATGCTTTGGGATTTGCGTTCTTTCTACCTAAACGAGCAGCATGGGAACCAGAAATTGTTGATGGGCGTATTGACAGAACGAGTTATTCTTTAGGAAATCCTATGTGGTTCTCGCCATTGCACACGCCGCAGAACTGGCAAATAAATTCGAACCGCGCGCAAACGCGGTCGATTGCTACCACTGGTGGTTATGTTCATACATCATCAACAATTACAGTTCCAGAGTTCACTTTACCTAAATGCAATAATGCAGATATTGCAGAAGTCGAAGAACAAATCGAATGTTTTGTTAATTCGCCCGATACTACTGTCATAACAAATCATTCACTTGATTATGATGCTTGTGATAAAGCGTCTATCGGCGCTGGTGGCCGCATAGAACAAGATATAATAGTTGATCCTAATACTCCGGAATTTTATAACGAAAAACCAGATGCTACATTAACAGTCTATCTGGCACTGCCCGAATTGTTTAAACAAATTATGTCGAAGGGACGAAGACAGGACGCCAACCGTAAGGATAAATATGTTCATTCTGGAGAGTTAAATGGAGCGCAAATACCACTGATTATGGTTTCTTGAGAATTCCTATTGGCAAATTTGTTCTGCTTTGCTAGAAAGCATAACCAGTTTATCTTCTAGATCTCTAATTTTAGTTATGTCTTGTTGAACTGCTATAAAATAAATTGATCCATCAACATCTAGAACAGGTGCAATCCGAGAAAATGTCCAATACTCATCACCGAATTTGTCTTTGTTTAAGAATTCTCCGGACCACTCTTCTCCGCTTTTTAGGGCATCCCACATTTCTTTATAATAATCTTCTGTAAGGTGTCCGCCTTTGATTATTCTTGGATTTTTACCCTGAACTTCCTCGAACGTATATCCGGTGGTTTCCGTAAATGCGTCATTCACGTAGGTTATATTGCCATCGTAGTCTGTTATTATAATTGTGTTAATACTGATATCTGCAACTTTTTTAAAAATATGTAACATTATTTAATTCCCAAAAAATCTAGAGATTTCCACACGGCTGTAATTATGATAGCAATGGCACCTAACATTGTTCCAAATAATTTAATCCAATACCATGGCTTGGAAAGGGCATCGTACACTTTCATGATATTGTTATTGGACGTTTCAATACTATCTAGAATTTTGGATTGATTTTGAATAACCTTTTCAGACTCTTGTGTAATATGTCCCTTGATTTCAGACCGAAAACCATTAGTAAACAACGATTTGATATGCCTGACAGATTCTACTGTTTCATCAAGCAAAACAGACACAGATGCGTTAGTATCTGCATTCTTTTGCTGGGCTTCAATAAGTTTATCTAAAATATCTGATATTAAATGAAGAGCGTTAGTTTCTTCTTTTGGTGGCATATAAACTCCTAATTTTACTATAGTGGTTTCCTGTATTAATATTACCATTCTGAAAAGGTTATTCCCTTCAATAGTTTTAATTATTAAGAGTAAGAACAAATGTTAAAGATTTTAAGTAACAAAATCAACGGACCCATCTTGGAAGGAATACAGATTTCGCGGACTCCCGAGGAACAAAAAGTTTTTAATTTCATTCTTGAAGCAGTGCAAACCATGCCATCTCATCCGATTGTAAGAGTGGCCGGAGGATGGACGAGGGATAAACTATTGCCCATAGCCAGGCCAGATATTAAATCGACCACAAATCCTAAAGATATTGACATAACCGTGGATTCAGTTTCCGGTATAGATTTTGTTAACGGACTAAAAAGTTTTGCGGATCGAAAATTTGGGACAGCACAAAATTATGTTAGAATATTAAATGCAGAGTTCCGGACCAAAGATGAACAAGTCAAACGAATTGCAGCCGGACAAATCTCTATATTTGGATTGCCGATTGACGTAGTAAGTTTAAGAAAAGAAATTTGGACAGATCCAAATACCGGAGAAAAACTAGTGAGAAATCCGATCGTTGTCCCGGGCAAACCCTGGGATGATGCGTTCAGGAGAGATCTGACTATTAACGCCATGTTCTATAATTTAAATGAAAATACAATAGAAGATTATACCGGTGGATTTCCTGATTTGGCCCAAATGAAGCTAAGAACACCCTCAATCCCTGCTGGGTATGACGGTGGAAAACCCGATAATATTAGTGATGATGATTGGCAACAAATAGAGGCTCGGCGTATATTCATAGATGATCCAACGAGGCTGTTGAGGGTTCTTCGATTCTTTAGTAAATATTCTCAAGCGATATTAGACGAACCAACAAAAGAATCCATGTTTGATGAAAACGCACAAAAATTACTGACCAATAAAATGTTCGATCCTGCGTCGAAGGGCATAGTCGTAGAAAAGATAGCAGACGAATTTAGGAAAATCATGTCTGGGGATCGTCCTGCAGATGCCATGAGAATTATGTACCAATGCGGGCTTTTATCTAATATGCTTCGTTTGCCGCAATCATTTAATCCATTACACATGGATCAGAGAAATGTGCATCACAGCATGAATTTAATCAATCATACCCTTAGAGTGCTTAAGAACGCCAATAAATTAGCTAAACAATATAATCTTTCTCCAATGGAAAGAATGCTGCTTAATATGGCTTCATTATTTCACGATTTTGGGAAACTTGATCCACGGACACAGAAGGTAAAGCCAACTGGAGAAATCGGATACTCCGGGAATCCCAATCTGCCGAAAGGGCAGAAAATGTCTCACGAGGAATCTAGTAACGAAATCTGGAGCAGATTTTCTGATGCAATGAGGATGTCAAACCAAGAAAAATCATCCGTTAGTGGTATTATTTCATCTCATATGCAGCCTCATGACCATATTAGAAATCGAGATAATGCAGCCCAAATAGCGGAGTTTAAGGACAAAAACCCGCTTTGGAAAATAATATATATTCACGCCATGGCTGATGCGATGTCTAAGCACGAACAGCCAGATATGGGCGAAGCCCGCGAATACGATAAAACAATTCAGAGAATTGAAAAGATAAATTTACCAATATTGTTGAACGGGAATGAAATTCAACGATTGCTCGGTATTAAGCCGGGCAAAATAATAGGCGAGATAATGAATGCCATACGGCAGGCACAGTATAGAAACTTTGGAATTGCCCAGGTTTTATCGGTCGATGAGCAAAAAACAAAGGCTGTAGAAATTGCCAAATCGTTTTTACCTCAGATACTATCCAGAGAACGGGTCCAGTCTATTGTTGGTATTGAACCAGGGCGACCACCAGAAGGAAGGATTGGCTACATACAATTCGTTAGAAACAAAATTAGAGATGAACAGATAAAAAATCCATTATTAACAGAAGAGCAGGCTGAACAAATTGTCAAGAATATGATAGACTCCGGAGAACTTGACGTGTATCGTCAGGTATAATTCATAGAAGGCCCATACAAAGGAGACCAGTCATGTCTAAAACTCTAATTGGGATATTTTTACTGTTAGTTTTTCCTTTGGTTACAATTGCGGATACAGTGGCAGAAAAATTACAATCTGTCTCTGTGACAATCAAAGCCGGAGGAAGTGAGGGCTCGGGTGTTATTGTTAAACGAGGTGAATATAATTTCGTTCTAACAGCGGGGCATGTGGTTTCATCTCTGCGAAAAACCAGATCCGTGATAGATTCAGGGATGGATCGGACTGTTGTTGAATTTAATGATGCAAGTATAATTCAAAATGTATACGAAGACGGCAGAAAAGTGGGACAAGTGGAGATGACTGCAAAAGTAATCTCATACTCAAATGCTGACAGCGGAGAAGATTTGGCGTTGTTGCAAATCATAAAGAAAAATTTCGCAACAGAGAGCGCCACATTTTATTTGAGCAATGATATACCCAAGATAGGAACAAGGCTATATCATGTTGGATCGCTACGGGGTGAATTCGGAAGCAATTCTCTGACTAATGGTATTATTAATTCTATTGGTAGAATATATGATGGAAAAATCTATGACCAGACAAGCTGCACTGCTTTGCCGGGGTCATCTGGCGGTGGCATTTTCCTCGAAGAAAATGGAGAATACGTCGGAATGCTTGTTCGTGGTGGCGGTGAAACTTTTAACTTGATAATACCCATACGCCGAATTAGAGAGTGGACAAATAGAATGGGACTTAATTTTGTTATAGATCCGAATGTTGCTGTTCCATCAGATGAGGAGATTAGAAAAATTCTAATAGAAGATATTGGAGCGAACAACTGGAATAAGGCAAAAGTCAGTATACCTAGTCCAATACTGAGCCCGGAACCAAAAAATCAATGTGGGAATTCAGTCGATACAATGCAATCTAATGGGCCTCTCAATGTGTATCTAGAAAACATGCTATTGCAATACGGTGCTGCATTTAATTTGCCTTACGCTGTATATTAATCTTCAGAAGACCCGTCTTCTGCCATCATTACGATACGAGGCGTGAACTCAGCTATGATTTCAACCAAATCTTTCTGAGCATTCATGACATCCCGAATTGGCTTGTAGCCAGTTGGTGCCTCATCCAATCCTGCTCCAAGCAATTCCACGCCACGCTCTTTGAGCATTGCTCTGACGTGGCTCCATCGAGTAGATTCTTTGGTGGCTTTACGACTTTTGGCTCTCCCTGCTCCGTGAGAAGCGGAATTAAGAGACAATAAATTGCCTTTACCTTTTACTAAAAACCCCGGCGTAGCCATGCTTCCGGGTATTATCCCCAGTACTCCTGATTGGGCAGGAGTAGCACCCTTTCGATGAACATAAAGTTCGCGTCCATTTACAATTTCTTTCCAGCAGAAATTGTGGTGATTCTCAACTTGTAGAAGTGGCTCTACTTTTAGTCCACTCAGAAAACCCTCATGTGTTAAGTGATGGCTCGCAGATGCATATCTACCCATTAGGTGCATTGCGCGCCAATACTCAACTCCTTCATCGCTATCCATATCCAACCAGGCCAAGTGTTTATATTCATTTGGCAAAAATGGACGTAAAGATTTAGCCAAATCAGAATAGTAAGTTGCAATTTTATTTCCGGGACCGCGAGAACCAGAATGAGTAATTATTGCAATATATTTATTTCCGGCCAGATCTATTTCTCCAACATCACAGAAATGGTTGCCTCCGCCCTGAGTTCCAAGCTGTTCCCAGGCCAAATCTTTTACCTGTTTAACTATGGGAGAAAAACTCCAGTCATCATCCATTACTTCGTGCTCTAATTTATTTTCATATGATGCTCCCAATCCGAATCGAGTGTGCTTCCCAATTAATTTATGAAAATCATCTCGATATTTACCAATATCTGACGCTGGCATTGGCAACACTGTAAGCATCATACGACAGGCTATATCGACCCCGACGGCAAAAGGTATTATCGAATTATCAGTTGCTAAAACTCCACCGATCGGCAAACCATACCCGACATGTGCGTCAGGCATCGTTGCCCCTGCGACTGAGATTGGCAATCTCATGCAATTTTTCATTTGCTCTAGCGTATTTTCATCAACTAGTTCTTTCCCGAATATTGAAAATTCTTTATCAGAAAAATCGTATGCAGGTCGCTTTTGTGATTCTAAATATTGTGCAATAATCCCCAATTGGGGGTGATTCAAATAGGTCGATGGGTCAGACAGAATGTAGCGCACAATATCTCTAATTTCTTGAGCGTGCATACCGTGTGCCTTGGCATTTTGAGTCGCCTTTAGGGCGATTCCAATTACCGGACCTTCTTTGTACCCGATGTTTAACAATTCTTTTGCTTTCATATAGCACAGTATACCACTAAATAGGCATTTGTCAATCAAAAAACCCATGAATCCTAAAATGTCTTGACATCCGGTGCCAATGTGGTATAATGCCCACTATGAGTAAAACAAATGAGTCGAACACAATTAAGTTCAACAAAAGTGCGGTGGCAGAATTCCAGAACCCCAATGCTTCATCGATTTTTTTATCGCCAATTGGTATCAGCGAAAATTCAATTTCATTATCATATCCAGACGAAGTAGTAAAAGATGAAATAATTTACTTTAAGGCATTTCACTACGCTAAATGGAGGCTATATTGTGAAATGCAGGAAAATAGAGATACATTCTTCTGGAAAAAAGTTACAGATATAATTCGCAATCGTATAATAACAGCCAACATGTCGTTAGTTTATGACTGTATCCAGAAAACATCAGTGAATGGAGTTGATAGAGATACGCTTGTTAGCGATGGTTCTTTGGCGCTGATATCTGCAGCAGAATCGTTTGATCCGTGGCGAGGATTTAAATTCAGTACTTACGCATGCCGATCAATCCTATACCGTTTTAATGCCGCCGCGAGACAACACAACAAACACAATGCTCTCGATATATCCGAATTTGATCCTATTGAGAAACAAGAAGATGAGAATTTAGAACTATATAAAGATAGATTAGAATCTGCTCTTATCTCTGCCAATTTAACCAGTAGAGAGCGGGCAATAATTGGTCTCAGGTTCACTGATACGAAAAATACTCTAGAAATAGTTAGCCAAATTTATAACTTATCTAAGGAACGAATACGACAAATACAAGCGGACGGGGTTAATAAATTACGCCAATATATGAAGGCAGATCCAACTCTGGAATGAGCACCAAACTAGCAGACTCAAAAAAGATGCACATCTAAAGAAACCGCGGGCGGAAAATTGCTAGAATTCCACTCGCGGTTATTTTAAATCACCTTCTACCGTTTCTTATAGATATTGGCAAACTTTTGGAATGCGTCTTTAGCTTCATCGGACATTTTCTGAGGTATTTCAACCTGCACTTCTATAAGATGATCACCTATGAGATTGTTCTTCTTTATCCCTTTACCCTTCATTCGGAAAGTTGCCGATGGCTGAGTTCCTGGCGGTATTTTTAATTCCATTTGAGTTCCATAGATGGTATTTACTGGTATCTTCCCCCCAAGTATTGCCGTAGTTATGGGAATTTTAGCACGGGATCGTATTGTGATATTATCCCTAGTAAAATTGGGATGTGAACTTATTTTCATCACAAAATAAACGTGGCCTCTTGGAGTATCATAAATACTTCTGTGTCCCTCGTGTTGAATTAAAATTGCTTCGCCCGTATCAACTCCGGGTGGTATTTTAATTTCGATTTGCTTAGATGATGTAGTATATCCTGCACCAGAGCAATTAGGACATTGCGTTGTGATTCTGACTCCTTCGCCCCAACAAGCTGGACAGGTTGATATAGATATTCCCATAGGATGTTTCTGTTGAACCCGACCCTGTCCTCCACACGCGGAACAGGCAGATCCTGTGCCACCGGCACCCTTGCATTTGTCGCATATATCATTTCGGGGAACATCTATGGTTTTAGTAATGCCAGTGGCAGACTCTTCCAGGGTTAGGGGAACAAGTATTTTTATATCTTCTCCCCTCTGGGGTTTTCGCCTTCCAAAGAATCCAAATCCCATATCGTCTATATCAACATGAGAACTCCATCCAGATGTAAACTTATTTCCATCTTCCCCAAATTGGTCGTATTTCTGCCTTTTATCAGAATCAATTAGCGTTTCATAAGCTGCAGCAATTTCTTTAAATTTAATTTCTGCTTCTTTTTTCTTATCCTCGGAGTGCTTATCGGGATGCCATTCTTTGGCGAGTTTTCGATAAGCACTTTTAATTTCATCTTGAGAAGCAGATTTTGAAACACCTAATATCTCATAAAAATCTCTGCTCATCGTGTCTCACTTGTATATTTCTCTTGTATTTTTCTGGTATATTCTATCGCAAGAACTTGTGCCTCACAATATGCTGTTCGAAACATTACCTCTTCTGATACAGACATTTTATCTGTATTTTTTAGGGATGTAACTGGAAATGTTTTATTGGGTTTATTAATTACATTGCGTTCAATGGACAAATTATCACCCGATTTGACTACCCGAAACTTAGCAAGACTTTCTGTTCTTCGATGTCCCTGCAAAATATCAATCTCCCATGTATCGTATCCGTTCCCGGAACAATAGTATCTAGGAAAAAGCGATTTATTTCTGGTGGCCGAAGATTTTCGAATGAATTTCATCTCTGCTCCTTTGCAATGCTTCTTTTTGCTGCCTGAACCGCCAATTTGTCGCATCTTTCGTTTTCAGGATGTCCGGTATGCCCTTTTACGTGCTCAAACTTCATTTTGATATTCGAAGCGAGAAAGATTAGTTCTTTCCATAAATTTTCATTTAAAACTGGCTTTCCATTTTTCTTAATCCAACCCTGTTTTACCCATTTTTTACTCCAGATCGAAATACCATCCAGAACGTATTTACTATCCAAGATAAGGGTCAATTGCTCGTTGACAGGCGCTGTTTGTTTAAAAACATACAATCCCTCAATGACGGATCGTAACTCCATCCGGTTGTTGGTAGATTCGTTTTCAAATCCCGAACCTACCAGTTCTGTGCCATCGGGGCACTTTAATATATAGGCCCAGCCACCAGTACCGGGATTGGGCTGACACGACCCATCTGCATAAAGCGCATACATTCTTCGTCCTCTTCTTCTATTATACCTCAAATGTATTATTTGTCAAGATGATTCTCTAAGCCAGTTTCTGACTTCCGTGAGGCACTTTCCCAGGAGATTCTGGCCCGTTCCATCGCGCCCACACCCCCATATACAATCATAAGGACTATCTTCAACCAGAATCTCATCTCCTGTTTCGAGCAGAAGACCTTTGAGCGAAGCAGTCTGGGTGAATTTTGCTTTCAATGCTTTGAACATAATTTGATATTTGATATCTTCCCAATCGGGCCTTAATTGAATTGTCGAGGCTAATTGCTTGGATAATTTGGGAGTTTTTTGAGTGCGTATTTTTTCTTGAATTGCTGGGTCTAACGATTTTTGAGATTGATAGTAATGCTCACTTGTTTGATAATATTTTCCGTCTAACACAAAACCAAATTGTGCGAAATTTGACAGCGGACCATATTTGTCTGTTGTTCTCCAAAATTTGATCATACCAGTTCTCTGAAAGTGTCAAAATATCCAGTAAGCATTTTTTGATCAGTATTTTGATCTACTTTAGCCGTGTTTGTAAAATTTTCCAACATAAGACGATATCCATCGGAAATTTTCGATTTATCCAGTTGAGGCACTGAGTCCTCATACCAGTCAGATGCTGGATCGTCAATTTCTATTCCATCACACAATTCTGGAACGCCGCCGCTGTTTGCGAGTAGAATTGGTAATTCACAACGACAAGCTTCCAATACTACTTTGGGTGCGGCATCCCGATAAGATAAATTTATAAAAGCATCCGACAAATTCAAAACAAAATTCCAATCCATAGGAGACAAATATCCTAGAGGTATAACGTTAAAGGGCAGTTCAATATCCGAAGGAACAGCGCCCACCAAATAAAGCATTGCTCTATCTTTTTGAATAATTTCGGCAAATTGACAGATATTTTTCAGCCTTTTTTCTGGTCTTTCCCAATGAGTCGCAGCAGCTGCCCAGACCTCAGGTTTTTGTTTGATAATTTTTGGTGTAATTCTATAAAATACATTATTATCGACAGCGTTTAATACGACTTTACTGCACTGTAAGGGGCCACACATATTGAAATAGGATTTTTGACTAAAGCCAGAGATGAAAATAACCATATCTGACAGGAGGGCAGCAGCGCTTAATTTGCCATTTCTTTCTTTTAGATCAGATTGCCAATATATACCGTCCATTCTTTTCACTCTAGGTTTGTTGAGATACAACAAACTTTGAGGATATACGTCGTTGGTGAACAAAACGTCTGCTTTATTTGGATCGGAAACAAATTCAAATCCAAATTTATAAGCATTCTGCTTTAACATACTAACACAGGCATTTTCAACAGCACCACCATAACCACGATGCGGTGGTCTGTCGGACGAATTGGAACAGTCGTAAATTTTAATCTTTTTTGTCATTAATCGGTAGGTTTTCGATGTCTTCTTTATATTGAAGTTTCCTGATGCTGCCTTCTTCATAATGCAAAGCATATGCATTGCCACATTTCTCAGCTAAACCAGCATCTACTCCTCTGGTCCACAGATAAATAAAAAGTGCTGCTGCTTTACGGGCAGATTTCTCGTCCTCGGGTTCAATACCCCAAAAGCTAATAAAACCAGGCTTCCACGACAATGTCCATAGCGGAAAATCATCCTTTAGCCAATCACAAGTAACCTTGGCCTCACCCCATTCGAGTATCACATCATAATCGTCATCATCAAAATCGGGACTTAATTCTCTCATGTTTTCTCCTAATAGATGCAACCATTGATCGGAATTAAAAAAACCGACGGATTATCCTCTTGCAACGATTCTACAAAATTTTTAAAACAAGCTTTGCGATATCCGCCACAAATAAAAGCAAACGGATAGTTAATATTGTAGCTTGTCATACCTGCTGGAGCGGTATAAATTTCATCACAACGGGTCAGAGGCACAGAATCCCTGTCTGAGACGAAACATACTGTGTGATAATTTTGAGCGATTTCGTTTATTTGTTCTTTTACGGTGTTTGCACCATCCCACGTATTTTCGACATGGCATACTAAAACGGGCGCTGAGACAATAATCTGAATAATAAATTTTATCAAAATCGTCAATACAATTCCTCAAACAATTTTAGATCACCGCCACAAAATTGTTTTAGCTTTTCGATCCATGCATTACTTTTAATTTTGAACATTACTAAGGTATTACGATACATGCCTTTACAAACAACACCTTCAAAAGTAATATTTATAGAACTATCCCGAACTGAATTCTCGAATTCGGCATTTGCCTTACCTTGATATAATAGTCGTGGAACGTCCAAATGTCCAACCATTTTCAAGAATTGTCGGGGGTCTAATATGCCCCTTTTGTGCGGATTGATATCAAGCAAAATAATTGAATGGTCATCGTTTGGGTTATGCTGTCCGCCAAATGAATTCGGTCCAAAGAATTCAAAAAAGCAGGTAACTTTGTCAAATCGCTCTTTGCGGAATATATTACTTAAATCGTCTTCGTATTTGGACTGCATCAAAGAAATCGATTTGCCAAGATCTTTGTGCTTATCATCGATTAACACGTTTCTGCTACCAAACTTAAAAAACCCATTCTTTCTTGTCCATTCTGCTCGAATATTAGACCCGTCGAACTTATCAAACGCATAGATATCAATATCTCGGCGAATCACTTTCGAAATGGTCGGATATTGTTTCATGCAGATATGATAACACAGATTCAAAAAAAGTCAAGCGGAATAATGTGATATATAAGACTCAGGCGGGATTCGAACCCGCGTAGCAAGTTTTGCAGACTTGAGACTATCCGCTCATCCACTGAGTCTTTTGTTTACCACGACAACCGAAGATAGAATGGGACATTCTGTTTATTAAGATAAAGATGAAAAGAACGTAGTCCAAAGGGCAGCCGACATTGATTGCCAAGCCACTTAGGAAACTGCGATTTTTCAAATCTCTTGAAATAATACTTAACTCGGCCACGGTATTGCCTGCCCCATGTAACCACAAAATCCCACCACTTTGACTGTCCTACCCAATGAGACGACCAGCAAATACTGATTCCCCAATGCTCCCACCAATTGTCTATATGCCATCCAAAAGTGCATATCTCTAGTCCCCACCAAATTTTTTGGATGGTCGTGGGTCCAACCGTTTCCCATGTTTTTGTGTCACAATAATACATCCTATCACAGTGATTTTCATCTAGTCTCTCATCTTTGTTCTCCTTGTGTTGATTGAGACAACAGGACCAGAAGGGTGCTGCCCCCTTCCTCTGAGATTTGGAGTCTCAGGTCCAGGCTGCTGGCTGTCCTAAAATAGCGACGGTGAGATTCGAACTCACACTGTTCAAGGCTTAAGCTTGATGACTCCTGCCGTTGGTCTACGTCGCCATTTACGGGCTATATGGGATTTGAACCCATGATTTTCTCCGTGACAGGGAGATGAGGACTCCAGACTCCTCCAATAGCCCAAATATTTTGAAAATGCAGGAGGACGGAATCGAACCGCCGATGTTTACCACAAAGGGACGAGATTTACAGTCTCGCGCCACTCATATCCAACAGTGGCCTCTCCTGCGAATAGCCGGGGTGGGATTTGAACCCAACACTGTTCGAGTTCTAAGCTCGACGACTCCTGCCGTTGGTCTACCCGGCCAAAAAAATAGCAGAGGCGGGACTCGGACCCGCACATTCAAAGGTTTGAGCTTTGCGACTCCTGCCAATTGGTCTACTCTGCCCAAAAGAAAAGTCCCCGGAAGCTCTTGGGCTACCGGGGACTCATAGAAAAAGCGAAACGAGTCTTAGGCAGCCACCTCCTTTCGGAGGTACCAATCCAGCAAACAATATAATCTGTCTAGCTCTCGTTTCACGATAATCTCCTTACAATCCACACGCCTATCAAGGCGCGACTGCCTAATTATACCCACTATTCACCGGAAGTCAAGCAGATTCCTCTAAAATTTTTCAAAAGTGTATAATATATCATGTTTGAAGAAGATAAACTTGAAATCATAAATTTTAATGCGATACTGTCTGATATGTTCTCCGAACATCCCAAAATACTCGGATGGTATAGCTGTTGCACTCAAGAAACTCGGTTTGATATACTTAAGGGGATCGGTGACTGGTCGCATAAAACCGTTTTAGATGTAGGATGCGGATACGCAGATTTGTTCAAGCACATACAGAGGGATACAAATTATACCGGAGTTGATATCGATCCGGCAAGAATACAAATAGCAAAACAGAGATATCCCGATGCAAATGTTTTTGTGTTGGATATTCTCGATGAAACCATTGATTCGCAATTTGACTATGTAGTAGCATCAGGAATTTTCAGTAGTCCAACAGCACATCACACAGAATGGATGTGGGCGACCATCGACAAAATGTTTAAGTTATGTAAAATAGGCGTAGCATTTAATTTTATAAGCATTCACGCAAAACACAAACTAGATGATTATATATATAGAGATCCAGATGAAATATTGAGTTATTGCAAATCGATTTCCAATAATGTAGTCATAAAACAAGAATATCTAAACAACGATGCCACAATTTACATGCATAAATAACCGTGAATATATCAGATATTGTACTTATTTTTAGATTTAGAAATTCAAACGACCTGATTGACAGGTTTATGCATTATAATATGCAATATTGTGATTGTTTTGTTGCTATAGATGACAGATCAACAGACACTCATTGCTATGATAAATTAAAGGGTCATCCCAAATGTGCCTATATTGCACAAAAAACATCTAAGTGTAATTTTAGTGAAGTATGTGATAGAGAATCTTTGCATTCTATGGCACTAACAACCCGAAAACAATTTTCTTTATATCTTGATCTTGATGAAATTTTAGATGAATCATTTATAGATGAATTGGGGTCTATTCCAGAGAATGATTATTATACCGCTGATATGATAACGTTGTATCCGGATGAACATCATTATATTACTCAAGGAATTTATGTGAATCACAAAACTACAATTATTTCCAGAATGACAGATGGGCATTATAATCTATCAGATATTGATAGATTACATACATCTAGATTTCCAACAAAAACCGGGTATGATACCTATCATCTATCATCAAAAATTTACCATTTCAGCCTTTGTTCTTCATCCCGTATAATGGAAAGGTATGAATTCTACAAATTACATGATCCGCATAGTATATATCAAAAAAAGGGTTACGATCATTTCCTTAGAAAATATAAATATTCTACGTTAGATAAAAAATGGGAAATATAATGAACTATTATTCAAAAAAAGCTTCAGTAATTATACCCTGCTTCAACTGCTCAGAGGTATTGAGATTTTCGGTGCCATTCTGGATATCCCAGACTTACAAAACCTTTGATATAGTATTGGTTGATTATAGTTCCGATGAACCTGTATATAATAACATTATGCCAGTAGCCCAAAAGTATAATATCAAAATAAATACGTCAGAGGAAAAGAGCAAAAACGGTTACGATGTTTTTGACAAGATTACTATTTTAAGATTGGAAAATACAGCAACATTCAATATTCCGCACGCAATAAATTATGCTGTCACCAGATCAACATCCGATGTTGTGGTGGTGGCCGACCCATATATATTACCTGACGCTCATTATCTTGAAATCATAATGCATCTAGTTTCAGATAATACTTTTGCTCGGTTTAGAAATAGTTCTAGTTTTGAAAGGACTGCGTGGTATAAAGTTAACGGATATCAAGAATTTGTTGTGCCCGTTGGTTATAAAAACAATGATTTCAATACTCGAATACAGAGAAGCGGGTATAAAGAGGTAAAAATTAGCGACGCTTTTGCTAAATATATCAACAATGACAGCGCATCCATCGCAGTAGCAGATGTCAGCATCGGCTCATTACAGTTATATGACAATTATATCGATATGTACGGAATTATCGCCAATTATACTTTATCTCCCGGAGGAAATATCCCTATCGCTGAATTGTCCGGTAAACAAAATTCAGTTTTTGTCGCCAGATCATTTCCAATTCTACCCAAAATTGAATTGCTCACAAAACGGTGTTGTTATGCCGGACGACGAGATGCTCATACATTTTTCTCTGTTGTCCCAACAATGGTTGAGGAAAATTTATTCGTTGATGAAATAGTAAAACAATCAGCAATTTCAACAATCAGGACGGACGATACAGTTGATAGTATACTGGGCAATGTGGATAAGTATATCAACGCCGCAAATCCCATATCATAATAAAATTACGATCTAGACTCGTCTTTCCGCCAGACCATTCAATTCCACATAATTGATATGAGTAGTGGAAATTAATATCTTTGAGATATTTTATCCACTGAATTTCACTGGCATTGCTGCTGTGATCTAATATGATAATTCTTTTATAGGATCCCAATATATCATTGAAATAGCTCTTAATAACCAATTCATAATCGTCAGATTTATCCAATGAAATGTGATATAATAAACAATCACATATTCCAGACTGGGTAGGCTGCTCGTTGAAACACAAAATGCGCTTGGATTTTTCGTGTAACTCGCCAGTCTTAAATGTATATCCGTTATGTGTTTTGATTTCTGTAATAGATCTATTGGTCGTATACGGTATTAACTTTGCGGCAGCATCTATGTGGTGCATTCCGGGCCTGAGAGTAAGAGACCGATACCAAGATCGATAATATATAATAGAATTCATTTTCATGCTTGAAATAATTTGATGTAAAATACCATCAGATTTATTGTAGATATTCCAATCTGCATTAGAAACATATACATATGTTGCATTCCTTTGCCAGTGAGAATAATTAATCTTTGACAAATCTGCTAATATGAATCTGGCCAATGTAATTTTTCTTTTCATTTTAACAAAAGAATTCTCATCATAAAAAGCAGAATACGGATGATTGGTCCCAAAATACCAATGATAACTCATTAGTTGTTGCGTTACGTCTGTGTTGCAGTCATAATATATTTTAATACCACTATTTTGCTGCTGTGCTCGTATAGTTGTACAAAATTCCTGAAGAGAACTAGAATTCTGTATTAATTCACATATATGTTGATTATAATCAAGGTTTTGCTGGTCTCTGTCTACCACTAACAGGTTTTGAGTATGTTCATTCAAAAAGTGAATATATCCCATCCCACCAGCAACCGAAATTATAGAGTGGTCAATCAAATCGGGCTTATTTTGTAAATATTGGACTGGATCTCTATTTGCATAATAAATCATACAGGGCAATTCATATGGTTTTCTAAAAAGTTGTAGCATCCCAGTGCAATTCCATTGCTGCGATTGACTTTAAACGGATTGTAGTAAAGTCCGACCAACATTAAATTAGTCTCAACAACGAATATATTGGATTCGGTGGCCAATGTTGGCGGGCAATCCAATACCATGTCAACACTGATAAATCCACATTGATGTTCGGTTGCCATTATAGAAGATATTTTCTTTCCCAGAGAGATCATTGTTTCTGTTGGCTCTGTAATAATTGATTCGTTGAGCCTAATAAAAGGTGCCGACGGAGCATTCTCATGCGATTCCATGACATACCCCATAATATATTCGCCGAATATTGATTCAATTTTAGCCCGCCAATATATTGGACCAGATGATCCAACATATTTAGTGTAATAATATCTATTCCAATTAGTGAATTCATATGAATACATTTCATGAAACTTTCCGAACATAACAGAGTTGTCATCATCCCCTGCCCTTTTGTATTTTATCTTATTTTTTACTGGGTCATACACTAAAAAATTGATTAGTTGGTTAGATGACGCCGCGTAAGTGTCTGGACCGGCAATTACATGATTACCGAGTTTACTAAAAACATCTTTAATATCAGATGGAAATGCTATATCTTCTGGAACATTTATTTTATACGATCGAAGCGTTTGGATCTGATGTCGCTTTGAAAGAGTTTGGCCACCAAAATAATATACATTCTCGAATAAACATTCTTTCAGTGTGTCAAACGGTAGCAAATCATGGCTAACCAGCAATACTTTCTGATATTTCTTTTGAAAATTCTTAACCTGAGAAACCAATGATTTATTATCTAGCGCACAGACAGATCGAATGTTGTATTCTTCATCTAAAATTCTAGACGCATTCTGATATACATCGGAAAAATCATTGCTACCATAATGAAGAATTACTGCTTTCGTTGCCATGATGGGGGAATCCATTTTGTGGTCTGAATAATATACCGCAATAAACCGTTTTTAGTACTGGTGAAATTAGGAGATGAGTTCTTGCCGGTTGAATGCCACGGATGAAAATTTTCTATCATACGAGTCGAATCACCATCATGGGGAGGTATTATTAGATCGCCATGGTTATATAAATGATGTGCAACAGACATTGCAATATCAGTGCTCATAATTTCATATGGAATATGTACCATAAAAACCGGCCTTAACAAATTAGATTTGCAAAATACCGATCCTGATGCACCAATATCAACTAGAATTTCTTTATTGTTTAGTTCTGAAACTCCCCAATGTTCATCTCTTTGAAACCCGCCATCATCGGTTGGCCTGAGTATCAAGCTGCCACCCGCTACTAAAATTGTCGAGTTTCTATTGGATAAATATGAAATTGCAAATTCAACAAATTGTTTTCCCACTCGAATATCATCATCACAATAAAAAATATACTCATAGTCTGATATAACGGCAGGCACAAATCGCTGCATCGGGTTGAGATCGTTGAATCCACGAAAAACCCTTATATTGTCGAAGAATATATTGTGTTCACTGTTGTTCCAGACGCAATAATCGCAACAATAAGTTTGTTCTTTAAGTTCCCGCAAAATTGTAGGAAGATGTTCCAGTCGTTTCGAATGAGTCATCGTCACTACTAAAACGTTAGACTTTTTCAAGGAATTAACTCCTGTTGAGTTCTTGCTATTTTCTGAGATAAAATAAACAGGTATTTATCTATATTCTCGTCCTTATTTGGCAGGACAAAAATCTGTGATTTTTTGACTTCACAAATCAATGTCCAATCAAACCAATCTTTTGTGAATGTGTAAAAAACATCATATATTTCACTATATGAAATACCGTCAGGAGGGTTGGATTTGTCTAGTGAATCAGTAGAACACACGGATAATTTAATTAGGTTTTTCTCTGAAATCGGATCAAATGGAACAAAATCAATTGGATGATCATTTCCTATGGGCAAACCATAATTGGCGGTATATCCGAATTTTCCTATATACTCATACAATCTTGCTCGATTCACTATTTCACTATTCTTTATGTTTTTCAATTCGTAGTTTTCACCCTGCGTATCAGGATTGTTGGGAATATTAAAAATCAAATGTTCTGGCAATATTATTTGGTAGAGACCCATAAGTGATGCTCTGGTTGAAAAGTCCTCATCTTCGACTCCATACCCAACAATAATCTCTTGATGCCCATTAATCTTTTTCCAATTTTCATATGTGATTGTATGTAATCCCCAGTAACATTGCGTGTAATGGTGGTCATCAATCAAGTTGGCGCAACAATCTAGATAATAGTCCCTTGGGCACGAATCGGCACATGTTGTAGATATAATGTCACATGAGATTTTAGATATGCAATAATTGTATGCGTGGCTAATATTGAAGTACTTAGTACCATTAATTCTAAACAAAACACAATCAGCATCATAATCAAATTTGTTATATGACAATCTTTTTTTATGCAAATCACATATAGATTCGATTGTTTTATATATTGGAATATCAGAGTTATAGTCAATAATGACAATCTGCTTGTTATGATAGACTTGTTCAAACCACATGGGCAGTGTGACAGATAAGTTGTCCAACCTGTTCATGCATGGAATAACAACAGCCAACCGCGCCCCAATGTATGATTTTCTAGATGGAACAACAGTTGATTCAATTGGTGTATCATCCTGTTCAGACGGATCTGCAAGTATGGGTTTGTCTGCCCCATATGCTTTTCCATAGTTATTAATTATTCCATGGCGTCGTCGGTATGAATAATATCTCTGTAAATTGATGATAGATCCCGTTTTTGTTTCTATTCTGCCTCTATTATAATTGCGGGAGAATTTATTATATTGATCCCCGATAATAGACGAAAAATCATGGTGTGAAATATTGTCTGCCAAAATTGGGTCTAAATCATGAAGAAACATACCTTTAACGACAAGGCATTTAGACACAATGTCATCTTCTGCTCCCCAGTATTCGAATAATTCGGGATACCCATTAATTTCTTCAATCGCATTTCGAGGAAAAGATAAACGTCCGAACTGACATCTTGTAAATATATTATGGTCTACTGTCATCATGACAGACTCAAGGTAGAAAGGAGCAGGAGATGTCTCACATCCGGCTATGCTTATTATTTCAGATGATGAATTTCTAATTCCGATATTAATAGCATGACTCATATTAAAATTTGACATTCTATTAATTCGTATAACATTTACCTTTTTATCTGATTTGGGATTATTATAATCTATCTCACATTGGTATCTAGAACATATTTTGCGGATATCTCCATATATTTCTTGGTGTGAGCTATAATCTACTATAATAAGTTGGTATGACCCGTAAATTTGTTCTAGCCACCTTGGAAGGGTATGCATTAGGATTTCTATTCTGTTCATACACGGTATGATAATACATACCTTTTTGCCGTAAAATGTTCGGTTATGCATAAAACTTCCTACTATTTTTGAGAACTTCGTTTCAGGGCATCCTCTGCCAATTTAACCATTAGAGGGTCTTTGGCGGCTGATTTTATAAATTCCTGTTTATCCACTTCTTTATCCTGTCCACCAAGAACTCTGCCCTTTTTGACAATGTGTTTTGGGTCGGGAGTATAAACAGGATCCCCCACTGCCTCGTGGCCAAATGCTCGCTTTCTCATTTTAATTGCTCGATCCTTATCACTAACTTTCTTAGAATGATTGTCCTCTCTGATATCCGCGAGGGTTGGCTTGAATCCCTTTGATGCTATATACCCAATCCCTATCTGTTTTGACATGTTGTGGGCACATTCCGGACAATCTCGCAATGATACGTCCGACATGGCATGAATTATATCCTCGGAATGGCCGCACTTATCGCATATATACTCATATGTGGGAATATTGTATCTCCTTATTTTGATAAGTATATTATACCTAATGCATTGTATAATATAGACAAAAGGAACTTCTATGTCAAAAAAAAATAATATACCCAATGAGAAGGAACTACAAAAAAGGCGAGAGCCAATATATATTCTAGACCCCAAAGAAGTTAGGCAGGAAAAAACCGCCGAGCAAAGAATGATGGATTGGGCAGCCGAAAAAATGCGAAAACATGAGTCAAAATTTGATCTCAAATGGAGAGACTGGCAGATAATCACTTCTGGCGTAATTGAGCCCGAAGAACTAAACGTAGGAGCAGTTTACAAATTTCCAGATTTACACTGGTATATTTATAAAGTTAAACATTTGTATAAAATTGTCCTATTAAGCGAAATGAAGTTGCTTTTCAGAGCAGAATTCGCTAAAATATAAAGGAAGTGGCTATGAAACTTGTACCAGTAGTTTGCAAAAATGACGTAAGCACAATAATAAATAAAATACAGGATTTCCTCGATAAAGGAAGTATTATTAAGGGTATGCACTTGGTGGATCACACGGATGATCAAGTAGTACTTCTAATTTGTGACCAACCAATCAGTAAAGAGATGGCAGAAATTTTCTGGACCGGATATCAAACAGCACTGGGATAACAAAAATGGACGGAAAAGAACTTCAAGAAATATTAAAGGACTCAGATATTCAATTTGTCGGCAAATACATGAAGATGTTTGACCGCATATTGTTATACACATTGGCAGTTAATTTTCTACCCGAAGATGCTATCAATGGAACAGTTAATTTATGGGACAAGGTTATCAAAAACGGCATTAATCAGGAAGTCAATGTTCGAAATGAATTCATGGAGAATACTCCGGCTGGTCGAGATGCTAAATATCACAGTGAACCCGATGGCGAAACACTTCGATTACATTCTGTAAAACAATGGAAAATTGCAAGAAATATTATAATATCAAACCTTAAAAAGCCAGATGATTTGGCCGATACTGGATTTGATGGATATGAAGAGGTCTAATGTTCTTTTCCGCAAATCGGACAAATGAACTGGAAATTAGGTTTTGAAGGCTCAGTTTTCTTGGTGGGAAACACAAACTGAAACATAGCACAAAATAGTCTCTTAATTTTATGCAACATTGGTGCCTCCTTTTTAAAACTAATTTACCTAATCGATCACATTTTGTCCTTCTGAGAGATTATTAATTTGAAGTGAAGGGATTCGAGAAGTAGACGTGTTCGTATTTCCGGTCTGAGTAGCATTCATAACGGACATATCTTGACCTCTCTAATGCATGTCTCCTGGTGCTTATAATTGCTCCGGTATTCGGTTCTTTCCTTTTAGTAACAAGAAATCCCTCTATGTCTTTATCGTAGAGGATGAATTGCTCAAATAATTTAGAATATTAGTTGTTGACTTCTTCGAGGTTAATCATTAATTCATTTTCCCTGTCATTTTCACCACGAAGAAATCGATTGATAAGGATACCGCTATGAGTTGTGGCAAAAATCTGCTGATGTTGAAAAATCTCTTTTAGACATTCAACCATTTGAACATGCCGATCGTAATATACATGCATCTCCACATTATCAATTAACAATAATCTGGGCCATTTGTCCATGACCGGGTCACCGACTTTGGGATATTTTAATGAATGCATCAGGTTAAAAATATCACTAAATGATTTGCATATCTTACGTTCACCGGCAGACATGCGCTTAAAATGAATTCTATAATTTTTCTTAATAATAACAAAGTCAGTAGAAAACTCTCTCTCTTGTGGAGTTAGCCCTTTTGGTGGCAAACATTCGCATGGAAATCGAGTGATTTGAGATACAATTTTTTCAAAATCGTCTTTTTGTGACCAGTGTAACTGAAACTTACTCATCGATAAGTCAGAATCAGATTTTATGAAATATGAAATCCTCTTTCTGTATAGCAGGTGATCCGACTTCCAAGGACCACTTCTCATTGATTTTTGTTCAGCATCATCGTCATCATTCTCATTAATTATTGCTATTGGACACAGATCATTGCGAACCCACCCATTCTGGTTAATCTGTACTATATATTCTTTGCCATCAATATCATAAATTCCCTCAATAAACATTTCTCTTTCGGTTTCATCGGTTACTTTTTGCCAGGTAGGATCATAGTCAGGGTGCCGAACATATTTTTGTAATCCCTGAGAAACAAATTGGCTTGTCCTGCCGAATATGTCACCGGGTAGCATGGAGACAGATTCTAGCAGCGTAGACTTGCCCACGCCGTTTGGCCCAAAGAAACATACGTATTTATATGGTTCTCCGTTTGGTTTAATAAAAGAGATTTCGTAATTTTCAAAATTACAAAAATTGACAAGTTTCAGTTTTTTTAGAAATAGCATTATTAATTTGGTTCTCTAATGACACTATATCATTATACAGCGACGGGTCGATCTGGATATTTAAATTCCTTGCCTTCATAGTTTCGCAGAAATACAAAGTTAGGATCATGACCTATGACAGAATCAGGAGTTATTGGTATTTTACCGCCTCCACCAGGTGCATCAATCACGAAGGTTGGCACTCCATATCCGGTGGTATGTCCACGGATCCCAGATATGATTTCCAATCCCTTTTGAACTGGTGTCCGAAAATGTCCTGAACCAGAAATCGGATCGCATGCGTATATGTAGTATGGTTTTACGCGTATTTTAAGAAGTTCATGCATAAGTTTTTTCATTGTCTTAGAATCATCATTGATTCTAGACGCTAATACTGTTTGACTACCAAGTGGTATACCAGCATCAGCTAGCATACAACATGCCCTTGAAACTTCTGGTGTGATTTCAACTGGATGCATAAAATGGATACTGATAAATAACGGATGGTATTTACGAAGCATATTGCACAATTCTAAAGTAATCCTTTGCGGTAATACACAGGGCACTTTGGTACCAATTCTAATCATTTCAATATGAGGAATTGCTTTTATGCGTTCCAGGAGCCACTCCAGCCGCTCGTCCATCATCGTCAGCGGATCGCCGCCGGACAGGAGCACGTCCCGGATCTCCGGGTGTGCGGCGATGTAGTCGAGGGCCTGCTGGTACTGGTCCGTGTTGAAGTGGTACTCGCCGGTCTGGCCCACCATCCGAGCGCGTGTGCAGTAGCGGCAATACGTGGCGCAGAAGTTCGTGACCAGGAACAGCACGCGGTCCGGGTAGCGGTGCACGAGCCCCGGCACCGGCATGTGCTTTTCTTCTGATAATGGGTCATCAGACTCAAACTCTGTTCGAGTAAGTTCTGTGCTAACAGGAACCATCATTTTTCTGATTGGATCAGCGGGATCGTTTGGGTCAATTAGAGATGCATAATACGGAGTAATGCCAACAGGCAAATGATCTCCTATCTGAGAAATGGCATTCTTCTCATCATCTGTTAATTGAATAATATTTGATAGACCCGTTGTGTTGCGAATACGAGACCGAAGTTGCCAATGCCAATCATTCCATTCGGATATACTGGCATTAGACAATCGACAACGAAATTCATTAGATTTTGGAGATATAACAAAACCAGTGGAAGGAGGTTTGTCTTCTTCTACTGGTTTTGAATCCTCTGATTTTACTTTATTACAACCCGATTCGGGAGGCTCTAAATTAGAGCCACTTGATTCATTTTTCATTTTTAACTACGTTAATCCGTTCTCAATTTACCGGCCGCGATGACCAGAGTTAGACCGCCGACTTAAACCAGGGCGATGACTCAACCCGGATTGACGGCTAACAGGACGACTACCAATTCTGTGCTGAGAGCCAATACGTTGGCTGCGTTGAACATCAATCCTGGGCTGGTGGACAGGACGATGACTAATTTCAGTTCGAGGGACAAATCGCCGGTGTTCATAACTAAACCTGCCATGATTAAACGGCCGATCGTGATGATACACTGTCCAGTTAAATACATAAGTTGGACATGGATGGTATAAAGTCACAGGATAAACATATCTAGTTGGCGGTGGAAGGTATGTTACTACGACTGGAGGCTCGTATACAACTACTGGTTCCTCGTATACAACCACCGGAGGCTCGTATACAACTGGAGTAACATAAGCTACTTCTGCATAAGTATAAATCGGTCTTCCAAAGCTAAAGCTGAACATAAAACTGTCTGCCATCGCAACCGTTGAAGTTGCCAGCAATACTGCAACACTCAGCACTGCCCATCGAACCTTAATCATTTGTTTCTCCTTGTTTGTTAATCCGATTCATTCGGTATTATACTCTAATTTTTCGACAACTCCTTGTTCTCTTTTAGACGATTGGATATCTACTTTTATTCCCGCCTTTTCGAGCTTTTGTATGTAATCGACCCCTAATTGTTTCTCCAAATATCGTAAGTACTGCCCTTGTAATTTACAAGTTAAAATACGAGGTATGTTTTGCATTTCCTCCCCTATGTGGTATTTTGGTTCTCCATTTATCCAGTATACTCTAGATAGCACACCAAATGAAGTTATTACATAATAAATATTATTTACTCCTTCGATTATGCCAAATTTTTTGATTTCTTCTTCAGTTGGAATTCTTTTAGCCAATTTTTACTCCTACTTGAATAAACTTGCCAGCGTCTGCTCTTTTATTATGTTTTGAGTCGTCGTTCACCTATTTCACAATATTTTTTATCCAACTCAATATTTATAGAATTTCTGCCTAAATTTTTTGCTGCACGAGCAGTTGAAAAACTGCCCCCAAATGGATCTAACACAATATCTCCAGGATTAGAGCTGGCTTTTATAAAAATTTCCAATAATGGAACGGGGATTTGACACGGATGTTCAGTCTTGTCTCTGCTGACATTCTTAACTAAATTGAGATGGAAGACATCGTAGGGGGTCTTTCCTTTGCTGCCATCTTTTACGCGTTGAATTATTCTTTTGTCAGTGGGATTACGATAGGGCTCTGCTATGTCATCTTTATTAAATGTTTTAGGTTTTTTACCTTTGATATAGAATAAAATCGAGTGTTGGCTACGGGTATAGTTAGTTGGAGACATGCCAGTATTAACAGGATAGTGCCAAGTCATCCACCGTTTGAACGTTAAGTGCTTATCTAGAAATGGCATAAGATATGCATTATTCTCTGGATAGTTAATAAGATAAAGTGATCCACCATTTTTTAATACTCTAATACATTCAGATAACCAAATTTCACACCATTTTAGGTATTCATCTTTGCTTTTATTATCAGCATAAGAATTATATTTTTTCTTAATATTGAAGGGAGGATCTGTAATAATTAAGTCGATGCAATCCGATTGTATATTTTTTAATTCGGTTATACAGTCGCCATGGATTATCTTATGCATGTTTGATTAACAATCCAATTGAAGCCAGACCTAATAGTATACCAATCCATTCGGTGATTGTCAACTGCTCTCGATAATATCCGACACCTATACAACAGGCCAAAATGGCACTTGCAACTGAAAATAGCACAGCACCCCTAGATAATTCTGCTCCATTGCGAAGCGCAATTAACCAAAAACTACTACAAATAATATAGAGCAGAATTGATATTGATGCTAAGTGGAATTGTCGTCTAATAGCATATTCTTTGGCAAAAATATCTGCGATAGACTCAAATATAATGAGGAATATTAATGGAAATATCCAATAACTCATTACGATTCCACAGCTGGATCTGCAAGCATTTTATTCGCCCACTCTTTGTCATCCGGGGTTAAATGTCCAGATACAAAAAGTGTTTGCGGCAGCGATTCCTTAAAAGATGTGCCATCGATAGGTAGCCATTTCATTTCCATATTATGATATGTGACTATGGTTGCTTCATTATTATCCTTCAGAAAATCACATAACTCTTGTTGTATTTTTTTAATGTCATCTGCGCTTGCTGGCCGAGTTTCGTTGCCAACTTTAACAAGTAACATACCGGGAGTGGGGGATCGATTAACTTTGCTAATATTGATTGGGATAGGAAATCCTGATTGTCCAATTATCTCACCATCTTTAGGCGGTGAATTATGTTCTTGCACATACTTAATGACGTTGTCAAGATCAGCGACAGTTGCTATATCATCACTACCTATCCTGATTAGTATAACAGGTGACAATTCTCCTGATATCTTATTTTCAGACATTTTCTCCCTCATTTTTTGCTATCAGTTCACGTTCGTCTACTTCACATTCACACGGAAAACACGTTGCTTTATTATACACGAACCGCTGTTCTTTTATTGGTTTACTCTTGTTTTTGGGAACAGTAGTCCTATTTTTATCCATCCAGTCGCCAAAATAGTCACTAGATACTGTAACAGTTTTATATATTGGAATTACTTCGGCTTTATTTATTTTTTGCCCACAACTAGGACAGTGTAGTTTCCACATTATATCTTCGCATCCAGATGACTTTCGCATTTTTCGATTAAATCTAACCATTTGCTTATACCGCCTTCGCAGCACTGTCCGTGTCCAGCGTGGGCAATGCAGTATATGTCAGACATTATCTTTCGAATCAATTCGGCATTCTTTTGGACTTCTTCCGCGCTTTCAGGCAAAGCGTCTCCGCTTAATATATATTCGATTGCAAGCAATGCTCGCAACATTCGTTCCTCTGCTGAACATTCTCTAATTGGTGTCATTTTATTCTCTTCATCTCTGTTGTGTTTAACTTCAAACGTCAAAAGCACTTATTTTCTCTTCTTGTACTCTGGACCACCCAAATATTCTTTGGGCATATCAATCCCGAATTTCTCTTTGATCTCTTCTAGAATGTTCTCATCAGTTACTTCACCTCTGGCAATTTCTTTGAAATTATTCTCATATATTCTGTTGAGAAACTTTTCGAGACCAGTGTGTTGCTTGAAGAACTCATTCTTCTTATTGATGCTTTCAGATACTTTTTGCTTGCCCCCACTAAACTTATACCACATTGCCTTGTAGGCTTTTTGTTTGCTCTTGTAACCCCATCCCTGAGCGTCATCGACTACTTTGCCATCGTCGTCTTGGATTACGTATCTGGGGTCGAAACGGTCACAACCAGTTTTTAGTTCTACTTTCACGTTATACTCCTCTTTGATCCAGAATATACTGCTTAATCACGTCTAACGTGACACTCGGTTCTATCTCCTCTAATGGTATTGTATTGCATTTTCGAGGAGAATGCAAGAAAAACTACAATCGAGATGCCTTTTTTAGAAGTGCAATTGCCTCTCGCCACAGTTTGGTTCGCATGACCATTTTGGATGCAGTAGCATAAATCCCGTCGTCTATATTACCTTTAGACAAAACTTTGATGGCGATTATTTCGTCTCTTAAACTTTTGATCATTTCGTTATCTATTAATTGTCGTAAAGAAAACTCTATAGCATGTTTTTCTTGATAAATTCTATTTCGTATATTATACATTTTCATGATATATTTTATGCAAAAACAATTGTTTCTAATGCACCGAACATGTCCAGTTTCGTGATAGAGAGTAACAATTTTTCTATAATTAGGATGAGATTTGTCAATAAACATTTCTATTTTATTGTTTTTGTATCGAAGTATAAAACCATACGAATTTTCTTCGGTTGATTTTTTTATTATATACGATGGAAATTCTTTTATATATATTTTGTATTGTTTTGAAATGGTCTGATACTGTTGCCGCAAAAATTTGGCTGTGATTCTACTCATTGTGCTCAGGCATTCAGGCAATTATCAGGTATAATATATGTAGAATAAAGCGAAGCCAGGGCCGTTTTCTTGTTTTGAGCTGAGATATACTAACAGGTCCAAACATTATTACACTCAATTGGGGGCAAGAGAAATAAATTCTCTTGCCCCCAATTAAATTAAATCTTAATCACTGCAAGCAGCAGCCAGTGCCTGGAACCCGCCTAGATTAACTATCGGCAGAACAACTTCTACCTGTGTGCCGGCTTCGGCTTCCACCAGGTCAACATGAACCGCATTTATACCGGGCAATGCTAAGATTTCATCCATACTAAGGCCAACAAATGGGCTTTGGCCTCCCGACATAACTGCTGTTACAACAGTCAATTTGGCCAATCCAGTTAAAGCACCACCAGTTGCATCTGTGGTTGGAATCGCAACTAAGGCCCGAATGGTTAGATTGTCTATTTGTCCAATCGTGACAAAAGTTGGAGCGCTTGGAGCAACAATGTCCGTTGTCGCTAATTCTGAGAGGGATACTGGTCCGTATGACATACATTTCTCCTGTTAAAGATTACCGAAGTTATAATTCGGAACAATTATTGTTCATACCTTTTTTGACAACTATATCTTCTTATTTTCAACTTTGTGTAAATGGAGCCATTTCCGAAGCAGTTGAATAATGTGTCGTGTCCAATTGGAAACAGGATGACCAATAATATGTTCAATGGGCCAACCATAATAATCTGTTTTTAAATCAAAGTACACAATTTCTTCCTTACTCGACAACTTTGTGTAAATTGTCTTTAGAATACCAATTACCATCCGAGAGTCGGGCGTATGATGGAGTGACAATTTCGACACTAAATGTTAGGTTTAAATTCTGTGCAACACAAACCAATTGTCCTTCTCTAATATCTTTTGGGGTTGTAGGTAGAATTGACATGATATTTACTCTCCTTGGGATATTGTGCTTCGTCTTTCTCTGTTTTTGCGGTCGGCGGCCCGCAAACTCTATTCTGGTGTAGGCAACATCCTCATTGCCTCAACAGCTTCGGGGAACCAATGCTTCACAGACTTGAAATGAGAAGAATCTACACTTCCCAAAACCAATACGTAGCAGTGATCGTCATTTATGATATGTGCTACCCCGCCGTACTCATCTTTCAGGGTGACAATGGGATCATGGGTCGGTGCAGGATTATCCCCAACGATTATATCTGGATCTGGTTTTTCTTGAATCTTATACATTTCGGGCTCCTTTTATTGTGGCTCCAGTTGTTCTTCATACTTTTCACAACAAGCGGCAGATTGCTCCTAAAGCTCTGACAAAATGTACCTGATAAGATCGTCGATGTGCCGAAACATTTCTACATTCTAACAGTTCGGAACTTCAATCTCAATTTTAATCTTCTCAGTATTAATACTAAACTTCATCGGTTTTCTCCCTTAATTGTTCTTCTATTTGGTACAATATTATACACCATTTTCGGTCAGTGGATGAACTTCGCTCTTCCGAATTCTATTAGAGATGGATCGTAACATTTTTGGAGTTAGACCGCCATTGATACCCTCTGGATATTCAGGATTTGGCTTAAATATATATATATCGAGAACCAACAATATCTACCAAACCTTCGTCGTTCCGAGCATAAGCAATTTCTTTAATAATGGCTCCAATCTCTACCCACGGATCACCTTGAATTCCGAGTTTTGTTGCCCGTTCCATCTCCCAAATAAAAACCAGTTCTCCACCAGATTGACAGCTACTGTGCGTCCCATGATCGTGATACCGAGAGGACATCTTATCTTGAGGTAAGAACTTCAGTTTTGTCTCCAACCACTTCTGCATTTTATTTCTCCTATTCTTTCTCTACACTACCAATGATAGCACCTGATTTGCGCAATTGTTCGATTTTGGTTTTAACCCAAGACTCATATTGTTTTTGTTCCGGAGATTTGGCTGCTTCTCTGGCGGCTGCTTCCTCTGCGTTTTTACGTCCAATTTCTTCTGCCATTTTGTGCATTTCTTCTCTGATTTTACCATCAATTTCATCAGAGGTTGCTACTCGACCATTAAAAATAGCATCGATAACTTTTGGACCAGGATTATAATCATGTTCTTCTATATAGTGATAAACACCAGCAGGACAACGAAATTCTAACCCATTGTAATATATGATATGGCTACCATTGAAATTTTTAATAGTCTCAGGTTTATTCTCCTGCTGGGATTGTATGGACATCCACTCTCGATAATTTTTAGCGGCTTTTGTTTTTTCTTTGCGAGTTCGAGCCCCACATATTTCACATTCATGAGACCCCATATGGTGCATTACTTGATAAGTTGGTTTTCTGTATTGTTTGCCATCAAATGAACTGGTTTCCCATTCGAATGCGTCGTCTATCTCTTTTAGCCGATTAATGACTTTATTTTTGAGTTCAATATCTTTCCATCCCCTACTTTCCCAGGAGATTTTTGATCCTAGCCATCCCCATGAATACCTATTTTTCATAGGTTCCTTACTGCCGTAATCAATATTTGATCCATCTTTAATATACATTTTCACTTACCCCAGTTAGTTACTTAACCCAACTCAATGACCAACTATCTCCGGGGGCAGTATCAATTCCACCCAGCGGATGGTGGAAATACAATGGATAATCCTTACCAAAACAGCCCTTGGGACAGGTGCATTCTTTCCTTTCGGGATAATTGGCATTCAATTCAATTTGTTTTTCCAATTCTTCGCCTTCCAATTCCCAGTCTATTTCTGGTCTTGGCGGAAGATCATGAATTTCCAATTCAGATCCACAAAGGGGACAATACATTGTCACTCTCCCGCTTTTGTGGGCAAATCTTCACAGCAACCACTCCTCGGTTCATGATATGGACTGCCGCATTGCATGTTGACAATATGCATCTGATGTTCTTGATTTGTGTAGGGACTATGCACCTTAACGGTGACAAATCCTTGGTTGAATTGGTTTTGCAACGTCCAATACATCTCAAGGGCTTCCCGTACAATGGTCTCGGTTGACCACTTGGGATTAGTTTCTCTCAGAAGATTCAAACACGTTGCATTGTCATCTTCAAGAACAACATTGATTCGATTACTCATGTGGTTTTTACTCCATTTTTTGGCCAAGGCAGTGCGGCATGATCGAATTACCTGGATGCCTTTAATTAAGGCAATACGGCTCGTCAGAATTACGGTTAGTGCAGTGGCGAGCAACAAACATCCTGGCATGGATTTTGGTGCAGGCTTTACGACATGCCGCACTACTAGTATTATACCGCCAAATTACGCATATGTCAAGGATTAATTATCCCCATTGAATGATCGCTGGTTTATTTTTGTCTAATTGCAATCGGCTAGCTGTAAATGCCATTTCTTCCAGAGCATTTAATATTTCCCAGATTTTATCTTGGTCCATACCCTGATCTGTCCATTTTGCACCAGGCACATTTTCTTGTTCTTCCTGCTGTGACCAAGGAGAGTCAATGGCGTAAGGATTTTCTTCGGGCTGATTTTGATTCAGAAAACCTCCCTGAGGCGGTCGAATGGCAGACTGAATACGTCCGTAAGCCTGTTTAATACGCCGAAGTAAATCTTGTGCAGTTACTTGTCCTTCGGGATCTTCGGGGCCGCTTAGTGGACCAAGAGGACTGTCTTGAGTCTGCTGTTTAGATAACCCAAGCAATTCCAGAATTGTACCAGCATTACCATTTGCCAGATTTAATTTTGGTATTTTTTCTATGTTCTGAGTTTCATTATTTCTGACCTGAAGTACGATTTTGTAGGCATGTGGATGCATCATTCTTGATCGTGATTTTTGGCTGGCTTGAATATCGATACCCAAAAGAGCAAGTTCTTTAATAGCCATTGAAATATATGGCTCAACTTCCGATGGATCAACCTGAGCAGGGACATACCAATTAATATTACCCATAAGATCATCCCACTGAGGAGCATCTGGAACTATAGTATTGTTCAACAAACCATCCACAATCCACGACCGGGGATAGGTATCACCAATAAGCTGATCAATATCATGGCAAATAGATTGAAGTGTTTTGGGTTGAGATATACGTCCAGAACCCTGTATACTGAAAGTTATAGAGGCAGTTTTACAAATACTCGCTGCAATTTTTTGAAGCCAGTTAAAACGTTTCATGGACTAATATACGACCTTAGGCGATGGTTATCCTTCGTCTCTTCTTTCTGGCGGATTCCAGCCACTTACGCAATTCTTGGGCACCATGTCGTAGAGACCTAATTTCTCTAAGATTTCCGCTGCCAATGTTTTCCGTCCATCATTCCATCCTTTATCATAGTTATCATCTTCTGGATACTCTGGCTGCTGGAACTCTTCTTTCAGAAACTGCACTGCATCCAAAAGTAAATGCTCGTTTTCACTAACAATCATCACACCTATCTTTTCCATTTCACTTACTCCAATTGCTGAGAAGTTCATCCATTTCTTTACGGGTTTCGCCCGACTCATCATTAAGACAACCACGAATATTACCACAATATTTATAGGAAAATTTCGAGATGAAAGTTTTACCACAATGATCACAAACATTTTCGTATGGATTAACTAGGGCATCTGCCTTCTCTTTTAATTTACGCCTTTTCTCTTGGCGTCGAGCAATTTCTTTTTCACTCACTCCACATGCCCTGTCCCAACGAGCGTGATCTGCTTCGGTCCATTTATGAGTTGAATAATCTGTCATTTTAATCTCCAGTCTTCGCCTTCAAATATAGCCAAATCCATAATTTCTCCTCGAATTGGTTCTTTTAATTCTGCTAATCGTTGCTCTATTTCTGGTTTAGTAAGATTATCTCTAGATATAGACATATTTTCCATCAGCCGCTCAAGAAAATCGTCATCTTCTACATGCCATAATCGACCATCATATGTTTGTCCGGAAAACAAACCAAAAGCAAGAGAGATTAATTGTCCAAATCTTAATTCTGGATTGTTTTTCCAGATATTACCAAGGATGCCCAGAAATGGTTCTATTCTATCAGGTCTTCGCATTGTTTGTCAATTCTATCGAGTTATTTATAAGCCAGTCTCTAAAAAGACAACCACTAGCGTGTCCATCAATCAGATTTTTGTTGTGAGTATAACAGTATGGACATTCTTTTTCTATTTTGTAGTCTTCGACTATCCTTCGAAATATGAGTAAAACCGTCTGAATGTCATGTGTTGACCATTGCATTAGTTTGCTCCTTTAGAATCAAATCAGATCCATCCCCGTCGAAAAATCTTTTGGCGGCCCTCTTAAATGTGCGACAAACACGGTTCAAAAAAGAAAACTCTATCTTGCGATTATCGGGAGACATATATCTTGTAGCGAATCTACGCAATTCGAAGTTGCGTGTTTTCTTATAATCATCGGTTGTCTTGCACCATCCAATACAATCCCACCCAATGCGCTTGATTTTATATCGTTTGATAATCTCAAGTCCAAAAAAGAAAGCAAATTCTGCCGACCACTGATCCCAAATGGCGTATTCAAAAGTAACAACTTTTTTACCCCAGATTTTATCGGGTATTTCTATACGCAAACCACTCTTTCGAGATTCCGGTGGTTCGCCTTCAATGTGAGGAGGGATTAAGTTACCACCATCGGGGGCAAGTTTTTTGAAACGCATCTTCAGGTCGTCCATGTCGGACTGACGAGAAAAATCAACAATTAGCATACCACTCATGCGCTACACCTGCCACGTAATTATACTTGCTTCTGTGTCCTCATAAAGATAATAATGTGGCAGATGATTACACTTATCATCGCAATAGCATGACGCCGTTCTTGATACGTGCCGTTTGCCATCATCGCACCACCACGAGGCCATGCCATCGTATTTCCATTTACCGCCAAAATGTTTTTCAAGATATTTAGTCTTATTCAGGCGTGGAGATGCGAGCCAAAAATCAATGATTTCAGTCATACAATATCCTATGTGTTTTCCAGCGGCGGCTGTCCTGCACTAGTTACCAGAAAGAACTCAAGCAGCTTCTCAGGACGCATCCACGCAATCGGCTCAGGCATTTCATCGTCACCACAAAACCATTTGCCTTCACGACTGTCATAAGGTGGAAAGTATCGACAGAAGCCATCGTGAATATAATGACCAATTTGCGGGTGAAAATAAATTACGAGAGAATCCTCACCCGAGACAGGCTTCGCATTCTTGGTCAAGTTCCACATTTTTCACTCTCCTTGTTTTCCGGTGGCGGCTGTCCCGCCTCTGGTCTCAGCACTGTGGCTCGTATTTCCATTTCGCTTATTCTGTCCATCAGTCCAAATTCTGGGGTTTCAGATAATTCTCGACGGAGATCGTCTATGTCAACCTGAGTTGGGGTCTCGGGATAAAGTGCCATGTGGTAAACATGGAATTGACCGTCCTCTTCTCTCTTGCCGACAAGCAACGCGTTCATTTTTCACTCCGAGGCGGCACCGCCACTCAACTGTCGTATAGTTAAACTGCTACTTCTGCCGAACTCTTTTTCTACCAACAACCGCAGAAACCCCAAGTGCCACATCATCTTAATCATTGGTAAATTACACGGTTCGGTTGCCATTTTATTCATCCATTTTCTTTATTAATTCTTTTAGGCTTAGTTTTTTCATCTCTGCTAACTCTGCATTATATTTTTCCCATGCTTGTTCACCACGATCATAATATCCATCATCTAGTTTGCGGGCTAATCCTAAAGACACAAGAGAATCTGCTATTTCATTTTCTTTACATAGTATAGATTTAAAAGTTCTAAGTTGATCTAATATATCGAGTTGTTGTTTAGTCAACTGAGTTTCTAATTCACTCTGATATTTAGAATACCTTTTTTGTTGCTTTTGCCGGGACTGGTTCGATCGTACTATATATTCATTTTTTGTTTGTTCTACATCTTTTTCCCAGTCAATACCAGCCTCAGTGCAAATTTGCTTGGATTCTTCCTCTGAATATCCCATAGATTGAACTGCTGTTAATACATTAATGTACCAAAATCCAAGGCGATGAGCATATTTCTTACGATTTATAATTGCTTCAGATGTCATTTTTTCTCCTTTAAATTACTCCCGACAATCCCATTCTACGACAAAATTCAGAATTAGACATAATTTTTCACCTCTTCGAGCATTTCGGGCAATAATACTCTACATCATAAAAATCAAAACGTCTTTCCTTTATGAGACAATCATGTTTTGGGCAATACATTGATTTAGTATGTTTACCCATAAAATAAACAGATATTATACCAACAGAAACTATTATTACTGGTGGTATCCAACCATAGTACATATAAGTTATAATACTGGACATTACAACTGGAAGCATCATAAATCTACATCCTCTGCTTATTGCTTCTTTGTCAAATTTACCACTATTACGCCATGTCACGTTCATGTGATCTCCAGTCGAGATTCTAATTTTTCTCTAATAATTTCAAACATTCTTCGATGGTTAAATTAGGTATAATCTCGATCCTGCTCTAATAGCGCCCTGCGGGCACCTTCTGCATACTCAGATATACGTGCTTCTCTTACTTGTTGTTTGTATTCCTTCACTTCTTTTTCATGACATGTCGGACAATAATATTCTACATCGTAAAAATCCCAATGTCTTTCCTCTATAGGGCAATCATGCTTTGAGCAATACATTGATTTAGTATGTTTACCTATAAAATATATAGCAATGACACCAGCGAGAATTATAAGTATCACTGATATCCAACCGAAATACAAATAGGCTATGATGCTGAATATTATAGTTGGAAGAAATATAGGCTGAGAGCCTCTATTTATTGCTTCTTTGTCAAATTTACCACTATTACGCCATTTTACGTTCATGTGATCTCCAGTCGAGATTCTAATTCTCCGCAGACAGGGCAAATCGTACCAGTATTTTCATCCGAAAGCTCGCAACCACAAATACGACATTTGCGGTCACAATCCCAACAAATACCATCAAAATCGTCAGGGGCTAACCGACATCCACATACTCCACAATAATTCCACTCAAACCCAATCATATTTAAAGCAATCCTTCTTCCGATTCAACAATGGCCCATCCAAATTGTGGACGAACAGAAAAGTCATCGTTCTCAATTATACCCATAAATCCACCAACAAATTGCATGTGAAACACTTGCTCATAATAAAACCACTCAAATGGCACTTGTGATACACCACTTGGCAAATTCTCAGAAGTAATATATGACCTACCACCGACGAGATTGGGATTCGGATAATGTGTTTTACCGTATCTGTCGTATAAATATGGACATAAATTTAAAGCCCATCCCGTAATTTCTGGACTGCCACTTCCAATTGATTCTTCTTTAAATATAGATTTCCACTGTTTAATGTCAACTTTACCGCATGCTGCATCATAAAAAGTCTGACATGTTTCTAATAGCGGATCCTTCCACCACGCCGGAATTATGTCGCTTAGAGATTTGGCTCGCTCATTCAAGTTATTCCAGTCTTCTCTCGTGCCTTCAAGTTCAACAAATGGTATACCGCAGAGTGTATAGACCTCAAACTTAAAATAAGATTGAACTGAGTCCATTAAAGCAACATGGTGAATTGCTCTTTCTAATTGGCCAGTTGTGGAAAAATTGGGCACGAGTTGTTGCGCTCGATCTCCGATGTGCTCTGCAATCAACGAGTTGAATGTTTCAAAAACTTCTGGCCAAGGATTAACACCACCTTTGACGAAATCATCTCGCCGCACTTTAAGGGTTATTTTATCTTGATGTTTTACAAATTTACTACGCATATCTTCTGGATTCATAAACACATGCAAAGATAAACCCTGAACAATAGTATTCCAAATCATATCTGGAGAGATAATTAATTTACGGTGGTCATAATATGCCCTCAACATTGCACCAAATAATCCGTGCATATTGAATGGAACAGTGGATTTTGTAGAACCACGAGATTTCTTGCCTACAAGTTTACCCATCTCTGAATGGCATTCAACATGATACCCCGTAACTTTGGCTTTAATTGCATCTAAGGCATTAACAGTGGGCAAATGATCATGTGGGGCACTTAGTTTTGAATCAATTTCAATTAACACATATTTCTCCTATTGTTGTTTTACCATCCTTCGGTATCGACTCGTTTTCTGCGTTCCTCGCCAACTTCAACAATAAAACCAGCCGATTTAAGGAATTCACTGGCATCATAAATACCGACATAAATTGCGTTCAAATGGGGTTCCTCTGCAACCTCATCTCGCCAGAACCGAGCCAAACAAGGATATTCTTTAGGCAAAGGCGGATCTAGCACATTAGCTTCTCTACATAATTCCGATATTGACATAAAATCATTCTTTGTTTGTAAAATAACCCATCCTTCGCAAAGACCAAATACTTTGCGGAAATTTAATTCGTGAATATAAGACATAATCATTCCTTCACAAAATCAGGCGGAATAACTAAATGATAAGGTTCACCTAACGGAATTAATTCTCGAAGTCTTTGCTGTGCTTTATTTATATCAGGCGGGTCAAATTCTAATTGTCTTAGGGCGTCAATTAAAAGATTACGCTCGCAATATTCATTAGTATTTTCGGATTCTTTAACCCACTCTAAAGCAATTTTCATCTCTTGTTCGGTCATGTTTATTTGTCTCCGCATAAAAAGTATCGGTCAAATTCACTGAATCTCACTCGGTAATTCCCTGTCGATGTCTCTATGACAACATTAAGAGATGGTTTGGATATCCAAACACAAGATACATTTAATAAATCTAGGGCCTTTTGCGGAGATATACTTTGGGACTCGGGGTATCTTTCCGATCTGGTTTCTATATTAATAAGTCCAAATTTATTACGCAAAAGCTCTGCACCCTTCTGTCCGGCAGCAATATGATTTTTTATCACTCCCCTTTTCAGGGGAGAAACATCTATATCCGAGCTTAAACTCCATCCGCAGAAAACGCCGAAAAAGAAGAATAATGCACAAAGTATGGCATTGATGAGTAAAATCCACACTACCATGTTGTGTAATTCACTCCTCTTTTCAAAAGAGAAACATCTTACGGCTCATTATACTGCTGGCTGTGGGAGTTGTCAAGTTGCAATTCACTTCATTGAAGAAACATTCCACATCTCCTGCGCTGTATAATGTATTATGTGGTAAATTTTGTCATAATTCTTACAGGAAATAATTATGACAGCGAAGTAAGTATTAGTAGAAAGGAGCTTTTTATGACTTCAATGGAATTTATCGAGCAATATTTAATTACACCTAACATTAAGTTATATCCGAGGTTAAAAGAAATCATGTCCAACTTCTATATTGGACAATACCGAGAGTTAGTTGCCGTTTTGGGAAGACGTAGCGGAAAGGATTATCTTGCTACACTGCTGCTACTGGCAGAGACACGGCGACTATTAGAAATACCAAATCCGTTTGAATATTATAATATCCCAAACCAGGACACGATTTATCAGCTTGCTGTTTGTAATAGTGCAGAGGAGGCAAGATCTTTCTTCACGGAGTTGAAACTGCTTGTTACTCGATCTGAGTATTTTCGAGATGAGATAACCAAAATAGAGCAGAACAAAATTTGGTTGCCAAGGCGGAATCGATCAGGATACATTTGTTTAATGGTTGCTCACGCCAATAGTTCAAATCTCCTGGGCAAGCGATATTTCACTCTTGTATTCAATGAGATCGCGTCATTTCCAGGGCAGTCGGGTGATAGAATTTATAATGCATTGATTCCCAGCACTGCCGACTTCAAACATGACGGAGTGCATGAATCACGAACTATTATAGTCTCGTCACCAAGGCGCAAAGGCGATTTATTATATAATTTAATTTCAACTGCACCTGATTACAGGTTGATATGCCAACTACCCACATGGGAAGTGAATACCGATTATACCGAAGAGATGCTGCGGCAAGAAAACCAACATATGTCTGATGGCGATTTCGGATGTGAATTTGGGTCGAAATTTCAAAATGTCGTTGAGAATATCACAATCAGCATCCGAATTTTGAGTGATCAATTAGAACAATTAAAAAGAGTTGCCCGCAAGCAAGCATATGAAAATGACTGTGAAATTTCTTACGTAGATATCATCAGGACTGCGATATCTGATTATCTGAAAGGTGTTGTAGCTGACTGATCTTTGCTGGGTAGTTGCGTCAAAAAATACTCTAACAATTTTTCGGGACGGATCCACGCTACGGGTTCTGGCATTTTATTATCCCCACAGAACCAACCTTCATCCGGGTAATAACGACAGAAACCATTGTGTATACAGTATGCTTCGTGTATGTAATATATACCAGGATGTTCGTCCTCAAGAAATTGCGGACAAGTATAAATTACTAAAGATTCTTCTCCGGTGACCGGTTTTGCGTGTTCTGTCAAATTCCACATCTGATTTCCTCGACATCATCACGTTGCAATTCACTCCCTTTTTAGGGGAGAAACATCTTACAATCCATTATATTGCCTGCTACGTAAATTGTCAAGGCCACGAATATTTTTAAAAAATCTAATATCTCTCGCTTGACTTCCCATCACGCTAAGGTTATAATTGTTTGAAAGGAGATTCAGAATGTACCAGAAATCTTACGGAATCATATTCGAGGTTGGCGGACCCATAGGCATGTTCGCCAGACCTGATAGCGGATCAGAACCATGTAGTTATCCAGTTCCTACGCCCACTGCGGCATTTGGTATAATGCAGTCAATTTTAAGAGTTAAAAGTGCATCCATACAAATAGAAGCTATCGGGATATGTCACCGACCAGAATATTTAGATTATGCTTTTAATTCGTGGTCATCAATTCGAAAAGAAGGACAGAAAAGAGATGGAAATGCATGTCAAATAAAAGCTACAGCTTTGCTTCGCCCTAGATTTCAAATTTGTGCAACCGCCAAAAGGTCTACCGTAGAACCACCTCACCCAAAATACGCACATATTAATTGTGCCCATTCATATCGCGATCAATTTTATCGTCGATTAAGTAAAGAACAATATTATCGAATGCCGACACTTGGTCCGAGCGACTTTTTTTCTGATTATGTCGGATTACCTATAACTCCCATAATTTCTGATTATAATGAAATTTTACACGGATATGTCCTACAATATTTTGACAAAAAAAATGGATATATTATGCAATTTCCAATAACAGAAACTTTGCGAATCGCTCATGGAATTTTACAACTTGGTCCCGAGAAAGTAATCGCAGCCAATGGAATTCTAAAGTTTGAAAACGAAAATTTAAATAAATAATTAAATGGAGATTAAAAATGTTGCATGAAATATTATCAATTGAAGAAAGTTTAAAAAGCTGGGGTCTGAATATTGGGGATTTATCAAACACAAACGATACAACGTGGCATCCACAAATGCCCAAAAATAATAACGGTCAACGTTTTCTTATATTAATTGATAAGAATCTTGATATCGCTATCGAACCTTTTGAGTCTGAGTCTGCTTCCGATCTTAGATATTTTAAATACTCTAATTTTGCATCTGGATTTACTTTCAAATATGACACTAATAAAGATTCTAAGAAAAGACTGAATGGAATTAAACATCATTTATATTGCCATTCCGATATATCTAAACATATAGATGATCAAGATAGGTTTTGTGCTTTCAAAGAATTATCCAATAGATTATCTCGAATTGATCCAAATGCTTTAATGAACAAATTAGATGACTTTATTTCACAACAAGATAAAAAGATCAAAAGTTGTTATTTTTCTCTAGACATTCCAGATTGGAAACAATTAAAATTTTCCAATAAGGTTCAAAATAGTGAGTCAATGAAGGTGGTGAATGATTGGCTTATTTCTAAACAAACAAACTCATCTATCGATATCGACATACTCAACAATCCTGCCGATGGGTGGGAAAATAAATCAAAAACATTTGAAACCAAGCTCCCTTGCGGCGTCGGCACAATAAAACTTTATTCTAAAAATGAGGATAATGAATGCTATGAACGATTTGGCATGTCTGGTGTAAATGCGTGCAAAATCGGAAATTCTACTCGCAAACAAATACTGAAAATCATCAATTCTATTGTATCTGAGAATTTTTATTATAACAATTTAGGAAAAGAAGGCACTCGAAATGGTCTCTGGTATTATATCCAAAAAGACAACGGAAGAGATTTGGTTATTACTACTCTATCACCTTCATCTGACTGGATTGAGGGTCGAACAGAAGAATCCAACCAAATGGATATTGAACAATGGGAGGCAGAGGGCAAAAAGATTGTTCACATGTTAAACGGTGAGATTAATAAAACACCATTTCAATGTTCAATTTTTGTCCTATTTATACCCAAAAATGGTGCGTGTCAAATTAAATATCATAAAGAAATGAATGGAAAAAATATTGCTAATTGTGTAAACAAATGGGTATCCGGAACATCAACTCGTCCGTCTAAATTTGTTTGCAAAGGCAAATTTCTCCCGCCAACTATTTCTAATTTTTCTAAATGTATTAATAAAATATGGAAAAATGATCGTAATAAAATATCATCTATTATAGAGCGAGAGTATATAACAATTTCAGATATATACGACTTCTTTTTCGAAAACGAAAAAGCAATTAAAAAAGTTACTCGCATATTTGCAAAAAATCATACCAAAATGCTAATTGAGTGTTCTGATGGTAAATTAGAAAAAATGCCGTATGAACGGCAATGGCTGGTGCCAATTTCGGGGATTGTTTTGAGTAAAAATGGTTTTACAAAGGAGATGATCATGAACAGTGTGCCGTTTTTAATGGGACAATTATTTAGTCAAGCAAACAATATTCACCGAATATATTTTAAGAGTAGAGGGATAAATGAACCTCAAAAGCTTATCGGACAAGAATATATACAGCAAGCATATAAATTTCCAAAACGAGCGCTAGGAACATTTATAGGAAACTTTTCTAAGTACGAATGTTGGGCAGAAAATTATATTCGCAAAGAAAAAGAGCCATATAAACATGGTTATTTGCCAATCAGAGAATATAAAGAAATAATTAGTAAACTTATGAATATAATGCCTGATTTACATAATAATCAATTTAAGAGCGTTAACCAATTTAATGAGTTTGATCCTGATATTTATAAAATACTCCTGGAAATGGGATATGCTTATAGGTCGCCAAAATCAGTCAAGTCAGAGATCGGTGTTGATCTTGAAAAAGTGTCTGTGGAAAATCCGAATGGAGAAAACAATGAATAAGTCAATTAAATCAGAAACGATCGTAACAGAAAATTCAACTTTGGAGAAAAAAATGTATCAATTGAATCGCAGTGTTGGAATGCTAGTGTATGAAGTAATTTGTGGAAATCCCAACGGAGACCCGGATGTAGGAAATGCTCCACGCACATTTCCAGATGGATATGGGTGGGTATCACCAATGTCTATTAAAAGGAAGATCAGGGATTTCTTGTCCGATCATGATAATCCGGTTTTCAAGGATTTTGTAAAGAGAGACAATCTTGACCCTGAACGATTGTATGTATTTGAAAGCCGCAACAAAGGGTACGCTGGAACATCAGAGCTTGAATGTGCCAGAAAAGCAATGGCGCTAGCCAAGTCTGACCCTGAAGCCTTTTTAAATCGATATTTTGATGTCAGGATTTTCGGAACAACAGCTCTACCAGATGGGCTAGAGAAGGAAAAGAAAGAAGAACCTCGATTTGTTCGTACTGGATGTGTTTCGATTGGTGTCGGGTGTTCAATTGCGCCAGTGGAAATTATCGAGGCAAGTGTTACAAAAAAGTCGCCATTAAGCGCAGATCATCTGGCAACAGATACAGGAAGAACGATCAAAGATAAAGATCCTTCTGGAGATATAGGTCCAAATGCGCTAAAATTTATTCGTCACGGCATGTATTATCAACTAATTTCCGTCAACCCGCATTGTGCCCATCTGACCAATGCTGCCCAAGAAGATATTGATATTCTTAAGAAAATACTACCACATATTTTCGAAACATCGTCTTCGTGTGCACGTCCATCGGGTTCGATGAATTTACAACATGTTTGGTGGGCAGACCATTCTAATACTATTGGAAGTTTCAAAGAAACTGAATTTATAAATAATCTTAAGCCTACTGCAAAAAACGACAAACCAATATGTCTAAGTGATTACAATGTACCCAATGCTGCGGAATGTGGATTCAGTTTTGAAGTACATGATCTGAGCTAGAATTCGCAAAAAACGAGAGGCGTTCTTTGAAAAGTAAACCAAATATCTCAAAATTTGTGACCCTAAACACTCATAAAGTGTTGAATTATACCAAGTTATGAGTGCTCGGGTGTTTCTCCCCCGAAAGGGGGAGTGAATTGCAACTAGACCTAGCATTGCTTGATTCTCAGGACGGGTGTTTCTCCCCCGAAAGGGGGAGTGAATTGCAACCTGGCAGTTACGGTATGTTATACGAGCGGGGGTGTTTCTCCCCCGAAAGGGGGAGTGAATTGCAACACGCCAACTTCTGTACCCCACTCGGGTATAGGTGTTTCTCCCCCGAAAGGGGGAGTGAATTGCAACCGCCGAGTGCATAGGTAACATAAATCACGAGGTGTTTCTCCCCCGAAAGGGGGAGTGAATTACAACTAATTTTTTGAAAGACTTGCAACATGACGCTGACACTTGATGTTTCTCTCCTGAAAAAAGAGAGTGAATTGTAACGGAACCGACGGCGGAAAGATCGGCGGGCGTGGTGTTTCTCCCCTTTTGAAAAGTGGAGTGAATTACAACTGAAAGTCTTACTATTGAGGTGTTTCTTCCATGAAAAGTAGAGTGAATTGTAACTTAGCCCATTCAGCAGATTTGGAAAGAAACATTCCAGAACAATCTTTTATTGATCATATATCTGGTGTATACTTAAAAGCAGAGCAAGAAATAGAAAAATTAAAATCATTCATATCAGAAGATCATTATAATTTTCTAAAATGTCATTTATTAACCGCAATTTTGTACCATGACACAGGGAAGCTTGATCCTTATTGTCAAATGGTTTTAAGTGGTAAAGTATTAAATTGTAAAATGCCAAATCATGTTGATGCCGGTGTGTCTTATCTGATAAGTCAATGTGACAAGGCAGCACAAAACGGGAACATGTCTTTATCAGATCAATATAGGTACGCAGCATGGCTTGTTTTCGCTCATCATCTCGGATACCAAAAAAATCTATACGATGACCTTCGAGATAATAATTTACTAGGGGAAAGATGTCCGTGGGTAAAAGAAACAGACATGCTCATGAGCGAATATGTCGATGCAAAATTAGACAAGCTAATGGAACTTCATAAAAAAGAAATAAATTTAGTTGAACCCCTAAGTGTTTCTCCTCTGAAAAGCGGAATGAATTATAACAAGAATATTAGTGCTCCACTATCAAGATTAGCATTAAGCGTACTCGTAACAGCAGACTACTATGACACTGCTAAAAATTACAAGAACTTCATAGTAGAAGACACAATCCCAATAAAAGCAAATGAAAGATTACTACAACTAGATAAATATGTTAGTAGCTTTTCAGCAGAAACCGAGAGGAACAAAATAAGGCAAGCTATATATCAATCGTGTAGACATTCAGAAATTTCCGCATCATTTACATATCTTGCTAGTGAAGTTGGTAATGGCAAAACTTTATCATCTTTGGCATATGCTTTACATACTGTTAATACTAATAATATGTCAGGTATAATTTATGTTGCACCTTATACTAATATTATTAGCCAAACTGCAGACACTTATAGAAAAGCAATTGTTTTGCCCGAAGAAGATGATAAATTAACCGTTGCAGAGCATCATCTTGGAGTAGATTTTGAACATGATCTATCCGCAAAACTTTATACACAGACATGGAATTGTCCAATTACCTGCACAACCGCAGTACAATTTTGTGAAACTTTGGCTGGATACACACCTAAAAAGCTTAGAAAGTATCTCAATTTAGCCGGTAAATTCATTATTTTTGACGAGTCTCATTGTTGCCTGCCCTCAAAATTGTGGCCACTTACATTATATTACTTAAAATGGTTAGTTGAAAATATGGGATGCCGAGTACTGTTTGTGTCTGGGTCTATGACGAAGCCTTGGGAAATCAAGCGATTTAGAAAATATGTCTTAGATGGTTTTGATTATAATGTCCCATCTATAGTTCCACCAGAGATTTCAGAGATAACTCTTAAACAAGAAAAATCCAGAGTTACAATAAAGCAATTAGGCGGCATACAAGATAACGGGCATTGGAATAAACTATCTTTACCCCAAATTTGTAATGCTGTTATAAATGAGCGCAGCAAAGGTCCGGTAGTAGCGGTTTTTAACACTGTCAAAAACGCAGCATTGGTTGCAAAAACAATATCAAAGATAATTGGGCGTGAACATGTATTACACATGTCCACAGCACTTTGTGCTACAGATCGAGAGGTCATATTAGAAGATATCAAATCACGATTAAGTTCCGATGAGAATTTCATATTAATTGCAACATCGTGCATAGAATCTGGAATAAACATTTCTTTCAGAAATGGTTTCAGAGAAAACTGCAATTTAAATAGTGCTTTGCAATTGGCTGGTCGAATCAATCGAGATAATGTCTTTAATGATTCCACACTATACGTTTTCGAGTTAGATTTAGATGATTTTACTGAAAACAAAGAATTCAGAGATGGAGCAAAAATTTTTCGAGAATATTACGCTCTCGGAAAAATAGGACCAGAACATTGCGCAGAAGCAATGGAAGATGAAATAGGCAATCTTAATGTAGTTGGCAATTTAAATAACAAAGTTGTTACAATCGGGAGCTTAATGAGCTTTGAACAAAAAAAATACATGAAAGATGTTGGTGACATTTATCAGGTTATACCTAATAATAAAATAACTGTTATAGTTAAACCAGAAAACATAGATAATATCGAATATCCAACATCGACAGATATAGTTAGAAATAGTGTACAAATTTTCGAAGGCAATATTAAAACGATTTTAAACTATACTAAACCCTATGAAAAAATACCTGGAATGTGTGTGTGGTCAGGAAAATACGATACTGAATTTTTGGGATACATGGAAGAATTGATTTGACTTTTAGCAGCAGAGCAAGTACAATATACTGAGAATTCGTAGAAAATGGGAAGTGTTCTTTGAAAAGTGAATTGGGCGACTCAAAATTTGTGACCCTGAATACTCATAAGGTGCTGAATTATATCAAGTTATGAGTGCTCGGGTGTTTCTCCCCTGAAAAGGGGAGTGAATTGCAACGGCCACGGCCACGCAGCAGCAAAGATAAAGGTGTTTCTCCCCTGAAAAGGGGAGTGAATTGCAACCGACGCTTTCACCGCTACATCACTCGATGGGTGTTTCTCCCCTGAAAAGGGGAGTGAATTGCAACAACGACATGGCAACAGAACAATGCGCCAATGGTGTTTCTCCCCTGAAAAGGGGAGTGAATTGCAACCTTTGCCACTGCTGTTTCTCCTTATGCCACGGTGTTTCTCCCCTGAAAAGGGGAGTGAATTGCAACGAAACCGTAGTGGGTAACACCCAATTATCGGTGATTCTCCTCTATGAAGGGGAGGGGAGTGAATCACAACAACACATAAATAGGTTCAACATGATATGTCGGTTCACTCTCTCTTCTGTGAAATTCGCTATTGGCTAATCTCATTTGGTAAGTCTTATGTATTCCATATCCCATTTGCTCCGCAAACTTTAGAGCATCGTCTGCTATCGGATAGCTCTTATAGTTTTTAACATTTAATACTACATACTGCTTGGAGACCCGGCAAGATTCTTTGATTAAAACAGATAAGAATTTATCCCGCCAGGACTCATAATCAGGATATCTGAGGTAGCTCTGATTAGGCAAAGTGTCATATTGTTCTACATTAAAATAAGGTGGCGAAGTAAAGACCAAATCATATTCTTTATCTGGCAAAGTGGGCAAGACATCCTCTGCGCAACCTAAATCGTGACGAAACCTAAACTTCCACTGCAATTCTTTAGTTATGGGTTCGTATAGGCGGGAATAGAAGGCTGCTAGTTGGGTGTTACCCACTGTGGTCTCTGGGCAGGGGTCTATACCGTGATAGAGAAGGTTTTTATTAGTAGAGATAAGTCCGGTTAGTCTGCCACCGTAGCCAGCGCAAGGGTCGAGGACCTTACCTCCGGTGGGGGCATAGTTCTGATAAATATATTTAGCTATAACTGGCTTAAAATTAACTGCACTACGGACACCGTCACGAGTGCGGAGGATACGGCGAATATTCGCTTCGTTTGGTTTGTTACCCAATTCAAAACAACGATTGATGGCGTCTTTAAACTTTTCGTCGTTATTATATAATTCTGAGGGAGACAAATACCTGGATAGGCATCGCACTTTCATCATATGAGGGTGGAAACAACTAGCTACGGGTATACCCACATTGTTGGTCTGCAAATGGTCATTACCTATCAGTGGATTCTTAGTGGAAGATAAAGTGTGCATAATTTTAATCATATCCTGATTAGATAATTTGCGGTGAGGATACCCTGTTCTGCGATAGTATGCGAATACCATATTAACTATGTGGGATTTATTTGTATCACTCTCTTGGTATAGTTTAAGCAACTTATCTGACCACTCTTTATCGCTACCATTCCAATAATTAAATGCCCCATTTAACAACAGTTGGGACTTATTAGTTTTAAGTATTTTAGATTTAACATCTAATAGCAAGTTATCTTCTTGGCTAATTCTTAAAATTATTGATGAATTTTTTCGCATCATTTCTCCACAAGATTAAAGATCCATTTCTTTTTACCGCAGTTCCAAACGCGATATAAATTATTTTGGATGCACCATTCTCGTTCGGTCATATCTTCTGGACAACCGGTTTTCTTCTTCTGTTGACTCTGTTTAGATCTGGTAATTCTGTTTTTATTATCCCAATAAAAGTAATCGGGACCATATTCTTCTTCTAACGTAAATCCCAGAACTTTATATATACCACCATCGGTCCAGCAGTTGTCAGACCATGAAATAATTTTATTATAGCCCTCAGATTTGGCCCAGTCAATGAAATGTTTAAATAGTTTAGTTGATCCACCCTGAACATTAACGCCGTCTTTAAAACATAACCTATTAAGAACTATGGCATTCTTATCAACATTCTGACGATGATGAGAGGCAGCAGACATACTTGCAACTATCTCATTATTATAAACAAGGTTAAAACATTTGATAGTTCTTTTACCCCAACTTTGTATGTGATTATCGTCATAAAATTTCTTGCACATATCTTCTGTTATAGTACATTTACGAGCTGCTATTTTAATAGAATTAACACCTAAAATAGTTTTAATGAAATTAAGTATTTGAAATCTACGTTTAATCCATTGATGTTCAAAAATATGAAAAAGACGAACGCCTTTTTCCTGACATAGTCTGGTTTTATTTATATGTTTAGTTTTCGCTTTATCTTGTGATAGATATGCTTCAGAATGCCAGAAATTACCATTAAATTCTATTGCAAAATTATTATCTGGAAAATAAATATCTAACTCAAATGGTTTAATTGTTCTATGATCATTAAAAATAATAGTAATCGGATATTTCTGAATTTCATTCATCACATCTCGTTGCATTTGATTTTTGGGAAAGGTATAAGTGTTATAATAAAGCTGAGCAAATTCAGGATTAAGAAGCCGAGCACCTAAACTATTGGCTTGTAAATCAAATTCTTCGCATAGTTGTTTTATGGATTTTCCTTCTTTCATGGCTTCCCAGAATTTATTGCCTCGAAGAGCATTAGATAGATTAAATTTTCCGCTTTCGTTTGCAATGACTGATTTTTTGAATGACGCGGTCGCAGATGCCATAATGTCTTTGTTTTGTAGAGCATGTGGATATCCGTATTTTTCAATATTGGTCTCGTAGGCTTTCTGTCGTATTGATTCATTTTGCATTGGATTCGATACACCGTATTTGCTAATATTTGTATCTTTTGTTTTGCTCTTTATCTCTTCACTCTGCATCGGGTTTTCACAACCATATCGTTCCATATTGGTTAGTATTTTTTTATCTTTCGCTCCCGGAATACTGGCTAAATTGTCAACACCATACTTAGATTTCAGAGTTTCAATGGTTTTCTTTTTGATCTCATCGCTTTGCATGGCATGCTCTGTGCCATATTTCTCTAGGTTGGTTTGTTTGCATTTTTCTTTGATTTCTTCTGATTGAAAGGGATTCACAACACCATATCTATCCAAATTAGTGTTTGCAGATTTGGCTTTACTTTCTTCAGTCATACGGCTTTGAGATATCCTCTTGGCTATTTCTTTATTCTGGCTGGCATGTTCCACACCATATCTAGCAAGGTTGGTTTGTCGAGTTTTTTCTTTGACTTCTGGATCGGCAAAGGGTGATCCTGAAATGCTTTGTTCTTTGAATCGGCATTCTTTATGGCAAGCTGAACCTTTCTTAATAAAATGCCCCTTGCGTATACGAGATGGTTCTCCGCAAAATCTACAAGTAGCCCATATAAACTTATTCGAAGTCCTGCCAAATGTATCAGGATGATATCCCTCATTTTTAATAGTCAGGTCTACGAGCATCTCTGATTTGAAATTAAATATTTTTCTTTCCGCCATACTATCTCCAATTGTATATACAATACCAGCAAATGCCAATGTATATACATTTTAGCACTGCTTCATAATACATTATACAAGGTAATATCATCTATGAAGAAATAATTTTGAAAAAATAAAAGGGTGTAGCACCCTTTAAAATGCTACACCCTTCATAACTACTTATTACTGACTACGTTAGGTTAGGATTAGGTAGCTAGACCAACTTCGATCTTGCTCACTGCGTAGTCGTTGACTACCACAATTCCTACTTCCTCATAAATAACCCAGCCGAGCCGCAATTTCTTTGGATCGTCTGCAGGCAAAACTGTTATATCCTGGCGAATTGGAAAAGCCCCGACTGTGTCAGGAGATGCTACTACCAACACTACATCAGGATCCATTTTGCTTGAAACGTGGATATCTGCCGTCCACAAGTGACCGAACAAACCACTGGTGAGAATCTCGCGAGTGCTTGCTTCGTCATAGAAGTCCTTGCCAAATACACGGATACCCGCATACTGGTTGGCATGAACGACGATCTTGGTTGCAACTAGGTCGTGCTGCTCAATAAAGCGGAAAGCAGTATTAAGTGAAGCAGGAGATAGCGAACCAAAGTTGGTCACAATCTGATCACCACGGGTATCCACAGCAGCAATTAGAGCCGAGAAGATGTTCGCATCTTCCTCTTTCTGGATTGCTTCTTTGGCTTTGATCTGGGCTCTGTCTACAATGTAAAACCGGCGAGCCTTAATCTCAGACAAACGAACCTGTGGATTTGCAGCGATTTCGAATGTCGGAACGAGAATTTCTTCACCTTCCTGAATCTGATCGGGCACAGCACCACGGCGAGCAACTATATGGCCAATTGCGCTCACGTCGCGCTCGTAACGGGCCAAAGCACCCTGGGGTAGCTCGTCTACCAACAGGAGCTTGCGTCCTACCGCCTGGTATTCCAGGGACCGACGAATAGGCTCGACCATAGCTTGCGCTAGAGCAACTCTACCCTCGTCAGTGTTCAATGCCTGGGCTATGATTGCCTCTTTCTGGGCATTAGTAAGTTTTGTCTTGTCTAACATTTAATTAACTCCTTTATCTGTCTATTAGAATCTAAAGATATATAATAGACCAATTACTATTTCTATCGACTAACCTTATAGGGTTAGTTTGGCATGTAGAAATGTGCCGTAGGACAAAGAGTTTCCACCCTCTGGCAAAGCGGTAAATCCTACATCTGTTCCTGGAACACCGCTTGGATACGCAGTCGGTGTTTGAACTGTCATACCAACAATAAAGTTGGTGACAGGGTTATCGGTAAATCGTCCTGCGCGAGCTGCTGTTTCGCCAGCTGCGGCTTCTTCGGCGCCAACGGTCTCATCGGATGCCGAGCAGTACAGTAGTTCGCCCGGAACATACTCGCATAGGTCGTGTGCATTGGCCTGGACTAATTCATACTGATCTGTCCAGAACTCACCGCCTGAGTGATAACAAGTCATCTTGCAACTAGCAAGAACCTCGTTGCCCTGATCGGCTACTCTGTTTTGTGTGCGTCTGCTTGCAGCACCATAAGCACCCATAATTAAGGCACCATCGGTTTGAACCGCAGGCACACGAGTCAGAGAAGAGCCAGACTCAGGAGTATAAGAGGTTCCGGTCGAACGAGAATCGCCGGCGATACCGATAGGTAGTACATTAACGGCAGCAGCCGCATCGGCAAAAACCACATTGGCATCGTGATTCAAACCAATAATACTACCTTGTGGTATGTCTGTTGTTACATCTGGATCTATTGGAAGATTAGACGCTACAACATGGTATACTTCTATAAGAGCCATTTATTATCTCCTTGTTTATTATGATTCACTTCCCTTTTTGGGGGAAGGCATATAGTCTCTAACTACGAGAAACTATTAGTGAAACAATCGATGATCGCCTCTTTCACTAGAATAGCGCTCATAATCTTTGTTTCTTTGTTCTAGTTTAAACAATGACTGGATGCCTTCTTGAAGAGTTGGTTCACTCTCAGTGGGGCTCTTGGTCATATTTGGAACTTCAGTATCTGGTACTGACGCTTCCTTTTGCATTCCCTTGCTCGTACTTGCTTTCTTCAAAAGATCTTCGTAGTCTTTCATTTGTTCTGGTGTAAAGCGTCTGAACATTGCAACCTTATCGGGTATTTCGTCAAGTGTGATCAAGTTTGCTTTTGCTAATCTTGATGCTAATTTAATGGCCTCACTGTCATCTGTTGCGTATGTTTCGTTATTCTTTCCTAGCATTTGATCCTGTTTTTCAGGGGTATTCTTCTCATTCTTGTCGTATTCGGAATTCATTCCACCACCTGCTGGAATCTCTGGCATATCGAGTTTATTGTCGTAAGTGTGTTCTCGTTTTAATTGTCCACCATCAGGTGCTTCCGGTATCGATGGTTCACTCATTCCTTCGCTCGGCTTCTTTTCATCAACTGCAAGGCTGTGCGTTTGGTTACCTTTAACCTTGCCTTTTCCTGGCCCAGAAGATTGGTTAATATCAGGATCATCTTCTAGACTTTTTACTCTATTCACCGTAACTGTCTGTGATTCCTTTATTATTTCATCAGAATTTTGTGCAATCAGTATAAAATTCTGATTTTGATCTCGCATTAACGAGTATGTTATTCCGTCCTGTAGCTTAACTGTGGTCTGTCCAGATGCGGCTTTCTTCGAGAGAGCACTATAGTGTTTGTGCCCTTCGGCTATCGTCCAAACCTTGGCAGTTTTTACATTTTTGTTGCTCTCTGCTTGAGCCATATCTTTCTCCTTTTTGGGCATATCTGCGGATTTTTCTTTGACATCTTGGACACACCGCTCATACTTATCTGGATCTTCCTTTTTGTCCACGGTAGTATGGCAAACGGCCCAAGGATTTGTATCATAATGCTTGCCTTCGTAAGTTACACCTTTCTGCTTCTTTGCTTCCTTGTTTGGCTTGCAGGTGCATTCCCCGCCTTCTTTGCATTTGCATTTGCAAACTGGATTTCCGCATTTACATGATGCGGCTGCTATTTTAACATTAGACTTCGAAGACGCTTTCTTGCCACCTTGATTCCCATCAAGTACGTTGCCTTGTTCTGGCTTGTAGTGTTCTTCCCCGTCCATTAGGGAACCGCCATGAGGCACTGTTGGCAAATCCTCCGACTCACTAACTCCCATATCTTTACCCTCGTCTCCAAGCAATTGCTTTTCACGGGGCACATCTGGCTTTTTGGCATCGAATTTTTCTTCGTGCCCTATTTTGCCTTTATCTTGTATTTTACCAATGCCTTCGGCATCCTGGGCGGGTTTAACCTTAACTTTATCACCCTCCTTATTTTCCTTATATTCTACCTTTTTGACATCATCTGCTTCTTTGGCTTCTTTGCCAAGTTCTGCTTGTCGTATAATCCCATCAAAAAGGCTGTCAAGAGCATCTTGAGTCCGCTTCATGGTTCCGGTTTTCATTCCACTTAGGAATCTGTCCAGAGAAGCAACCTTTTCCTGTCCTTCTTCGCTTTCGGATTTCTGACACATTGGTGCTGCACATCCCTTATCCTCGGTGTGCTTCTTGATAACTGGCTTACCACCACCACCATCTGGTCCATCATCGTCACCATCGTCATCGGTATCATCATCGCCTTTGAGGAAATCTGGTTTATCAGAACCTTCATCTGCTTCTGTCTCTGATTCGGTATCACCAGATTCTTCGCCGCCTGGCAAATGCTCTTCTATCTCTTCTGCGGGAGTTTCGGACTCTTCGTGTTCAACTGAATCATCCTCAACACCCGGTATTTCCTCGCCCTGATCTTCCATTAATCCTGGAATTCCAGAATCTTCAGTTTCCTCGATCCCTGGAATTTCGTCGCCACCGTTTTCAAGACCCAAATCTGGCTCTCCGATGTCGCCTACTTCTCCCATATCTAAGTCACCAGTTGTGTCTACGGCACCTATTTGACCCTGCAATGCATCAAATAAGGTTTGAATAGCATCGACTGCTTCGGCGGGTATTTCGAGGGTTACTGTTTCTCCCATTCCCATGTCGCCTTCGCCTGCGCCACCGAATCCTAGATCGATATCATCGGTTCCGAAATCATCGGAAAATTCCTCCCCGCCCGATAAGTCATCTCCAATACTTGTTGCATCTTCAATTGGAGACGCACCACCTGTTGGGTCACTCTCGATCATTGGGTCTTCACTTACAGGCTCGTCCATTGGATCGGGAATATCATTTTCCAAATCCATTGGCTTGGGAGACATTGGCGATCCGCCATCCATACCCATCGGTTTGGTTGGTGCGGGCATTGGCTTTGGCCCTACTGGTGCAGCATTACCACCTGGCATACCCATCGGCTTTGCTGTCGGAGTGCTCATATCCATTGGTTTAGGAGCCATTGGCTTGGGAGCCATTGGTTTAGGCATTTTGAGTCTTGGCGATGGACCAATTTGAGCAATTGCTTCTATCACCAAATCTTCTATGCTTGCATGAGCTGCCCGCAGACCTTCACAGATTGTGCAGGCATCATCAAAGTTGTAATCATCCTTTACAAACATAGCAATACACGTTTTAACTGGACTATGAATCATAGGATCGTTGCTCATATATGTTGATGCCACTTTGGCAGCAAGACCATCGGAATAAATTTTTAGCTGTTCCAATTGTCCACATACACACTCTGCCAGTGGTTTGCCCTGGCATGGACCACTCATGGATGTGGCATTTTCGCCAAATCTACGAGATATTCGCTCCAAGCACGAAGAGGATGGGAATTTGTCAAGTTTGTCATATCCCTTCCACCGTGGGCTGGCTGCGACTTTCTCTAGTGGCAATGTGGCTTTGAGGCCATCAGACAAATCGAGAGCACCGGCTTTTGCCATCTTAAGAATAATATCGCCCTGTTCTTTTACTGTTCGTGTATTAGCAAATTTATTCCAATTAATTCCATAGTTTTCCAAAGACTGGATAAATGCAGCCTTTAACCGGTTGCACCCATCACACTCTGACTCTGCTATCTTGTTTGGCTTCCAGACATACTGAGCATAAACTCTATGTTTCTGGTTCTTCGCAGAACGAACTTGCATGTTATATTCCTGCAAGCAATCCCAACAAATGCCATCCTGACCTTTGCGAAATTCTGACTTTAATAGATCGGTATTATGTCCACCACAATTGGGACAAACGCTACCAATCTTAATATTTTCGGCTTTAATCTTCTCCAAAACTACAGGTGTAATTCTCACGACAGAGGCTAAATATGGATTTAAATTGGATTGAGCCGTTTTCTTCAAAATGTCTCGAACCTTAACAGACGCCCCAACGGGGACATTGGGTAATGTGGCTCCTTCACCTTCGCCACCCATTGGACCACCTTCACCACCAAGCCCCTCTTCACTGGCTGCGGCAGAAGATTCTTCTTCTGCCCCGAGTCCGAATCCCTCATCGCCTTGTTCTTCGGTTTCCTGTATGGTCTCTGGCCACTTGGAAACTTCCATGCGGACAGAGATATTGCCTTCACCGCCGCAATTATTGCATCGAAATTCACCATTATCTACGTCAACATCATTCGACCCACAAACCGGACAAACAGAACCCGGAGGTTGCGGCTCGCCTGTGGTCTCTTCTACATCTGGTGTTTCAGCAGGAGGAGCCTGTGACAAAGCTTCACCAGGAGGTGGCATACCCATATCACCGCCGCCCGGAGGCGCGGCTGGATTTCCCATTTCTGGGCCAGCAGCCGGAGGCATTCCGCCAGCTCCTCCCATCTGGGCTTCCTTAACCATAGTACGTCGCTTCTCGGCTCGTACTTTTAGGGTTTCTTCGTTTTTCTTCGCGTCAATCAGGATGACCTCAAAATGTCCGTCATCTTCATTGACATCAATAGACTGCGGAATCAACTCTAACTCTTTTCCAGTGGTTTCTGCAACTTTGGCTTTGGCCAATGTGGCTGCTGCATCTGCAAACTTCTTCCGATCACTTGTGCTTGCGGACACTTCTGAAATTAGCCCTTTATAGGCATACATACCGTCGGAATCGTCGCCAACTGTAACATCTTTGGTGGGTTTTACTGGCTCTGCGATAACCTTGCGAAATATATCAACACTTGAATTTGCCTTCTTGTCCTCTTCTTTGGCGTTTAAACAATGCTCGCACGCCTCTGATATCTTTCCTTCAAGGTCCTGTTCTGATAGTGCTACTAGCCCGTCCACGATATACTGTGGAGCATATGCTAGTTTTGACAGCTGCCGAATCAAAACATCCGCAGCCAAGTATGGTGACCAATCGGCACCAGTATTTGCGGTCTTGCCAAATACTTGTGCTTTGGCAACTTTGCGATTAATCGCTGCCACATCGGATGGTTTATAATTGGCGATAACATTTGCCAAAACGCTGTATTTACTTTCATGCGAAATAAGCCTTTGAACAATTCCGGCCAACTCTTTGGGTGTAATCCCTGCCGCCAGAACTGTCTTGCCTAAAGTATTTAAAGATTCCTTAACAATATTATTTGCTACTTCAGCCGTAAGCCGCGCTAATTCGCCATCCTGCTTGCTTAGCTGGTCTTTGCCTTCTGTGATTGTTAATGGTTCAGTCCATTCATGGCTCTTAAGCAACTCCATGAGCTGTTTTTCGCCAATTTGCTTCCACTGCTTATCTAAGCCACCGTCATAATTCGCGCCTATTTCACCTCTGTTGGTCTCCCCGATATCACTATAAGTATTCACACCTTCATCGAACTGCCCTTCGGTTACAACGTTCCGGTCTTCCTGTTTCCAATCACCACTGGTTCTGGAAGCTCCATAAAAAGTTTCGCGCTCTTCCCTTAATTGTGCTTCTGTGGTATATTCATACGTTCCTGGACGCTGACCATGTTCTGGAATCTGTTTTTGGGTTATGTTTTTGTAATGTTCATCAGTTCGTGGGTGCAGAGTAATTTTTTGGTCATCGAGCTGTTTTTGGGTTACCTTTTGATATGTATCTTCGTTTTGCGTGGAATGTGCTGCTGTTTTCTCAAATTCATCAATATCAAAATTCTCTCGGAAACCATCCAACATTGTTCTTGCTGATTCATCGGGATTGGAGTTAATGTATCCAATTGTGTCTTCATCTAGTTCGGCAACTCGTATAGTCCCAACTGTTTGTCCTTTATATAGTTGGGTAATTTTGTCAGCAGTTAAAACTATCTTATAATCACCTCTTTCGGCTTCTACTTTTGTAGAGACATTCGAACTCGCCTTCTTGATGTGCCCCTGAAGTTTTTCAGCAAGAGCTTGTCTAGTTTTGGCATCCAGCATTTGCTATCTCCTTGTAAATGTACTGTAATTTAAGCAGCAACCTAATTGCTGTAAGATGTTCGTCACATGGTATGTCGAAGTATATTCCAATATGTTTCTCCTATTCGAAAAAACAAAGGAATATTCCTCTAATAAAATGTGTGTAATCCGACGTGAAGGGATGACTATTTGGATTTTTTGGAAATTTTAAATGCCAAATTTAGAAGATTTTTTGTATTTTGTGCAATTTTGTTTTCAATTTCTGGTGTTTTAGTCGGAAACAAAACCGAACCAGATATTTTAGACATATCTAGTCTTTTAGATGCCAGAGGTGATGTTACCGTGCCGGCCTCGCCTGCTGGCCCCGTAGACACCCTACCGGGTGTCGGAGAAGGAGTCGAAGGGGTTTGAACTGCATTTTGGACTTTTTCTCCTGTCTCTGTCGTAGATGTGGAATTTTCACCCAACCTTCCATATCCTTGCTGTGTTAAAACGTCAATAACTTCTTGTAGATCAGCCAAAACTTTAACTAAATCACTCAAAAATTCCAAATCGAGCATATCTTTTTGGCTCAACATTGACTGAGACACAGATGTTATTAGGTCAAGGGCTTGTCCTAGGCTATCTAGCTCTTTTTGCCCAGCTAATTTAATACATCCCCGATCTGAGCACATTATTTCCGTTTGAGATGCCGACTTTAAAAGAATTGGCAGTCTGCGTTGTATGTCAGCAGCCTTTGATAAAAAGACTTGCGGATCGATAACTTCTGTTACACCGCATTCATGACAAGCAGGGTTAACTACAAATGAATTTTCTATAAATTTGATGCCATAGTTATATTCGAATGCCTGTTTATCGGTGACTTCAAATTTTGACGGATCATCTTCTTCACAACCACAAATTGGGCACGGTCCATCGCCACCACTTTTATGATATTGACATGTAACTTTCTTCGCAGAAATTTTCCGAGTCTTTCTGTCCTTGATGTGGCTGCAGTAATTTTCAGGTGTCTCGGCTTTTTGGTGGCAAATAGAACAAAGACTATACAAAACCTGGCAATTGTGGGTCGCTATATCATTCAATATATAGCTATGATCGCTGTTCTCGTCATCATTCTCGCCTATTTGAACATAATAAGTCAGCTCCTCATTGTTAATGCAAATAACTTCTTCGACCCTATGTGCTATATACTTTTTGTAATAGAATGAATCGAATTTTAATTTTTCAGACTTTTGGTGATTACTAATGAATTCCAGAACGTAATCACCTCCTTCAATTTTTGACGCCTCAACGAATTCAGCAGGTATGGAATCTTTATCTCCGGATTTTCTGTGAGGATCGGTATTGACAAGATTCTTTTTTAGTATTAAAACCGGATGCTCGTGGCTAAGTGCCAATCCTGTAGGATTCCCTACCCATTTGATATGATAAAGTTTATCGTGTAGGTGTGTTCTGCATATTGCAAAGACTGCCTCGGTTTTACCAGTATGAGTTATAACTAAATCATGAACCTGCAATTCATCGACTCGTTTTTTAGATCCATCTGCCATACTGACCAAATCATGTCCACGAGATGCTCCCATACTTGTAGACATAATATAGTTTTCTTTGATGCCGCGAGCTAATTGCGGATAGGCTTCTGAATCCACTCTGGCAATGATCATGATACCATTCCGATCGTTATCCCACCAAGAATGAACTACCTTTCCTCTTGCTTGCTCTGCATCTGTATTGTTGTGGTTTGTAAATACAGGCACTCCAACAAAAGTTCCGTATGATTTCTTTAATTCTTCTTCACTGAAATAATCGCCATTATCATTCGGCTCATCTGCTTTGATCGCAAAGCATTTAACGTATAGAGAACTTGGATGTGATTTGATCTCTGCTTCTAAATCGAATTCTGTATTATCGCCATCAACAGTAAAATTAGCCTGTTTGGATGCGGTTTTGATTTTTTTAACCGTAGATTCCAGTATACCCGGAGTTAAAGATAGGTTTTGGTCAACAAATAATCCATCGTTGAATTTTGGAACGTTAAGAGCTTCAATCTCTATTAAACTAAATGTTGCTTTTTTCTCAAACATTTATTTCCTCGCGATTCTCTGCAACTCGGAATTGATGAAGTCAATTTTATCTGCTAATACATCTAGTCCTCTGCGGTCTAGCTCGGATGCTATTTTACTCATCCGTTGAAATACAGAACCCGTAGGACCAAAACCTCTATTGACATTTGGTTTCTTTAACTGCCTACCATCTGGTTTTTTAACCTTTCCGCCTGACCCCGGTATTGGAGATTGGGGTTGCTGTATGGGAGTAGGAAGCATTTCCGCTGGTTCTTGTGGAGATGGAACTGGTGGCTGAGCTGCTGGTGTCGATGTAACTTCGCTTGGTATGCCTGTTTCATATTTCCCAGTATCCTCAACGGGTGCAGCAGGAATCTCTGTTGTTTCATCGAATCCTTGAGGAATTTCAATGTCCTGCGATTGTAGTTGTTGGACATCAGAATCAATTTTATCAGTTGATAAAACTTCCTCTCGGCCATCATCGTGATGAACGATTACCTCAACAGCAACTTGCTGCCCAGACGTTTCAATTTCCTTCTCCAACTGTTTTCTGACATTATCTATGGCTTTCTTGGCGGCAACTTCTAGAAGATCAAATCTGGCGTTGATGGGCGAAATTAAAACATTAATACTGCTTTCAAGATTAGGATATCGACGAAGAAAACTATCTAGCACTTTATTCCAGTCGGTACCTCTCTCAAGATCCCTCAACATGCCCTCGGCACTGCCGGCCTCACCAATGAAATACTCAAGGTTCTCAACTACTTTGATTACTTTTGTGGTGGGTTCTATCATAGGATTAACTTGCATTTCTTGGGTTTGCCCTGGTAATGGCAAGTGTTCGCCCACAGGAACCGTGGTCTCACCTGTATCAATTGACTTCTGTCCAAGATTTTCCCAGTGAGATGTTTGTCTGTAAGTCGGACCTTTGATGCGATAGGCATCGTGCCTTCTTTTTCTTTCTATTTTGATTAGATTCATTACATGCTTGCCATATTCGAAACCATCTGGATTTATTTCATTTTCATCTACAACTTCTGGGGCATTATAGGCATACCGAATGCCTATCATCACCTGACCGCCATTACCTTTTCCTGAACTCGATGAATATTTTCGCCCAAATATTTGTTCTGCTACCGGAGATGGATCCTTTTTCTTTTTATCTAATCTGCTTTCGAGCTGTTCTAAACATGCAGCATTCATTAAGCATGATACATAATCCATTAATTTGGCAATTTGATATCCATATTGACAAAATGTCCTGAATCCATTCTCGTCCATTGTGGTTGATACATCGGTATCTTTGGTTGGAATTAAATGTCGGACTGCTCTGGAAAATTCATTCCAATCACCGGTTTTTTGATACTGCGAAATAGCATCCTTTACTGGATTTGGATCTTTAGACGACAAATATTTATAGTAAAGTCTCAATTCATTAACAAAAGACTGTCCGAGATATTCAGATTTAAATCTATTCCAATCATTTTGGTATTCTCTGATTACATCAAACACTGATTCCGCATTGGTCCGATTGAATATCGAAATAGCCCTTGCAGCACCAGCAGTATATGGTTTGTTTTTAAAGAAATCTGTTTGTTGAGATAATGATTGCAATACTTTTGTGGCCCAAGGACCGAATTCTATGACTATCCGCGATAATCCACCACCGCTGGGATTTATCCAGTTTTTGGTTATTTGTTGACGGCCCAAATTCCCATTGTCTCTGTCAAAAATAATTGTTCCATCGTTAAAATTGGTTGGTGGTAGTTTCCTTAATGCAGGAATAGCCAAAGTCCTAACCCCGGCCGCAGTTGTTGGGTCTGTATCCATGCCATTACTAGAATAATTCATTTTGTGTTTTGGCACCGTAAAAGAGTTTCTAATCTCATCCCGTTGTTGTGGATCTTTGACCCCAAGAAACGGAGCATATTCAGATGAAAATTGTGACTCTACTTGATCCGTATTTTGGGGCTGTGTAACTGATTTATAATAGTCAAGCATATCCGACGTACAATTTTTTAACATTAATCGCAGTTCTTCTACTGTAAGCTCGGACTTATATGCCTTGCCAGTTCTAGTAGCCACTAACCCTTGTCGATAACCATGTGGTGTTTTTCCCCATGTAAAATCATCCTCAACAGCAGGATCCCCTTTCTGTGCTTTTTGCTCTCTCATACCATCATAAAATGTTTTGTTAATACGGTCAAACATTTGTCGATAATGAGATTGCATAGCAGTAGGATCTTGAATCCCCATTTTTTCAATATATTTACTTTGAGTTGTTTGAATATCACGCCAAAGAGTATTGGCATTTAATGCGAATCCATCTCGAACTTTACGAGCAATAGCCCGCATTAAATCACTGGGCAATTTGATTTGGTCTACTGACTCTATCGGAAATCGTCTTCTATATTCTTTCGTTCTAGATAAAAATATAGAGCCGGAAGGGTTAGTACTATCTGATTCATAAACTCGATTTCTCTCAGCATGTTGAGCAAAGAAATACCTTGAATTTATGTTTCCAGGCAACATGCCATACTGCGACGATTTATTTTTCTGGTCATCAAAAAAGGCCCTCAATTCAGAATGAGAAAAATTAAGACCTTTCTCAGCGCTCCCTTGTGAGGTGTGAAAATATGCAGTTAATCCGACATCTTCGTTTTCAAGTGTTCGAATAAAGTCCATCAGCGAGTAGTCCGATACCCCGGATTGCTGTAAAAACTGATCGACAGTTGAAATGGCCTCTGTGGCTCGATTATTTGATTCAGCATCTTCTTTTTGCATTGGAACTATATTTCTGCGATACAAAAACCGCATCACTAAAGTAGGATTAAACTCTGGAACTATATTTCCAGTTTCAGGGTCTAAATTTTCAACTACAAATCCGCCCTGGACTTTATGTTGTCGCTTTTTACCGGACGCCCCAATCAAATCTGCTTTCATGTAAGGCATAAATTTTTCTTCAATGGCTGCTTTAATCTTTTGTGCCTTATCGCCCAAGTTAGGCATTTGCCATTCAAGATTTACGGTTGCAGAATCAAGTCCGGTGTATCCGGTATTCCACGCCATACTTTCTTTGGAAAGGGCCGACAATTTGCTAAGCCGATCGTCTGCTTCCTTTAATAAGATAGACTTAACATCTGCATTTTTTAACTTGGATGCTATCTTTCGCATCTTGGATGATATGCGAGACATTCCCTCATTAATTAAATATTTTTTGAAATTTTCATTCTGTTGAGCCATGATATTCTATACCTAACAAATACTGTCAAATCCTGCTTATCCCTTAACGTGTTTTGGTATATCAATACCTTGTAAATCTATACGAGTATATTTACCAGCATTTTTGGGCATTGAAACTCCCCACATATCATTTGCATATCTCAGGGCAGAACCAAGAGTAGGAAAATACTTTCCCGACGGGCTGAATGCTTTCTTCTTGGGATTATTAGGCATCTTCTTATTGCCAGCAAAAAATGCTTTGCCTTCGCGTTTTGAAATAGCGGGTCCAACCACAACATATCTCATGCAGGCATCTTCATAGTCCTTGCCGACCCACCTAAAATAAGATCCAGGCAAAATTTTCTCGAACCGCTTTTTTACTTCTTCGGATTTTTCGCCGTAGTCTTCACTCCACTTAATTCCTTTATCTTTAATTCGTCTGCGCCCGGCTTCAATTATAATCATAAAAATCGCCGTCTAGAAACTACAGAGATTTAACCCCCGTAGAGGGAAGACGACTTCTCCTTTCGCTTAAATAAGTTCTAAATTCACAATCTTCCACCCTCACATTCTGAGCCAGCCTCTTACCACCGTTCAATGAATGCACGCTAATCCTGTCGTTCATTGTACCACCAACGTAGCACAAACCATACTTTTTATGTTTAACTAAACTACCTCGTTTTAACCCCAAACTCCTAGTACTACCATAAGGTTTCCTTGCTCCACCAGTCGAAGGTTGCAAAGCGTGCAATTGTCTTCTATGAAACCTAAGAGGTACTAGCTTAATAATAGAAGTGTTATCTGGTTTTACGTGCCCACCTACTAACCAGTTAGCCAATACCCAACTATCTACATTGTGGCACTCAAATTTATCGTCTAGCTTAGAACTACTTTTTTTCAAACCAGCATTATCTCTTAATTCTTTGGTTTCATATCCCTGCTTGGTTTCTAAGATGCCTAGTTGTTTTATTTCTTCATAGAACCACTGTTTGCCTACTTCTAATGGAGAGAAACTTACATTCCATTTCTTGGCATTCTTCCAAGTCTTAGCTTTAATATCTTCTACTACATAGTGTGTTATTGGGAAAATTTTCTCTAGCCACTTACATATATTTAATTTGAGTTGCCATCTGGCTTTTGTGCTAGGGGCTAATTTCTTTGATTTTCTGTTATCAAACCTGGCTTCACGATAACGTGTGTTTCTGAATCTTCTAGCTCTACGCATGTTCCTACGTCGCTCTACAGCATCTTTAACCCAGTCAGGCGTTTCTGTTAGAATATTTAGATAAGTGTGAGCTTCTGATTTAATTGTGTAGGCTTCTCGTTTAGAGCCAGGATCGATGCCTACCACAATTTCTTGTTTATGAGTGTTTGGTGTCTTTACGTTGAGTCTAGCACAAAATATACCTTTCTTATAGAATGGAGTAGCTTTGCCAGAATTAACCCATCTCTTAGCTCTTAATAAAGTTGTAGGCATTAGTGGATTATTGTTCTGATCTACTACTGGTACGAAAAACATATAAACTCCAAAATTTCATAGCTTTACGATAAGTGGGTGCTATGAAAACCTCTAATATACTACCCTTCGACAATGTTAAGAAAACTTAGCTATTAACTAGAATAACGTGCTATTAAATGGTTCTAGCTCAGAGCCTGGAATTAGGGTGGCGTTCCGGGGTGATTGTAGTTCTCTTAACGTAGAATAATAGTCTCCTTTCTTCTTAGTCTAGTAAACTCTTACGTTGTGTTCCATCACTCACAAGCTCCCGGTCTTTAGACTGGAGTAGTTTACTGTTTAAACTCCTCACTTTTAACTGAGGTATATTTAGCTTTAGAAAACGACGATTCTTGTTGTTGAGCATCGCCTCCGAAGGATTCCCCGGAAAATTTCGTTTTAACGAATTTATTATATTCGTCCCTTAAATCATAGATCTCTCCTGATTTAGCAGTATATAACTTTGCAGCACCAAATTCATCGGTAGATGCAGTTTTCGATTTTTTGCTTTCTAGAATCGCGTTAATAAATTTACCGATAGTATTTCTCACTGCTTGTGGGGTCTCTTCAATTGCCTTATCATCAAACCGTAAAACAGTCCATCCGCGTTGGGCTAAAGTATTATCTCGTTTCTGATCATCGGACGCCTGCTCAGGATTACTGTGCCATATGTCACCATCGCAATTTTTTGAAACCATGTTATTTACACAATAAGAATGGTCTTCTGTTTCGAAATTATATCTAATTCCACTGTATGACGAAAATATTATTTTTCTAATTGGAATATAGAAATAATCATCATCTTCGCGATATCTTCTCTTTCGTGGATTCCAATTTATTGTAATTTCAAAAAGCGAATGTTGAATACCACTTCGCCCTCGAATATTATATGTCCCATCAATCCTACTAATAACAATAGGTGCCCAGATTCCAATAGTAGCACAAAGTTGCTGTATACCCAAAGCTAATGATTTTGAAGATGTCTGAATACGCCATTCCGACTCATTCCGCATGCACCCGTCTCCATCCATCACTCCTTGAATAAAGGATTTAATGTTTTCTTCACTGGTATTAAACATCATACTAGGAACTTTTTTATTTCTAGCATACTTACCACATACTTCATTGAAGAACTTAGATAATGGAGTGCTCTGAAAATATACCCGCGCTGCTCCCTTTCCAAAATAAATCTTTCCTAATTTAATTCCAAAAATTTCATCCATCAATGTTTCTGTCTCATTAATGTAATCCTTTTCATTTTCTGAAAACGAAAATACAATTGAGCCGCTATCAGATGCACATCCCTCAGCAACATAGATCCCTAGCAATCTAGATGTTTTAATATCAAGATTTATTTGCTCTGGAATCTTTTTACAATTATTAGTTATATATTGTTGTAAGTTTATAATGCGAGAAGTGCTATTGGTCTTTCGCTTAGGAATTATTACATAGTCACCAACTTCTGCTTCTTTAACGCATATAAATTGTGGTATATCCGGTTGCAAATATTCTCTTGTTCGTGTTATCCGGGGCTCATCGCGAACTACTCTGGTTTTCTTGGGCTTAGAAATCCACAACTTGTGCGATGAAGTTACATCCAGATTAAACATTCCTATAGCGCAAATTTTGGCAACTTCCCCATCATATTCTTGAACAAATTTATGCACAATTTTAGTATGTTTGCCATATTTGTCAAATAATTTATCTGATGATAAAACATCCTCAACTTTTTTGTATCCATTATCTGTTTCTATTACAGCACCAGGTAATAAGCACTCGACATTAAGTTTTAAATCAGGCAATGCAAAATCTAGCTGATAAGGCGGGCCTCCGTGAGGATTTTGTACTGGAAATTGAACTCTTATTTTCTGCGGGTTTATGCGATACATCTGGCTTAAACCAACTAAGGTATCGGCCACCTTCTGCTCGATACTTGTTAGTTTAACAGGCATGGCATTCATCATTTGTCCATCTGTTTTCTGCTGTTCAAATTTTTTCTCTTTGCCAGGCTTCATTATTTTGCCACCAGCTCCTGCTGTGGCAGGCATTGCACCTGGCATACCTCCACCACCCATGCCCATATCCATACCACCTACGCCACCTGCCATACCTGGAGCACCTTCGCCTGGCATTGGAGGACCACCAGCACCTCCACCGCCTCCGCCCAAAGGCATACCACCGGCACCACCGGCTGCGCCTCCCAGCCCCGCACCCATACCCATAGGACCAGCTTGTGCTTGCTCGTATCGCATACGCTTGACTTCCTGATCCCATTTGAAATCCATCTCTTCTAATAAGGTTTGAGAAGAAATAAGTTGTTTGTCATGCAATTGGTTAAGCAATTGGAAGTATTGAGTTTTATCTTTTAGATTCAAATCATTCCATTTGATTTCAGGATATATAAAGGATAATTCTCCTATTTCTTCGCTCTCTTCGTTATCAATAAATCCCTGCATTTCAGCTATGGGTTTAAATATACGTTCTTGTATCCATTCGGCTAGGGTGTGTCTCCAGGACTCAATACGTCGAATAAGTGTTTCAACACCAACCTGAGCACTTTGGTAGCCCGAATTCGAATGGATGCTTAATTTACCATTTCGTTCAGTGATTATAAATCCATTAGGAACAGTAACACACCAAACTTTACCTTTATATGGAAGACGAGTTATGGTCTTATACTTTTTGGATTCAAGCGGCAAAGTTTCTTTGTTAAGATCATAATCCGAAAATGCGAGTTCATACCCACGCTTCTCGCTATATCGATAACGCGGCCAATATCCACACTTTAACGCAACTTCTAGAATGTCTGCATTTAATTGCCTACTACGAGTATAATACACATAATATTGTTTTGGCTCACCTCGATCTCTTGTTCTAATTGAACCATCTCCATTAATCATGTGTCGCAATAATTTCTGCAGATACGGTCTTGGCAATTCTTTTACCCAATCCGGCAAGTGTTTATTATAACTGCCATCTCCACATTCCATTTGTAGATACATAGCTAATGTTTTGTTATGAATTGCAAATGAATCGTGTTTTTCGTCATGAGAATATTTGTATGGCAGAGATTCGAATAACTCACAAACATCATTATATCCCTTGCCTTTTACAGATTGATATACGCATAATGATATCGGCTGTTTATAAGTCTTGCGAGCGGTTCTGCTCTCTTTGCGAGTATATCCTTCGGTTACATAATATGCCATGAGGGCAACATATTGATCTACGGAAATCTCATTGTCACCAACAATGACATTTTCTGGGACTTCACCTCCCAACCAATTAACTCGTTTTCGGAATTTGACACGATCAGATACTTTATCTGCAGTATCCACAATCCACTTATCGCTGTCTCTTTTTTGATATAACATTCGATGATTTGGCGTACAAGCAAAATCAATACGATCGGTCCGGAAATGAATCAGATCATCATTCCAGTCGTATACATGAATCTCGGTTGGTTTTTGATATTCCAACATCCCTGTTTCTTTATTGAATGTCGCAATCTCATCATCTTTGTCTATTTGATTAAGATTTTTTAATCCAGATTTTGTTAACATCTTGTCAGTTTCGGGAATACACATCTCCCCATTCAGTAGTGACTGGTTTAGCATAAATCCGTCGAGTATTTCTTTACCTATATACTCCATTTCCTGAGTTATTTGCAATATTTTGCCGCTGTTACCCTGGATAGTGATTTTACCATTACGGCGAGTCACAAAGAATCCAGTAGGAACTGTGAAACACCATACTTTACCTTTATATGGAACTCTGGTAATATCTTTTTCTCGTACAATTGGATAACTGCCATTAGAGAATTTACCCATGCTTATGTGGACTCTGTATATTGTATTTTTACCGAATGATTTATAATCAGGTTTCTTTGCTTTACGAATGCAGGTAGAATAACCGCACTTAAAAGCAATTTCTTGTATATCATCAGCCAAAGACTTAGAAACAGTCGTATAAGTAAAGCTCTCAGTATTAACAGTTGGATGCCTATATCCATCACCATTAATCATAGAATTAAATATCAACTTTAAATAATTCCGCGGCAAATTTTTAATCCAATTAGGAATGGTTTTATTCAATGAACCATGTTTAAAATGCTCATTAATAAATGTTACCAATTCCTTATTTGATATAATAAATCTGCAATCATCAGGATTTCGATTATCCGCATACTCAGTAACATGGAACCCCATATCACTCATAGTGTCTTCGATATCAGAGAAGCACTCTTTAGAGGTATTCTGGTAAATTGCTACATGATAATTACTCTTTTTGTTATTCAATGTTCCTTCTGACAGGTAATATCCAATAAATTTACAGAATTTGCTCAATTCAATACTGCTGTCACCTATTCTTACGTAATACTTATCCTCTTTTGCATAAATAGATCCACCAGATTTAATAAACCCCTCAAATTTTGCTGCTCCAAGCAATCTGGTAGAACATTTTAGTTCAGATGCTTCCTCAGTTTTCCATGAATCTTTATTACTCCATCGATATAGCATTTTATGATTTGGAGTAACTAATATATCTAGTCTTCTATTGTGGAAATGGATCATCTCACCATCATAGTCGTAGACATATTTATCTGTGGCGTATATACATTCTGTCTTATTTTCTTCTAGATTGTATATACAAATCTTGTCTTTTGTGATATCAACTTGGTCATAAGTCTTGAATCCAGTATCAGTTAGAACTTCTGTCTGATCATCATGACAAGCGCCGTACCACTCGTACTTGAAGTTATGGTGGGTCACAATGGTTAAATTAGGGTCATTAGCAGTTGCAGCTAATTGCTGCTGGACATCGGCTATGTCAGCACTTGTTGCTGGTCTATCATCGCTACCTATTTGCACAACACGAACTGGCAGAATCAATCGCTCGGCGACTATCCAGTTAGCAGTCATAATTTTAGTCTTATAAGCTAGAGTAGTGAACAATCTTCTGATCAGTGATGTGCCATAAGTGCCATAAGGCACAGGCATATATTTCAAATGCGATGTTGTTCTGTTGCTTAATGGGATAGGTTTGTTTTGTAACACCAGAGATTTAATTGCATTAGGTATTCTGTCATATATGTTTTTAGGTTGTTTATAGAATACTATACGTTTAAGCTCTTCGTCGGGTACGAAAACTATACTTGGCTCATCTGCCATAATGTTTTGTTGCACTTCAATCCAATCTGGATTGAGTATGCGCATCTTTTTAAAGTTACCTCCGGGATGGTTGCAAATTTCACCGGAATCTGGGTTAACCCCAATACCTTGGCACACTGGACATTCAACGTCCATGTGTATGAATACATCGCCCAGCATGTGACATTCACTGGATATCATTTTGCAGTTTTCGTTAAGGCTTAGGCGCTTAGCTGCTTTATGCTCGAAAAACTTGAGTATTTTAGGATCTTTACATTCAAGTTTGAAGCCATTCATGGGAAAGCGACTATTGGATACGCTTATCCTGTTTACCACATATGAGTGGTCATTCTCAACTTCCATATCATACAGAGCACCATCATATGGAGATTGCTCTATTTTTATTATCGCTCTATATACATACTTGCCTTTTTTGAATATTGACCAATTGCGGCGGAAATGCTGATTATATGAGTTCCAGATGATCTTTTTGGCTGACAAGTGTGTAAACTTTGGCATTTCTCGTCGAGGAATACTCACAATATAAACTTGTTGTCTTCCCAATCCAGTCGGTCTTCTTTTCGCAAATGTATATTCTATGCCTAACCTGTCAAGTATATTAGCTACTTGTTCAAGTAATCGCTTGCAAACACCCAGTCCAACTGTGGGAGCATTATTTTGATAACAGCCATCGCCATCATAAAATCCAGAAACGAAAGATGCCATTTGACGGGCATTCCAGTTTTTTATAATGTGTGGAATTATTCTTTTTGTGCCATCACTCGATGTGCCTGGACAAATACCTATTAAATCATCTGCAATTGATCTGCCATATACTCGAATTTCTAATTTTTTAGAATTTTTATCCGGTACTAAAGAAATCTTACAATCACCATAAAGTATCTTTATTTTTTCCACAATGGTATCACAAAAACTCTGTTCTTCTTGTGATATGGCAAATTTAACGCCCTTATAATAACTTATAATTCTTCCTCTATTTGATATGTGTTCATACGGCATACCACAGCCTTCTGCTGCGTATACACCTACAAGATATGCAAAATCATCAACTAATCCATTTTCCCATTCACCTTCAGCATCATAACCACAAGGAGTAAGAAGATAATCACCCACTTGTAATTCCTGAGCTTGAACGTATTTAATTTCACCATTCTTTTCTGTTAAGACCTTATGTCCAAGTGTAAGTTTCAACTTCCCACACAATACACCGGCATAAGTAATTTTTAAAATATCTTCACTGGATTGCCTGCTAAAAGTTCTCAATACTTTATTCGCTTTTCCAGTATGTGATCGCACTATTTCACCAGGCATAATAGAAGAAATAGACTTTTGAGTTCCATCGGACATTAGTATTTGAGTATCAGGAGTAAAGCAGTAGAAGTCTATTGCAGCAGCGACCTTCGGCTCCGAATTATGAACAACACATCTGTTTACGCAATAACTATGGACTTTATCAATTTCCAAATCATATACCCACCCCTCATAGGTTGACTCAGATATCTTATTAACTTTTCGATACAACTTGTTATTGATAAACAGATATTCTCTAAATTTAGTATGATTTGTGTCTAAATTATTAATTTTAACCGAATAAGGCTTTAAGATTTCACATGCGAATCGAGAAATACGTATATTGTGTCCCTTAAAGTTATTATTTTTTCTAATATTGTTAGTGGTTGTTGTCGAAAATGTAATACCCAATTTCTCACAGATAAAAGCAATTTGTGATGCCAGATCATCACTATGAGTAATGATCTGACATCCCATAGTAGTACTATAACAACCATCTCCATCAATAAATCCAGCTAAAAATGAAAGCAGTTCTTCCTTGTTTGCTTGTGATATGAATTGACCAGTTATGCTTTTTTGGGTTGCTCCATGCCCACAAAACTCCATTATTTCATTTGCTAGATTTTTATCAGTAGCTCTTATTTCGGCACAATTTCCGTTATATGTTGTACTAACTTTATGATTTTGGAAGATTGATAAATAATTTTGTATTCTATTTCCAAATTTATTTTCATCACCTATCTCATTTGAATTTATGGAAAATCTTACACCTTTTGGAGTGTGTTTATTTGTAGGTTTATAATTGTAATAAAAATAACTTCCTTCTGCAGTGAAAGCACCTAATAGATAGCATTTTCGTAAATCCCAACCCATTCCAGTTCCAATTGAAGATTGCGGAGTAAAAAGATACGAACTTGTGGACAAAGTGTCGGCTGAATCGAATGTTTCTTCTAGCGATGTTTCTCCAAATGATTCTTTTCTTTCTCGTTTTCTTCGCTCGGATGGGGTTGTTTCACAACTTTGTTGCCATGATTCTTTAGATACTCGTGGAATTCTATGATTAGTCGTACATTTAATTGGAATATTCGACCCGGCAACATGAATACTAAGAACTTTTTCTTTAGTCCATCTTCTGAAAACATTATTTACTTGCTGTATGCTTCCGTCACCGGCTACGATCATATCTCCTGGAACAATTTGGCTAATCGATTTTTCGGTTCCATTTGCCATTAAAACTAAATTATCCGGAGTGAAACAATCGTAGAAAAACCTACATTGATGAATAGCTATGCCGTTGGCGGTTATTGCGTGAGTAGGTGGTACCCTTATATCATATACATCACCTTTATAGTCAAATGAAGTGTTTGATACCACAGGGGTTACGACATAATTTTTCCAAAAGAATCTATTATAGATTCTACTGATATTTTTCCCATTTTTGATAAAATTAACACCCGAACTACCACCTAACTTTTGCTGAGGTTTGTATATACGTTCCGGAATTTTACCTGGAACATAATCTTGTAATGTATATACAAATGTCTTGGGAATGCTAACTATATAATATTCCAGATTTGTTGTTTTAAACGACCCTTTTCCTTGTCTACGTGGTTGTTTACTACAAAATGCCAGGATTTTATTACGATAGCACATTATCTGCAATTGATATGCCAAATGTTTAGAAACAGTTGTTATTTCTATTTGTTCTATTGTTTTATTAAATGATCCGTCTGATTGTATATAAGCCCCTAAAACGTGTTTTTGTAGTTCTGGGTTTAAAAGCATTACTTCTTCAGTAAAATGTTTATCCGTGTTTTTGCCTTTAACTAATTTACTGCTATATTCATGCAAGGATTTTTTCCCGCTTCTGACAACTACTACTTTATTATTTCCAAAAGACTCTTGTTTTACAACAGCACCAAAAGACTCAAAAACTGGAGATACAGATGACAAAACGTATTCAGTTTCATCCGGATGCATACAAACATTGGTTATCGGAAAATTATTTTGAGATATCCATCCGTCTGATGCTAAATGTCCAGCAAATCGAGCTTGTTCTTTAGTTTTTATAATGCTTTCTTTAACTTCGGTTGGAAATGGACATAATACATAGTCGCCTTTCTTGACATCCTCGGCATTAATGGTAGAGATATTATAGTTTTTATTCTCGTAGTCTTTGCATTTGACTCTTTCGCAGGTCGGAGAACATGCTTGAAAAATACAATTTTTGGATCTGCTAATGCCCTTTGGGCATTTTACATCCTCTCGTTTAATAACTATACATTTATGGTCATGAGTTACTTCGATGGGATGAGGATTGCCTAATACTTTTATACGATTGGCTTTTTTCTCAACATATCGCTTAGTGCAAATGTCGGGCTTCGCCTTCTTGCCTTTGTCATTTTGTATATACATTTTACCTCTATCCGCAAAATTATTCTGCCATTTTGTATATACATTTTTTATGTCGTCTAAGGAAAAATCCCCATAATTAACCAAATAACAAGGGTTTTTGTCACTGGTCACGTAGCTCCATTGGTAAATTTCACGTCTCTTGCTCGCTATTTGCCAATTCTGAGGTGTATGCAGTGGTGAGAACCACATTGGGTTCGTCATCATATTTGACACGCCAGTTACTTGGGCATTTTTCAACCAGGGTTCAGGATGATGTGCTACTGCACTATTCGCATACTTAAAAACATTTCCCTCAGATTCACGCTGTTTATCAAATTCTTTATTTCTTTTTTCTTGGGCCGATTTAGGAGTGAGACCTTGTTCGAATGGGTCTCCCATAATTAATGGTTGCTTCCAGTTTGGGTCATCGGGCAGTATAATATTTCCCATTTTTACCTCATTTTCAATTTATTACATAGCTAACGATTTAGCAGTCTCATCAACATCTTGTTGAATTTGCATTACGAATACGCGTAGCTGATCTGCGTCTCCATCTTGAATCCTCTGTATTATACTTAATTCTTTAGGATTTAGGCACTCAATAAAATCTTCGAGTGCTTCTTCGTCGCCATTGAACAAAGCTAATAAATTAGAACTAGCAGCAATTTTTATTGTGCTATTTTTGAGAGAATTGACTCGACTACTTACTAAATTTTTTTTTTAATATTTAATAATTTATCCATCTTGGTGGATTTGGCTTCTTTGAGATTAAAAGAAGTTTTGACCGGAGTTTTATTAGACGATTCGTGCTGTTCATATAAATCTGGTCTTAAATTAAATCTGTCTTGTTCGTTAATTGGGCCTTCGTAATCACCACAATTTGATTTATGGAGATCTATCTCCTCATCAAATATTTTCCCGTGCTTATTAGTATCTTTTTCGCTTATTGTATTTCCACATCGAGGACATTCCCAAAGTTCATATCCAAATGGGTCTTTAGTATATTGGTCTAGTCCCATTTCTTCATCAGTATATGGCTCGCCGCCATATGGCATTGGTTTAGGTTTTTCACCAGAACCGGGAACTACGTCGGTTGGCATTGATTTAGATTTAGATTTAGATTCAGGTTCAAACATCGATTCAAACTCATCTTGTTCTGGAGTTCGTTCCACTAAAGGTTGTTTTGATTTATTGGCATTTTGTCTGTTTTTTAATTCTTGAGCATAAGTATGAAGTTCGTCCCAATAATACCCCAATTTAGGCACATGATGTCCCGCACGACGAGCGTCTTCTTGTATTTTAATTACTTCTCTTAAATCTTTCAGAGCAAAATGCAATTCTTCAGTACTCATTTGCCGAGCTTTCTCTTGCCCAGATGTAAAATCATACTTGATATCTTCAAATGTTTGGGCAGTTTTAACGGATTTTAGATTAAACGCTTTCTTGGGATTATTTTCTATTTTATTCTTATCAGTATATTGAACTGTTTTATGTCCGCTGGCTTCTTCTCTTCGGTCTCTTTCTGCTTGGGTTTGTTCGACATTGTTCTGGTCTACATCGGTGTCCCATCGGAAGGGGTCTCCAGTGTTTGTGTCTGGACGATACCCACGCTTTTTACCTTCGGCTGCACGCATTGCCTGCATACGAGATTCCAAGTTGCCCATCTCTGGTGGACGCGGTTTTCTTATCTCGCCGGGCTTTAATCGCATTTTGTTTTCTTCCGGTACATTGCGATTGATTTCAAATCTCTTATTCAAGTATCCGCCAACTATATTGCCATCCTTGTCCACATATTCGCGGGAATATTTGTCCATCACATTAGCGCGCCAAAGAGCTTCACCACAAATAGTTTTATTGTCATCAATAACTATACCATCTAAACAGTGATGTCTACAGACATATTCTGAAACAACATCACCGCTTCCAGGTTGACCACCACCTTTGCCTCTAAGCTTGGGACAAACACGTTTTTCTGTTGGGCCATATAGCAAATATTGCTGCCCGAATTGATCAGCGGCAGTTTTTACCATCGTTTCTCTTGTCTCTGCTTTGTTATTCAGAATGTATTCTGAAAGGTTAAAAGCTATGATACCTTTTGGATTTTTTGTGCTCATTACAGGCTCCATAGTATTTGATGGGTCAAAAGCGGCCGGTGCGATAAATACTTCATATAATATTTCTAATCGATTTCTGGCCTTTTCAGCGTCATTAATTGGGTCCATTTGTTGTACGGCTTCAATTGCATCGTTTGCATCATTTTCCAGCCCACGACTGACCTTTCTTAAAATTTCCTTTTTTGCCTCATTTGATAAAATACTTTCTTGACTATTTGCATCATTAGCATTATAGGCAATCAAAATCGGGAGGTACTTCGTAATAAACATTCCCTTGTCTAATTCATTCACCGGATCTGGGGCCTCCACCTGCCCCCTCCTTATTTCTTTTGCATTAAATGCTCGTGCGGGCAGACCCTGTACTGTGGGAGACCCAGTCATGGTGCCCGGAGGTAAATTGCGATTTTGTCGTTCAAGTATTCTGGCCATTCTATCAAAATAAGCTTTCAATAATTGGGGCTGCACAAGGGCGTTAGATCTTGCATCAAGAGTTGCTGCTGCACCTTCCAACCCCATAGATTTAATTTTATCCAATAATACCGTGGGATTTTGGTACTCAATAAGAGATTGTATCTCTGGCCTTGCATACACAGCAGCAGATATTGTTCTGTATTTATCGTCTGAGAGAATTTGTTGAATTGATTTGACTAAATTAGAAATTCTATATTGATCTAAAGTGGCTCGTTCTTCGGGACCAATTGAATTTTCAATATCATTGGTACTTGCGGCATTTTCGGCATTCTGCTGATTTCTAAGCGTATCTTCAGTATCGTCTAATGCATCTCTTACTTCTCTGGCAGCATTGTCAGGAGTGACAGCTGAAATTTTTGCCAAATTAAACACACGTTTAGCTCTCTGGATTGAATCCGGCTTCAAGAAGCCCCTCAAAAAGTTGGTCAACAGATTCTCTATGGCTGTTCTTTTTAATAGTATTCTTTGATTCTGGAGTATCTAATATGCCGAGATTGTCAACCTTTTTGGCAGGTTCAACTTTATTCCATTCAGATTTAGATGCCTCTTTTTTGTTGGCTCTTTCCTGTGCTGACTTCTTGATCGATTCACCCGTTGTAGAATCTGGTATATTGGAAAAATCCCTATCATTACTAAAAATACTCATAGAATTGGACGGAAGATTCTGGTTCCCAGCGCTGGATTCGGACGTTGAAACATTAGCAACCGACGCTACTTTTTCTTTTAGTACATTAGCATCGGATCCCTGCTTTTGAATTTCATCCCAATACTGCTCTTTCTGAGATTTCTTAAATTCTTCCATATTTTTCTTGGACTCTTTTATTTGTTCATCGCCTGCTTGTTTCTGTGCAAGAATATCTAATGCGTCAGAGTCCCAAATTGTATTAGGATTCTGAGACATACCCATATAACCGCCAGTTTTAGAATCACTGGGTCCGTGCTCTGGATTGTAACCGGCAGGTATAACTGCTGAGTTATTAGCAGTAAGCAGTAATTCAGACGAATTGCGGGATGAACTTTGTGGTGGAGCAATTGCGCTGGAAATCTTATTACAGAATTTTTGGGCTGCACGTTCAAGCTCTTTGCCTCTTAGTCCATCTTTTTCTGCATCTTTTGCAAACCTAACGACATCATCTTTTGCTATGACAACGTTTGCTTTATCTGCAGCAAATTGCAGTTCGTTTATAATATCCCCTCGCATATCTTCCCGTATCTCTTGCAAATCGTTCTCAGTAATGGAAGAAAATACGTCCATGCTTGAGATTGGGGAATCTGATGAACTCACTTTATTTGTTTTATAAATAACGTCACTTTGAATGTTATCCATAAGACTGTCGAATACGTCATTGCTATATGAATGTCCTGACAGCTTCATTATCTTGCCACTCCTATTGGTCCGAATGTTATAGTCCATGTGCCATCGGGCCCTCTTTTTTGGTCTTTTACCTCAAGAGTGCCATTTGAAATTTTTTGTACGAAATCTTCGACTTGGGCCGCAACAGTTTTCCAGTCTAATTTAGGTGATTCTGCTGGCTTCGGCGGCGCATTCTGTGCCAAAGTGCCTTGTTCGACGGCATTTTGTATCGATGGGTCAGATGAGCCAGATGGGTCAGGTCGTTCTGGTTGTGGATTTTCTATGGATACCTCTGGTTTGTCTATTGGATCTTTGACAGCTCCAAGTTCGGCTGCCAATTTACTAAATATGTCACTGTCCATAATGGTCTCATTTTTGCGACCACCCTGATTAACTTGGTGTTTATGTTTCCCTGCGGGAATAATCATGATTTTAATCCTCGTTATTTATCGATCTTTGACCATTTGCTCGACATATTCTGCGGGATACATGGTAAGCCAAAAATCTTTGAACCACTCTTTTTCCTCAGAAGTCATGTTGGCAAATTTTAATCCAGTCATCGCCTCGACGTATCCAAGTGGCGTTGTGCCAATCAGATATTCTTTGTTGGATGATAAGGATGCGAAAAGAACCAGCTTGCTAATGCGATCCATAGTAGCTATTTTTTGGAATCTAACTTTGAGATTCGATTCTGTCTTCTTTTCTTTCTTGTTCTTTTTGCCATCAACTGATTCGCCCTTCTGATAATTGGGATCATTGTTGATTAGAACTTTTGGTTCTGGATTTGCGTCATCGCCAGGACTGGCCTCGGTGTGATCCTCGGTTACCTTGCCCGCATCGTCGCTTTCGCCCATTTCTTTGCCACAGCTGGCTTCTTTCTTTTCCTTTTTCTGGTCTGTAGTGCCACCAGTATCTTTTCTGGCACTTATTTCTTCTTCGGGGCATTCAGGATTATTGGTCATATCCTCCTCACCTTCGGTGTTGATAACTTGACCACGACCCTGCCCTCTAGAATCGCCGTCCTGTTCAGGTGCGGCTTCGCGACCAGCAGTCTTGTCGCTGGCTTCTTTTAGGAATTGTTTTACCCAATCGTCGAATGACGGGCTGTTGCCAGCTGGATTGACAATTCTGTTGCTAATAAATTTCATGATTTTCTCCTATTAACCAATTGTAATTCCTTCAAGGGAGAGCAATTGCCCTTTGGGGAAACATATTTTTTATGCGAATACACCATTTCGCATTTACTAGTCTTTAATATATTGACATAAATTTTCAACATAACCTTTTTATTCTTTAATTAAAACACTATAATTAGGCAATTTAATTGCAGCGTCTATTTCGTCAATGTGTCCTTCGATATATTCATCTATAATATTAGCCACTTCACTATCCACTTGATCAATTGCATCGGCCAATCTAATAATAAACGGGACTTTAGAAGCAACTGTAGGTGGCGCAATAGGTGGCATCTCTGCGGCAGGACCTATAAGTGGGCTTGTGGGATTTTTAGGTCCAGGAACTGAAATCGGAGTAGTAATTGGTACAGTTGTCTTAGACTTCTGCACAGAAGTTATATTTTTCTCCCTGCTTGATTCTAACTTATTTGATACTTGTTCTAATATATTCACAATCGGCGAAGACTTGTCTAAATTCTTAGCAATGGCCATAATAACTGTTTGCACTTGTTCGGCATTAAACTCTTTTGCGGATATTAACCCAGCCAAATGTTTTGCAATTATATCTACCTTGGCAGTATCTGTGGTGACTTTGGGCGGTGGAGCCCGAACTCCAGAAACACTTGGTTGAGCTGCCGGTGCAGGTGTAGTTGCTGATGCGGCCGGTGCCGGTGCCGGTGCGGGCGACGGCGTTTGTATGCTTTGCTTAAGCTCTTCAAGTTGTTCTCGAATATTCGCGGGTGATTGATAAGAAATTTCATCCCCCGCTCCATATAATAGGTCGGTTATTCTGCCAATGGACCGCTGCGCTAATGTATGTGCCCTAGTGTCCAGCGGGTTCTGGCTTATATAGTCAACTATTTGCTGAAGTGATTCTATTTCAGACGATGTCGCTTCGCCTTGATTCGAATATCCAAATCCACGCTGGCCAGTAACAGACTCTCTTTTACGTAATGACCGCATGGTATCGTTAATATTTTCCAATTCATCGTAAATAACATCAATATTATTTAAAAGATCATCAGCTAGTTTTTGGGATATGTTAAGATACTTTTTGATGGCTGGTGATTGAACTTTTTGGTTTTCAGTAGACCATTTTAGCTCTTGCAATATTCTGATATTTTTGGTCCAAGAATTTTGATCCAAATTGCCGATTGCTTTAGATAGTCTACGGGCTACAATCCTATCTGTATCTGATACAGTGCCTTGATTTTTTCTATATTGAGAAACACCAGCCAGATAGTCTTTTACCGACTTCAACCTATTGATGGTGTGCTTAGTTTGATATCCAATTTGTGTAATTGAAGTAATTTTATCGAGGATTAAGTTAACCTCTGATAAAGCCTTCTTATCATCAGACTCCACTTCGCTAGACTCTGTCTGTTGCGTGCTACGACCCTTTCCAAATGGGTTGAGCCTACGTAACCAATCCCATTTAGCTGTTTTTGGTAGGGCCGCAGAAACCTTAAAAGGGCGGGTATCAGTTACCTCCTGCTGAAGTAAATTCCCAAGAGTGTCGATATGAGACAAAACTTTACTAATAACCGAGTCGTCTATTTCGTTCTCTTGTAGTGATTCCGATAATCTTCTAATATTTTCTACGTGTGTCGGTATGTTATTTTGCTTACCGATTTCCGCCAAAAGCAGCAGGTGTGCTTCATTAAACAATAAAGGTTCTGCCTTGACAGTTTGGGCATATTTAGCATGCCATTCTGTATTTTGGTAATCTTGGCCATCCTGATATTCTTTGAGACACCCCAAAACAATCTCTTGCATAGAAAGATCTGATGAAACCCGGCTCTTTCGTATACAGTTAGACATTGCCCTATTTTGTTTCAGAACATAACCGATAACTCCGACGTATTGGGCAACCTTAATAAGTGACTTGGATTTAATTACATCATCTACCAAGTCTGCACACTTTTGAAGTCCCAACGAGTCTAAATGATCGGCCAATTCGAACAAATGATTACTAATATCCATCGATCTTCTCCTTGGCTCTCTAGTAAATTCCTGACATTATTTCATCTCTTGGATCAAATTTAACATTCTCATATCTTACGCCATTTGGATGAACATTTCCTACTATAAATGCTCGAATATCGGCGACATCTAAATCGAAGGCCACTAAAACGTCATTTCCAGTTGTTCTGGCTGAAAAGGTATAGTGAGGCTCTACGGTTCTCCATCCCGCGTAAGCTCCATGCCTATTGGTATATCCAAATCCAATAATCTCTGTATTATCAATTCCATCGTTGATTAAATCAATGCTGTCGGCATATACTATTTCTTTGGTGTCCTCTGGAACACCTAACTCTTCATTTGATGTTGGAATTTCGTCAAAATAATCTGGAATGCCGACGTTTTCTTCTGGTATCGGGGAATACCCAGATTTCGGATCATCTAGATTATCTGATAAAAAATCTCTATAGTTGGTTTCGTTTATGGCCCCCTGTTGCCCGTCCTGGCCAATAGTTTCATCGTTCTCATCGATATTGTTCCGGCGGAATTGTTGTTGCTTAATCAAATTCGCCCCAGTTATCTTAAGCATACTAATCCTCGAAAATCACCTGATATTCGTTGTTGTGGTTAACTAGCCTGATTTTGTGCCCTACATCAATATTATGTTCTTTAAAAAACCCAGCATTCGCTTCAATCGCCATTGAACATGCACCGTCGCTATGTACATATTTTGTGGACATGGGAACTATTTTCTGTATTGATGTAATCGCGTTATTGTGTATAAAAGCAATGTCTAGGGGTAAATATGTATTTTTCCCCCAAAATCTGGCCTCTATTGGAAATTGGAACTTAAATAACATGCCAGAGCTTTTGTCTAGACTGGTTCGTCCCATTAGACCGTGGGCTAATAGAGATGGAGTATCAGCAATTTCCACTTTAATCTTCATCTGATTCATCCCAATCAAACGTAATTCCATGCCTACGCAGATCATCATGAACATTGTCAAATTGCCATCTCGGAACATCAATTATTATATACAGATTCATAGCCATGTTTACCACATCTGCTTCAAACCGAGAGCTTCGGGTATAAACCCACTTTTTTATATCATCATAATTGTTGTCGCTAATCCATTCTTCGTGGTCTGTAATTATCGGAATAGATTTTCTTTTGTTAGTATCATAAAAGAAATCTACTCTACCGCCGAACCCATGAAGCATTTGTCTTGTTTCTGAATCGTACCAATAATGGTCTTTTTCTATCTTTCGTTTTACTCGTTTTGGTTGAACGATTAGTCTAATCTTCATAATTCATACTCCACGCTATTTTACGATTCTTATTATCACCATTTACCATAGTATTGTTGGACTGTATATTTGAAAATTTAGATTGTTCAGAGGATAATATTATCTTCCTGATTATTTCTCTCCCAGCAGGTGTAATTTCTATCGCATCTTCTTCAGAAATCGTTGGAGGGTTATTTTTTATCATACCTTTAGTGACTAAGGCAGCGATTATTAATGAATCCGCGCCAACCAGAATAGGGCGGCCGTGCTCGTCTCGATTGCTTTTCCAAATACTAAAAAGAGTTTCCGCTTCTCTACTAGACAATGTAGTACGTGGAGCTTTCAGTATTTCTTTGGGAAATATGTTTAAAAAATCTAAAATAGATTGTGCTATTTTTTTCATATCAAATCTTTAATTTCTGGTATTAGCAAAAATTTAGTTAAATTGTATTTTTTCAATAATTCTAATCCCTTCGTCCCGTGTTCTTTTAATATACGCACAATATTTTCCATAATCCTATCTTTCGACACCGAATTCGATATAGATTGATAAGATTCTTGCATAGCAATTCGTAAATTAGCATCAATAATACAATCATATTGTAATGATAATCTAATTGCCCGAAACGCCGATACTGGGCTATATTTAATAAGCATTTCAGGAGGAAGAAGTGATGATATTTTTTTGTCTTCCAGGTCGGGGATTGCCCTTCCGGTTGGATCATACATATGTTCATTTTGTAATGAAAATAGTATGGCGTTTACTGTAAAATCTCTACCAAAAATATTATTCATTATCGGGATGTCTTCAAATCCTTGCTTTTGCAACCAATTATTTATTTCTTGGTTGTGCATGTAAGGATTAACACTAATACTTTGAAATTCAATTTCGATATTTTGTGTTCCATCTTGAAAACCTGCTACAATTGAATCATATTCGGGATATTTTTTGGGTGTAACATTTAATATTTCTGTTGCAAATATTTCTCCCAATTGCAGTGACTCATTCCTAAATGCTGAGACAACTTCTAAATTATCGGTGTTTTGAGGATGCCCCCAGTACATGTTCCTGCAATAACTACCAATTATGAATAAAGAATCGATACCATATTCTTTTGCAAAATATGATAGTTTAGTTATTGCATTATTAATAATTTTAGTATTATTCACTATGGATTCTCTATCGCTTCGTTTTCCTTGGGATGCGTCAAATTTTTATCCCAATCATCTCTTGGGTCGTCTAAACCATTAGTTTTACAAAACCTGTCTATCAGCTCGGCAACTTCGCCACAAGTGGTGTGTTTTGCTGACATAGTAATAGGAATATTACGAGTTGTCAGCCAGCCACAAAATCCATATAATGACTCTGATCCTGTCATTGGTTTGGGCGGAGGATCAGATCCAATTAGAGTAGTACCGATGGAAATCTTACCATAACCATTAGGATGAATTCTCATATAATACTCCCGATATCAGGGGCGGCTCAAAAGTAACCTACTTTTATAGGGCGAATCTATGGCCATATCATTAAAGTCATAAGGACCTCTCGCAAGATCCTGCCAAATATAAAAATATCCCAGTTTCCCAACCTCTGGATTATATCTTACTTGATCTTTGCGTGCCTTTTCCCTGTCTGCAAAATATTCTTCATCTTCTTCGGCGGACCAGACTCGCTCTTCCATTGGTAGGTCTAAATTCGACCATGGCCCAGATATTTGGGCGGTCTTGGATATTTTTTGGTACCTTTTAATTAAAAATAATCTATAAATTTCTCTCATAATCAAGTTGTGAAGTATTTTTATACTTAAGTATAAATGATTGAATTGGATAATTAAGCTAGACGGTATGTTGACAATATCAATATAAAATAATTTTTTAATAGATTCGGATATGTCATTTAAATCCGAAAATCTTTTGGATAAGAAATATATCTTTTTGACACCATTAAGAAATAATAAATTCTCAAGTGAACCTAAATTTTGTCCACTACTATTACATATTACTTCCGATAAATTACGTAAATCGTGCCAACGGGACCACAAATGCTCTTTGATTTCAGAGATGGCTTCATTAATTAGCCGAGAACATTCTACCAAATTCTCAGACTCAATCATTTCATCTCCGATTCCAACAGATATACGAGGACCAATTACAATATCAAACGAAACGAGTTCGTGGTCAAGTAAATCAGTTGGGTTGTTCTGATTTTTTAGATTGAACATTTCTCTCCTCTACGTCGGACACTAATTTATTAACGAAAGATCTGGGAAATATAGTGCTCCAGTATCGTTTTAGAAGCCTCTTATTTTTCCTGGAAATACCAGAAAACAAATATATCCATCGAGCAGGAGATGTTGAATCTATATTTTTCATCATAATTTTACAAATACCGGGCCTTCCGCATCGCCTTCTTTTTTGCCTAATACCGGATGATTCTTCCGCCTGGTCTCTGTCGGGTCCTCAACAATTGGACTTACTTCTTCGTTCTGTGGTAAAGGTTTATTCTTGAGTATGGGATGTTTTTGGATTCTATCAGCATCTTCTTTTTTGTCCACAAAGGATATATCTTCTTCCATGTCAATCCGACGTTTCATTGCAACATCTTTGGGGCCATCTCGACCAGCAATTATAGTGTGTTGTTTAGGATCGGCATCACCTGAAGTATTTTTTACTACAATTTCTTCACCTGGTTTTGCATTCCAAATGACCTTTTTCTGATCCTTAATTATCTTTGGTTCAATTAATTTGGATGGAATAGTGATTTCTTCATTTGTGTCTAAAGTAAGTTCTGGTTCGGATGTATTTATCCCGTCGCCAGGAACAGACAAACCTTTAGTAATATTGACAGTTGTTTCTTTTGTTGTGTTATCATTTGGATCAGAAATAATTGTAATTATTCCTTTAGACAGAGCTGCTCTGATGGATTTTTCTTCTAGTTCTTTCCTTGTCAGGACAAATTCCTGTCCTGGTTTGATTTCTGATTTATTCTGATTCAACCCAATTGAACGATGAAAATTGTTTTTGCATCGAACGGGAGTATCATCTGAGTCAACATCGTTATCATCGTTGGGAATGTCTGTTGATGTAACGAATCCCATTTTAATTGCCATTTGAACATCATTATTCCAATAGTCATTATTTCTAATATGTAATAATTGTCCCTTTTTGAGTTGTTGCTTTATACTCGGCAAATCAATTACGCCTTTAATCTTTGATGTTCCATTAATTACCATTACAATCTCCTTTTCACTTTCCTTTTCACTTTTTATTGTGGATAAGAAAACTCCCAATCTTTAGGCTAGAGGAATTATCCCTACTCCTAACACTTAAATAAGTTTTAAACTTTACTTCTTCCGCCTTAATATTTTAACACAAAATATGCCTTTCTTATAGAATGGAGTAGCTTTGCCAGAATTAACCCATCTCTTAGCCCTTAGCAAAGTGGTGGGCATTAGTGGATTATTGTTCTGGTCTACTACTGGTACAAAAAACATATAAACTCCTAAAATTTCATAGCTTTACGATAAGTGGGTGCTATGAGAACCTCTAATATACTACCCTTCGACAATGTTAAGAAAACTTAGCTATTAACTAGAATAACGTGCTATTAAATGGTTCTAGCTCAGAGCCTGGAATTAGGGTGGCGTTCCGGGGTGATTGTAGTTCTCTTAACGTAGAATAATAGTCTCCTTTCTTCTTAGTCTAGTAAACTCTTACGTTGTGTTCCATCGCTCACAAGCTCCTTGAATTTATCATAGAGTAGTTTACTTTCTATCTACAAAAACTCTCTTTGGAGGCACAGGCCGAGATGTTAAAATACTATTCAAATGTTTCTTCTGAACCACTGACTGTGGGGAGTTATCCCTATCAATAAAAGGACTGAACGCATCAACATTATCTAAAAAAATTCTCTGTGCTGCGTATCCATCATTACGGCTTCCATCTGGTGCTGGCATAATGGATTTATTTCCAGGTCCAGTCTCATCATCTGCCTGCGCATCCCCTTCATTATACCATGACCGAGGTGTTCGAGGGTCGTTTCGCTCCATTTCGTCGCCAGCCGCGTTCATACCGCCAGCAGAATTTCCTCTATCTTGTGACCCCATACCAGGGCCCAAATTCAACTGGGTTTTACGAGGGGCACCAGAATCGTGCTTATGTCTAAACGTCGATAACGGATGATCGCCGTTTAACAATTCTTGGACTCTGTCCCATTCTGTGTCATTAATTCTAGGGTTATCCCGATCGGCAATAATTAATTTTTTTTCAACAGCGCGGTCATCAATACTTACATTAGAACCATAAAGTTTCAATAACCACGACATATCTTATTTACTCAGTAATGCTTTGGTTCGGGCAATTTTTAAATCAACTATAGAACGTCTTTCCACATCAGTTAGTTCTCTTTTCTCTTTATCGGATTGATGTAGTATAGCAACTATAGCCGTGTCATAATCAATCGACTCTCCGACCTTAATTTTGTCGGCAACCGCACTGATTTCGGCAGTTGTTATACCTCCAACGAGCGGCTTTATGGTTTGTTTTTTGCCATGTCCTTTATCGTTTTCAGATTGATCGGTATGAATTGGCATGGTTGTTTCTCCAGCAAATCGCTGTGGATCGTTATTTAATACTGGCTTATCATGCTGTGCAGCATTACCCTTCAACTTTGGCAAATCCCCCTGTTGCGCCTGATCATTGGCCTGACTCCAATGTTTTTGTTTAATAACTTCCCAATCTTTGTCCATTCGGTTCTGCCTCAGCTTTTCGACTAGCACGTTGATTGGAGGGATTGGCAGGTCACCAGCATCACTACGATGGGTTATATATCCCTTGGCATCATTAAGGACTTTTTCTATAATTTGAACATCACTCTTTGATTTTCTATCCATTTGAGATTCAGTGGTTACATTTTCATAACCATCTCGATGTGGTAATTTCTTTTCAAGTTGCCTTTCATCAATATCTGGCCCAGTAGGATCCTTTCGAAGCATTTTTTCTTCGGTTGTAATCTGTGCCGACTTGGTTTTATTCAAATTAAACATGATATCTCCTTAAGATAGTATCTTTAATTATTCAAAAATTACTACGTATCAACCTCCATACGGATTCAATTTTCCAAATTTTCTACTAATATCATTCCACGTATTATTAGGATAGGAACCTCTTCCTATATTCCATTTATGAGATAAATCCTCTCGAAATTGCGGCATATTAACGGTAGAGCTTTTGGGATATCCTGTATATACCGACTCTGAACTCGAACCAATTGCACCTGCAAGTGCATCTACCATGTCGTCAGTTGGAAAATTAGATTCTGGATCTGGTTTAATTTTGAACCCAATAGGAGTATAAATTCGCTTTAGGCACTTCAACTCTCCTGTAAGTTGAGTTGCACAGTCACCTTTATATGGCAAAACCAATTGGTGATTGATTAAAAGTTGTTCTAAAGTGTCATAAATTTTTATTTTATACTGTTTACGAAAAGATGTGATTCGAGTTGGTATTCCCTTAGCTCGAATTTTTTGCATACTGGCGGTGGAATTAAAATCATCAAACGAAACCATTGCGAATCGGAATAATCGAGCCAATCTTATAATATATTGATCTACATCATTGATTTTAATAGAATCATCGACCGTAGGCTGCCAAAATTTTAAGTGGTCTACAACAAATAATTTGATCTTTTCTTTGACATGAAGTCCATTTCGCTCTGTTGCTCGTATTCTCTCTTCGATATGCAAAATAACTAAAGCATAATTATGGGATCGGGTGGCGGGATCTAAGTGGGCGAAATACACCTGTCCGGGGTATCCGTGCATTTTCTGGGTTAGCAGCATTTTTCTTCCCAGATCTACTGCTTCATCCACGTACTTATTAGGAATAAATTTTTCACCAGCGGTTCCAGAAAACTCTGCACCGAACTCCATTGCAAATTCAGTGTCATTTATAAATTTAAATTCAGATCTCAGGCTGTCCTCATCGAATTGAAGATTTACTTTCCATGTTGGTAATTTAAATGCTAAACGACTCGGACTATCAGGCGCTTCTCGGTATAATTTATATAATATACCTTCCTCAGATCTGGGTGATGAAATGCTGATAATTTTTGAATCGTAGAATGGTAACTCTTTTCCTTGCTCGTTTAAATACGTTTTGCCTGGAATTTTAAAATCTGACGTTGCAGGAGCTAAAGCCGAATAGATTCGGTCTCCCGACGAAGATGACGCTGTTGCTGATTTAAAAGATGCAACTTCGTCAAGCAACAGCGCAAAAATTCGCTTGCCAAGCAACGATTCGCTATTAGAGTGACCGGACATGATCACTACACTACCAGGTGTCTGAATATTATCCTGTCCAGATTCAACAAGTTTTTTATTGTGTTTACGATCTTCTGGAGTCAATAGCCACATCTTGTCAATTTCTATCTTTCCAACTTTAGATCGAAAATACTCTGAAGTATGTATTCGTGCTTTCATTTCATTGAATAAAATGTGAGCCTGATCTCCAGATGTTGCGATCGTTAAAATATAAATTGGGTTACCAGACGCCAATCCGTAATATATAAATGGACTACCCGTGGGGCATTCAAGAAGTTTCATAGCTTCGTATAAGGCTATAATTGATGTCAAAAAATCCTTACCGCTGTTATGCATCTGGAGCCCATTAGAAATAATGAAATTATGAGATCCGGAGCCAGAATTGTATATACATATATCATATGTTTGTTTAGTGCCGATACTGCTAATGTTTTGGATCTTAACAAAGTGCAGTTCTTCGGTTATAAATTGCGCAACATTAGTATCATAATTTTTAAAAGCTCCAATGTATTTACTAAATCGGCAAACATCATAATTGCGCTCTATAGATAGCCTATACGAAAGATGATTGGGATATCTATAGGTCTTGCCATTGTCTATAATTTCAATATATTTTGTTCTTTTTTCTCTTACTTTTGAATAAATTCCCAGGCTTATCAATAATTCATGAACATCCTCTAGCAACCCTTGATTAACAGAATATAATTCAATCCTGGCATTACCATTTTTGTTTCTTGGTGACATATATCCATCACAAGAGAAATAAGCCTTTAAAAATGCAGATTTCACCCTGCTACTTGCAGAAAACACTGCTTGTGGCACTCTCTTTTGTTTGGCTGTTTTTCCCTGTAGCCCATGTTTAATCAAAAATCTACATAAATCAGAAACAGATCGATGTGTAACAGATTTTCCGTTTTTAATATAAGTTCTATATTTAATATTTTTTTGTCGCAAAGAGTATTGATATGGTGATAAGGTATTATTGTCGTATTGAACAATCATATTATCAGAAAGCTTATCCAGACATTCTTGTAAATGCTCTATTACTTGTTGATCATTACAAGTAAAATATGCTCGCGCCATCGTGCAATTTCCATCGCCAATTATATATCCGAGTATAGCTGCCTCGTGTTCTTCTAGTCCCTCTCCATCATCTGTTTTGGGTATATCATCTGCCTGAGCTATTAAATCACCAACTTTCAAATCGTTTAATTGCTTCCAGCCATTCGGTGTTAACAACGGATGATTATCAGTACAATCTACATAATCTCCATTATCAACTGTCACCCGAAAACATTCACGAATACCTTGTTCTATTATCTCTGCTTTATTTATTTCAAATTGTTTGTTTTCTTCATTATATGTCCAAACAGATAGATGTTTGCTATCTTTATACCAATCTTCAACAGACCTATTCTCTCCTGTTACTGCATCAAATATCAGAGTATCGCCACTTATACACCTTCGACCTAATACTAATACTAACTCTCTAAATAAATGCTCGCTTCGATACTTTGCGATCACTTTGTCCATTTTATAATCTATTAATAATTTTAATTCATCTTCAGTGAGTTTTAAGTGTTCATTCCCCTTTTGTCCTCGATAGAAAATTTTTAAAATTACACGTTGCATTGGAAACAATCGAATTCCAGAATCTGGGAGATTAAGATACCTGTTTGACTCACAAAATTCTATAATATTTGGCAGATAGTTTTCTGCGTCGGCCTCGCTTTCAAGTGCAATTCTATCACGAATCCTACCGAAAATATTATTAACGTCAATATCTAACTTTTCCACGACTACTCCAAATTTGAATCACTAATGGCAACACCCATTACTCTCTGAGTAATAGTGCCAAAAGTCCTGTTTACAATTATCCCATTATCAGTCAAATAGTCATTGATCGTATTCCCTGTCCAATTCTGGACATGGTCGCCTAACGCCCTAAACGCTCCTGTCATAGAAGTCAGCTGATAAGCTTCGGTATAGACAATCTGATATGAATCAACCGCAGAATTTCTGAACCCCACAACCGACCTCATGGTATCATCATTTAAATTAAAAGTGGAAAAATCTGCTTTTTCTACTATTGCGATTATACCAAATAGCGATTGGGCACTTCTAATCCCTGCCCGGGCAATATTTCCCATTTTCTCGGCATATTCTTCAAATCTATCTTTACTCATTTGAAAATTAATATTCATAACTATCTCGATATGATTTTTTGTATAGAATCTATATTCCAATCCCCAATTGGAGATCCATTACTATCCCATGCTCTCCATCGAATATAATATAAGCCAAGTGATGTGAGGTAATCTGACTCTTGTGACGTATATTTAATTCGGCGACCGCTATAATTTGATGGCACTCCCGAGGTGCCGATTTGAACAAAAATATGTGGTTCACTTTCGTATCTCCACCCACCAATTGCAGTGTAGCTATTAATATTAGCTAATATAGTTGCAAATGTATTCGAGTCCGATATTTGAAGATTAAAAAAAACGTCTTCAAACGCTTTTCGCGGATGAGTGTAAACAAATTCATATTCCCAATGCCCCAAAGGATGCACTAAATTATCAGGTATTTTATTAGACACTGTTTCAATTACATTATTAAGGTATGAACTTGCCTTCTCTTGGTAAGTTTCTAACCACGATTGAAGAGATGTTCCTTCGGTGTTTAGTATATAAGTTATCCACTTTGACACGATCGGTGATAGCATTTGATTTCTAGTCGAAATAGATTTTGATTGATACCATGATTTTAAGTGATACATAAGTGGCAATTGTTCGGACACATTGCTGGATTTATAATTAAATTCAATCAAATCTTCCAGGATATCTGGTTGCCTGTATTGCCACGCAATAGCATCTTCAAGTATATTTTTTGTCCGACGTATAACTTCTTTGTTTGGAATTTTGGTGTTTTGCAGGTCCAATTCGGGCGGAAGATTCGCAGGAAAATTAATTACTAATAATGGATCACCAATTAAAACAATTTTCCAATCGACATAGGGAGACGCAAACAAAAATGATTCACCCAAAGATGCACCTCTCTGTAGGGATTCAAAAAATGGTCGCGCTCTTAGATACGCATCTTCACCAGGTGCGCTTACGGCACCACCACAGGCTGCATATCCGGGTTCTATATTAATTGCAATGTTACACCAAGGGTCACTTTCCCCACTCAAATCATTTGATAAATCCGAAGCAGAGTCATCATCTGCATTGTATAGAAAAACTCGCCTTTCATTTTGATTGATAAACAAATTACTCGAATATCTAGGCGTATACCATCCCCAATAAAAGGAATCATTCTTAAAAAAGTGCACCATTGGATCTTCACCTGGCAATTCTGCCGTTATTTTGTGATCCATACCCATATTGGGGATTGTGAATGATACAAATTCCAATACATCAGATTGAAATTTTAACTGACTTTCTGTATCCTGTTTTCCAAAAGGATCAACATAAATAGAGCCAGTAACAAATAATTGATTATCAATATCGACAGATCTGTCTATTAATCTCTTGGCAACAAGAACAGATGGACCATCGATGATAGCTGTGATATAAAATTCTGAGGCATCCTCTTGGTCGAAATATGACCAAGATTTACGATCATATACAAAATTGGGAAATTTATAACTCTTGTTTTTTCCTAGTCGATGCAATCTGCTGGCAATTGCAATTGTTTCTCCGTAGGGATCATTGTCCACATAATAGGCATGAGGTATATGATATCCCAAAATTATAACCCAAATTCGATGGCTACCCGAGGACGCGCTAGTAGATTCGGTAAATTTGTTAAGTTTTTGTAGCAATGGAGTTTCGATGGTATCAATGTACTCTTGTTCTATAATGATATTATCAAAACCACAAGGAAGTGGAATTAAATGGTCTGCATCTAAACCACGAGCTGATTTATAATATTCTGCTACATCCAACGAATCAGCATCGCCTGCACGATAGCAAAAAATTACCTCGTCCGCCGTGATATTGTGCAAAACCGGCTGAAAATGGAGATCACCTGTATTACCCATATCGATCTAAAATACCACTAAAGGATTGCAATAACCTTTTTGCGTATGGTCAATTATATATTCTAGGAGTTTGTTTTGCTTCGGATTTATCCTAAAATACGAACTTGCCGACATTGGGAATTTGCCATTAAAACTGCCCAGACCCAGCAAGTTCTACCCTACCATGATATTTCATATTATACTTCTTTTCTAGAAAATGATGCACAAAAAGTCCCCGATGCAGATGGCAGGTGGAGATGTGCTCTATGCAATGAAGAGGTAGAAAATATTGTCAGAGTGAATTATTGGTCTGACCGCGACAAAGAAGGCAATGTATTTTCTAGCGAATCGATCGGAATTAACATTGACCAAAATATAATTTCCGAAGAAATTGCTAAGCTAATGAATGAATATCGACAGATATTAAATAATTATTTATTAAGATTAGAACAAATGCATGAACAAACATATTCAGAACAAAATTTAGACGATAGTGAAATTCAAAATAAACAAGTATGTGGGGACTTTTATTCAGATTTATCTAATGCTCTATCTGCATCCCCATTATATCCATATACAAATTCTCACATTTATATATCTTTAATGCCTGCAACTAAAGGGTATTATACTACTTATAAAGGCGTTTTTGATAGAATAAATGAGCTGGATGGAATGCGGGATAATACTGCAAACTTAATAGCAATAAATTTCAGTAAATTTAAGGTTAAACAATTAAAACCCATCTGTGATGATTGTGAAAAATGGGAAATATCTTTCTGTAGCAAATGCGGTGACGAAATAATACCCGGCAGAGATGATATCCATGAACTTGATGAGATATATTGCGAGGAGTGCTATGATGATTTGCCCAACTGTGAGAGTTGTTCTGAGAAAGTAGAAAATGAAAAGGAAGCGATGCATTTTACAAGCGACATGACACTTAATGGTTTTGAAGGATGGGTGTGCGATAAGTGTAAAGACCGAATGGAAATGACCTGTTGTGATAATTGTGGCAGATGTGTAGTTGGAGGCGATGACTACGGGCAATATGTCCAATTTATCCACGACGGAATATATTGTTATGACTGTAAAAAAGCAGTAGAAGCAATTGAATATAGTGACTACCAGGCTTTAATGTCAAAAGAAAATTTAGATCTTTCTGAGATGCTACCAATTAGTTCGGCAGATATAGTAAAAACGTATCTCCCGTTTTTTGATGCGGCTATGAAAAAATTTCCTGATTCTCCAATACATCCTCAAATAATACTTGATTTTGCAAAAAAGAGAAATTTAAAGGGTGAATATTTAAGCTATATCAAACTTCTTTTGGAACAACATGAAAATATACAGCAAATTATTGATTATTTAACCAGAATCGATAATGCACAAAAAGAATTCGCCAACAAATATCCTGGCTTGAAAAATATCAAAATGATTCCATGTCGCTTTGATATCGAAGAATCCTATGGCGAACCAGATGTTCCATCAATGACCTTTACAATGTCTCCTTCATCGCTGTTGAAAAATTTTGGTGATGCAATGTGCCCATATGCCAGAGACATGTTAACAAAATTGGTCAACAACAGAGGACACCATTATGGGAATATTGCTTATTGCAGAGTTAGTGAAGAAGACTATGGCAACTGGATAATTGATAACCTACAAACCGATGCTGATATTTTAGCGCTATCAGAAAATACACGGGAAAAAATAAAAGAGATTCAAGAGGGATATGTTACCAAGAAAGACGGACAATGGTACCGAAAGGAAGATTCAGCACCTATAAATCTAAGTTATCCGGATAATACAGCTTATGACGAAGCTCTTGCTCTTGCTTTTTGGAATAAAACATTTAGACATTGGCCTATGGTAATGTTAGACATGGTTATAACACTTGCTAAGGCAGCTGGCAAGAGTTTGTATATCACTTCTTACGAGATGCAAAAACAAAAATGGACAAGAATACCCGAAAGGTCGAGAGATCTATACGAAAGAATACCACAACAAATGGGAGGCGAACGGGTAAAAGAATTTCTCACACCGCAAGATTTAGGAGAAGGAAGATATAACGTCATTCAGTTAGCGCATCTAGAGAAAGAGGCTGTTGGTGCGAATCTTATAAATCGAGTCAAATCACAATATAAATTGTCAACGTTACAGGCAGAAACTTTTATATACTGGTATCTTACTACAGGTGGCACTCCTCGGGGACTTGTGTCTGATTTAGAAAATAAATCAATCGAACAGATTGTTACAAATAGCAACTGGCAAGCAAGATACTAATTACCCGTAGACCCAAATCCTCCCAGATTTCTTTCAGTTGCATCTAATTCATCTACAAATTTAAAATCCATTTTCTCAGTTTTTCGAATTACAAGCTGAGCGATTTTGTCGCCTTTACAATATATCTTAGATGTATCCGCCGAAAAGCTATGATGCCCAACATACTTGAAACGCACAAGAACTTCATTGCGATACCCACAATTGTGTACGCATAATCTATTAGCAAAAAAATTGTGATTTTTTTCAACGGTTAAATGATATATCGGAGCAACTCTGCTTTTGTTTATTGATTTAATTTTTACAAATTTCATTTAAAATCTCCTTTTGTACTTTGTTCTTGTTTTGATTGAATTTGCCCTCCCAGATTATCATTGTTCGAAATCCTTTATTTCGAATACGATCTATTCTCAAGGCGTCTCTGTCCCAAATTTCTTTCGCACTTAATTTAATTTGAGAGTGATAATAATCAGGACCGTATTTATCAGGTGTACAATGCCAATAATCACCGAAACATTCGATTACAATATTATCAATTAATATGTCAACAAAATATTTAAAGTTATCGCCTTTGATTGGTCGTTCTGTTTTGTAAACAATCTTATTATCATCCAGAAACTGAGTGATTTCTTTGGAAAACATCGATATTCGTTTGCCGACTCCGCGCGCGGCACATTCTTGCCCACAAAATATTCTGCAACTTAAATAAACAGGAACAGTAAAGGACTTTCCGCAACTCTGACATATTTTTGATGTTCTGTTGGATTGATTTTTGCAGTTTTTTGAGCAAAACAAGGCATCTTTTCTATAATTCCAAACTGTAAAAACTTTGTTACAATTTAGACAATGTAAAGATATCTGGGATTTTTCGTTCTTGCGGGATACTCCCTCAATACTTTTTCCAAAACATTTCAATGAGCAAAATATCCGATTTTCATAGTTTGAACATTCAAACTCTTTTTTACAAATTTTGCAGATTATTTTTTTTCGTCTCCGGCCTGGATTCTGATCACTTAAATAATATTTTCTTTGGCATTTTCTGGAACATAATTTTGCATCAGATCTAGATTTAACAACAGTAAAAATTTTTCCGCACATTATGCACGCTATATCGACTCGTTTACGTCTTTTTCTGCCCCTGTATTTTATGGCGCATTTATTTGAGCATAATTTTTGCACGTCTTGTCGATACTTGTTTGGTATAAATTCCTCTTTGCACTCTACACATATTTTTGTTTTTATCATAAACATCTCCTCTATAATCAATTATCTATAGAGGAGACATTTTCCTTTGGTAAAATCTAAAATTTTAAAATATTATCATTTTCTTTTAATTCGCATGCCTTTTTCCATCCATTATCTGTATATACTAGCTTATTGGCTGGAATCTCTAAAATATCACCTTCATCCGTTTGTATTTGATATAATTCAATATTATCAACTATCCACATATCCGAAACGGTGTCTTCTTCAATCAAAAAATCAGTTTCATTAAATGAGCATATCAATGATTTGTCATTTTTCTCGAATAAATCTTGCACTACAATATTTCCGTTTGGTGTTGAAATTAGAGTGTCTCTTGGAACACAATCGACTAATCCAACGGAATTAGCAAGAAACAATTGTTTCTTGCTAATGCTTGATCTTGGAAATATCTCGGTATGGTATCCTTCGGGTGGTGCTATTGCTATACCAGTCCTATATTGTATGTACATAATATCAAGACCTTCACTAACAATTTCTCCCTCATCAATTGCGACTAAATCATAACCAGCATCAGTTTCGTTCGCACATTTAGGCAACACTGCGTCGGGGTGCAGCTTTTTCACCTTAATTTCCAATTTCTAGTCTCCTAATTACACGCAGACCAACCACAATCAAGACATTGTTTGCACCCCAAAGTGCGAACAATGTTATTAGATCCACATCCCAAACAAGTGAAACCAGTCACCTTAGTGTTGTCAGGTATATACTTCTTAAGGGTCCTGGCAATACATTTTGCAAAATTTTGTAAATCACCAGGTACTTTTTCTAGCACACTAACACAATGTTTAATATCCGCTCCATGTCTCAATGATAGAGAAATTAATCTCGTAACAGCAGCTTGTTCATCGGTTATGTGTTCTCCAATATTGTCAATTGTGGTTCCATCATCTAGCGTGGCTTGATATTGTCCTCTCTTGACTTTAGTTATCACGCCGGTTTTTACTTTACTATCGAATAATCCGTTTTTACCAGCAAAGACTTCGTAGGGTTCATTTTCGAGCATACCCACCATTACGAAATACAAATCTCCTTTAACTGTAATATGATGAACATCGCATTTCATTTCTTTCGGACGTTTGGGAGCATCTGTTTTGATGATTTTTGTCGGTGCTTCATTTGTTACAAGTACACCGGCTCTGGATTGGTCTACATATACAGTACAACCTTTACATCCATATTTATGTGCTGCTTCATATATTTTTTTAACTTCATCTGGACTTGTCCCTACTGGCAGATTTACAGTCGCACTTATACTGTGGTCAATAAATTTCTGCATTGTAGCTTGTATTTTAATTCTCTTGTCCCAATTTATCTGATGAGATTCGACAAAATACTTGGGAAGCTTTACCTCAGGCGTATTCTCTAACCCCCTGAGAGACAAATACCGAGTAACATTATGATGAACCACCGTATATTCTTGCCACAAATCTCCCATTTCATCTTTATAAAGTTGTGATTTGGGTATATTGACTGCTTCATTGTGAGTTATCTTGCGCCGCCGGGTATATGAATTTTTAAAAACCGATTCAATACCTGATGATGTTCGACAAATAGCTGACAAAGAACCGGTAGGGGCACATGTCAAACAGGCCATATTGCGACGAGCCTTGCCGGCAAATCCAATTCTTTCCAAAAATGGGTGTCCTTTTTCTTTTTTTGCATCAAATATCGGGAAGACACCCTTTTCTCTGCCTAGTTCTACTGATATTTGATAAACTGTCTTAGCAAAAAATTCGTATAATTTGCCAACAAATTCGATTGCCTCATCTGAATCATATTTGATACGCAAATTAGCTAAAGCATCGGCTAAACCATTAGTGCCCATGCCGATTCGTCGTCCTTTAGCTGCAACCTCCCTTTGTCGTTTTAGGGGCATCAGTTCAAGATCTATTGTTTTAACATTATCCAGAAATCGGGTAGATATATGTATATCTTTTTCAAGCTGGTCAAAATCAAAATATGCATCTTGAGTAAAATCATTGCGAGTGTATGTGGTTAAATTGTGCGACAGAAGAGTGCATGCATCGTAATTTGCAAGGGGGAGTTCTGCGCAAGGATTTACACAAGTCGTCCTGAATCCGACATCGGCATAACAATCGGCGGGAGATTCTTTTAATATATTATCCCAAAATAATATTCCTGGTTCAGCGGTTTCTGTAGCTGTTTTAACAAGCAGATCCCAAATTTCCCTTGCTGGCATTTCTTTATGTATAATCTCGTGTTTTGTTTTGAACTCCATAATCCAAATAGAATTATCTTCAACCGCCTTCATAAATGCATCGCTTATTTTTACAGAAATATTAGCTCCTGTTATTTTAGACTTGTTAGTTTTTGACGTAATAAAATTAATCAAATCAGGGTGCTTATCTTCAATGGTTATCATTAAAGCACCACGGCGACCATGTTGTCCGATCAATCTGGTTACATAACTATAGAAATCCATGAAAGACCACGCACCAGTAGATGTTCGTGCAGCATTAGAAACTAATGATCCCGCTGGGCGTAATGGAGAGATATCAACGCCGACACCACCGCGATAAGAATACGTTCGAGACATTTCTTTGGCGGTATCAAATATTGCTTCTAGACTGTCATCTTTAATTGGTAAAGTAAAACAATTTGAGCATGATGATTTTTGATATGGATTGCCAAGAGCAAACATTATGCTGCCCTGTGGAACTGCTCTCCACCCCGACAGGACTTCGTAAAATTTTTCTTGCCATTTATTGGGATTTTTTTCTACAGATGCGGCTGCTACCGCCATCCTTTCCCACATTTGAGTTGGTAAAAATTCTATAATCGTGCCATCTGGTTTAGTTACCGCATACTTCTTCAGATATACGTCCGTTGCTAATTCATCGCCACCAAAAAATTTTAAAGTATCTTCGCGAGTAAAATTTTGCTCCATATTTTCTATTCCTTCTAAATATCATTTTAGAGCAACATTCAGTGGCAGATTGTAGCATTCCTTCTATACTTTATTTTTTGTTGAATCTGTCTTGAAATCAATGGTTTATATTGACTCTTCCCGAATTGCTCGTTGTCGTTCTTGTATCTCGACACGCTTCTTATTTCGCTTTTCAGATAGTTTGAATTTTCTATCTAATTCTTTTAATTGATTGTCACTAATTTTTATGGTGGTTTGTTGAGATTTCTGATTTCTCTTGAGTTTCTTCTTCTCTATTTTCTTCTGTAACTTTTTTTCTTCCCGACGCTTTCTTTGCTCACCAGGGTTTAGCACATCCCCATGATCTATGATTAATACGCCTTCCAAATGATCATATTCGTGTTGAATAACGCAGGCATCTAATCCACAAAGTTTGGTGTCCAATTTGGACTCTTCTGATCCGAATGTACAAACTGATGGAGTTACAACAGATCCGCCTACAACCTTAAATATTTTGTCCGCATTGATAGAAATAAATTCATGACGGAGAATGGTCTTTTGCACATTTGGCACGGACAAACATCCTTCCGTGGACGCGATTGTTGAGGGTTGAAGTTTTAATTGTGGATTTACAAATACGAATCGACCGATCGACAAGTTGGCAACAAAAAATCTCTCGAATATACCAATTTGTGGTGCAGCCAATCCTAAATGCTGAGCGGGAAATGATTGCAATAATTTATTTATTTTTGGGAGATAATCTGAATTCAAATCTACAGGAGCTGATACCTGCCGCAGCGCGGACGCGTCAGTAATGATTTCACATTTTTCGTCATTCATTTCGTTTCCTCGGTTTAGCAATTCATGTGCAAAGTTGTAGTATTCTCACAATCCTGAATAATAATTTTTTCATACTCATACAAAACACTGGACACGTTATCTATCTCATCGTAGTCTTCATAACTAACATCTTCACGTTTTGTTTCTAGACCTGTAAATTCGTGTGAATAACTATACAAACCATCTTCATATCGGTGTCCAGCGGTTAAAATCAATTCTTCTTTTCCAATTGTTTTTGATACAGACCATCGGTTGATTATCTCAACAGCATCCTTAAATTTTGAGGATGCCTTAAGTTGAGATAATGCTTTTTCGTGTGACGACTTAGTCGTTATTACCACAAAAGATGACGAGCTGCTATTGGACACAAATCCGATTCGAGTTTTCATGGCTTCCCTTTCAGTTTCAGCATGCATTATACCAATTAGCAAGCAGACAATCAATCAACTTTACGGAATAAATTTATGGGGTTTGCAGACCATAAAAACGATTTAGTCTTAACCTGTTGATTGCTCATGATTTGCACTTTTTGCGCTTTACATTTGCGCATTGTATTAACTGCTATTACAACCAATTCACCAATGGTTGCCGCTGCACCTACTATTGCCAATTTATTAGTAGTTAAGAATTGCAAAATATCTAGAAACATATTAAATTCTCCAAAAGAAAAGCCCCCTGAAATTCAGGGGGCTCATTGTTGAGGTTACGGATCTAATTCTACATTCCAGTAAAGTTCATCATTCTTGCTTTGTAAGAATTGTTTCCAAGATTTAGGATAACTTCCAGGTGGAAGCCTATATAATGGACTCCATCTTAGTGGTTTTGGAGCTGTGTAGTATTCTATGGATGGCTTGCCATCCTTAACAGCGTATCGTCTGAGCTTCATGCTTGCTTCCTCTGGTGTTCTGCCGCCCTTTCGGGTGTTACACTTTAGGCAACACAAAACACAGTTAGTAAATGTAGATGTTCCACCACGAGATCGAGGCAGTACGTGGTCAATTGTTATATCATCCTGACTTCCACAATACTGGCATCTCCCGTGATCTCTCTTCCACAAATTCTTGCGAGAGAAATACATCTTTCTTTCCTGAATTCGGCTATAATTTGGAAAGATAATTACTTCAGGCAGTTTGATCTTCTGTCGAGCCGCCTGAATATAATCATTTCCAGGATCTAATTGCATCCAATCATTCATATCATAGACTTGATATGAATCCGGACAAAGAAATTTAGCTCTTTCACCGATAACATCAATTATGGCATTTCTAACCGTTACAGTGTCAAGGGCTTGCCAATTTTTGTTAAGAACCAAAGCTGGTGAGTTAAGCACTTCCATTGTGCTCTTCCTTTCTGTTTTCTTGTTGTCAATCTACCCGAAAATGTCCTTTACTTTCATTTTCTTTTTACTCCTGTCTTTCTGTTCTTGGTACTTTTCTCTTGCTTTTTGATCCTCAACGTTGGGGTCAAAATGTGAATAATGATGCCGCATCCATGTCTTAGTTGGAGCGGATTCGCTGTTATAATAATGTAATGCTTCAGTGGCTCTCATCTCGTTCCTGCACAAAAAATTCAGCAACATACAGACCCGCATATATCTTAGTATCCAATATCGATCTGCGAGGTTTGTCGTTTATCTCCCAATCTGCAAACGAATATCTGTCTATATCAACCTCATGCACGGTTATTTTTTCACTTTCATCAACTGGACCATCGTGCACTTTTTTCAACCCAGTTGCACAATATACATCCGCTATTTCATTACTCATACCAGGAGACAATACTCCGCTCATAATAAATTGCCAATGATCAGCCTCATATCCTGTTTCTTCTAGCAATTCCGCTTTTGCTGCGTCTAGGGTTGATTCGCCTTTTCTCACATCGCCAACTAACCCTGCTGGCAATTCGATACAATTAGAACCTATGGGATATCGAAATTGCTCTACCAAAACAATTTTATCATCATCAGTTATTGCGATAATTAGTACAACTTTGTCAGCGTTGACTCTTTCGACGGATTCCCAGTTGTTTTCAATCTTCATCAACCGGAGAAACTTTCCACTAGCCAATTCTTGTTTCATCACACGCCTTGATTTTGTCTCTTCTCTTTTCTGGATTTACGACGCAACTTACGATTCTCGACCGAGGATTCCAGCATTAGCCGTCTTTTTGTGCGTAAACGCTCGGCGGCTTTGCGGTGTTTAATCGCAGTATTTCTCATTTTCGAGTTCAATCTATTCTCCTTGTTAACAGAAACCATACAAAACAAATTGGTATACCAAGTATTATACAGCAAACAGCATACCAAAACAAGATACTGGCCACCATATGGGAGCAGTGGGATTCGAACCCACAAAACCCTAGCTTAAAAGGCTAGTGCTGTGCCTGCTCAGCTTCGCTCCCGATGGGAACGGCGAGATTCGGACTCGCACGGTTCGATTAAGAGTCGAAAATGCTACCATTAACATCACGTTCCCTAATGGACACAGGCCGGATTCGAACCGACAATGCAGAGATCTTCAGTCTCCTGCCTAAACCAATTAGGCTACTGGTCCATAATCTGATCCGAGAGACGGGAATCGAACCCATTAACAGCAGTGTATAAGACTGCCCGCACTTACCAAATGCGCTCCCTCGGGTTATTTTAGGCTCTCCTTATTTTTTCTATCAAATCACTGGGTTTGTTAGTTTTTAAAAAAATTGGCAATTTCTTAACAATCTCTTCGTCACTGAGTATTCTGGGAATATCTCCAAACTCTGCCGACGCACGCCCAATGAATTCTAGCCATTCATTCTGCTCGGGTTGTAACCCCAGTGCTACAGCATATTCAATAATTTTGTTTTTAGGTGGTGGGATCATTCCACGCTCAATTCTGCTAATATCTACCGGATTAAAATTGTTCTGCTTGCAAAATGATCGCAATGTAATCTTCTTAGCAATGCGACACTTTTTGAAATAACTACCGAACGATTCTGGCATCTAATTTCCTCAACTAATTAAACATCCAAATTATAATTTCAATTAGCTTCCAAACTCCTAAAATTATGATCGGGATTAATAGCAAGAACGAACAAATTACGAATCTAATCGATCCTTCAACCGCTGTTGCTATATAATTGACAAAATCTTGCATCATGTTGCTCCAAATAACTTAAAGGTTTTGAAAATTTCTGGAAACTTTTCTCTCGGCCTAAATGCAATGGCAACTGGTTCGTAGTTTAGGTCACTTTCGTTTATAATCGCCCAATCCTCACAACTGTTCTTGGCTAATTCAAATTCTTCGTCACTTACTTGGCATGTCACTTTCTTGTAAGAATGTTCTAACCAACCCGGCATATCAGCGTGGTCCTTGAATTTTAAATAGCATGCCAATGTTGCGTGTCCAACACAATTAACCTGATGTCCCAGCGGTATTGATCTACGAACCAAAATATACATTTTCATTCGCTCGATTCTCCTGAGCTTGTTTTTGGAAACTTTCTACGACATTTTTTACTCCCAAAAAGAAACCCCAAGCTTCTTTTTGGTTGCCTGGGGTGGTAAGAATATATAAACTTAAATAAATCTATGCCATACTCAGGACTTTCTCTGGTATTCGCTTAAAGCTAAATCGTTTTGTCTTGGCTATGGTCATTTCATCTGTTCTCCGACAGTATTATACCACCTATACGGGAAAAGTCAAGTAAATTCCTTTAAAATATTTCATCTCGATTATATACCAGGTTGACACTTCGCAGGGGATAAACCCAGTTGCCCTCTATTTATTCATATGATTGAGCGAAGGAAACCACGAAATCTTTAGTTTCGTGGAGGAATCGTTCTAGTTATTGGAGCAAGCCCAATGGTCTTTAGCCATTGGGTAGTTGATGAGGGGTATTTCCACAAGTTGAAAGGACCACGCCGCTATGCCTATTATACCGCCTATTTCGCAGCGCCGGCCACCATTTCCAGTGTGCGCGCGATGCGGGCCAGCGTCCGGTCCCGCCCCAGCACCGCCAGCGTGTCGAAAATCTGCGGGCTCACCGTCGTCCCCGTCACCGCCACCCGCAGCGGCTGTGCCACTTTGCCGAGCCCGAGGCCATGCTCCTCGGCATAGCTGCGGATCAGGCCGTCGAGCCGCGCCGGCGACCAGTCGTCCAGCGCCGCCAACCGCGTCCGCATCTCCGTCAGCACCTTCACGCCGGCCGACTCCCCCTTCAACAAGTGCTTCTTGAGCGCGTCGTCGTCGTAGCGCACGGCCGCGTCCGGGACGAACAGCGCCCCGCACTTGTATTCGATGTCCGGGAACGTGCGGAACCCCTGGCAGAGCTCGATCAGGTGCGCGAGTTGCGCATCGTCGAGGCCGGTCAACGGCCCCGGCTCATTCACGCTGAGGAAATCACGAAACGCCGCCAGCTTCCGGGCCGCCGGCGCCGCCTCCAGCGCCGTCGTGTTAAAGTTCAGCAGCTTGTCCCGGTCGAAACGGGCGTTGGTCTTGCCGACGCGCTCCACGCGGAATTCCTGGCACAGCTCCGCCAGCGTGAACTTCTCCTGGTCCGTGCCCGGCGACCAGCCCAGCAGCGCGATGAAGTTCACCAGCACTTCGGGCAAATACCCGCTCCGGCGGAAATCGTGGATCTCGATTTCCGGCAAGCGCACGTGCAGCGCGCGGGCCAACCGTTGCAGGGCCTCGCCCGGCAGTTGCGTGTCGCCTTTGCGCCAGGACGCCAGCGCGGCGTCGTCCACGCCCGCCAGCGTCATGAGGCGCGCATCGTCGAGCTGCGCCGCCTTCGCCGCGTCACGCACCACCTTGTCTTTCTCGCGTTTGCTCATCTTCGTGCCGCTCATGTTGAAGATGATGGGCAGGTGCGCGAACTCGGGCGGCGCGTAGCCGAAGGCCTCGTAGAGGGCGATCTGGCCCGGCGTGTTCATCAGGTGCTCCTGGCCGCGGAGCACGTGGGTGATCTGCATCGACGCGTCATCGACGACCACGGCGTAGTTGTACGTCGGCCAGCCGTCGCTCTTCACGATCACGAAGTCGCTCAGCTCCGCCGCCCCGATCGCCACGTCGCCAAGGATCTGGTCGGGCACGACGAAGTCGCGCTGCGGCATCTTGAAGCGGACGACCACCGGCCGGCCGGCGTCGCGGGCCTGCTGCGCTTCGGCATCGGACGGGAAGTGCGTTGGCCGCGGATAGCGAAAGCCCTTCTCGCCGCGCTGCTGGGCGGCCTTCCGCATGGCGTCGAGCTCTTCGCGCGTCTCCATGGCGTAGTAGGACTGGCCGGCGTCGAGCAGCCGGCGGGCGTGCTCGTCATACAGCTTGCGGCGCTGCGATTGGTGGTAGGGCCCGTGCGGTCCGCCGACCTCCGGACCCTCGTCCCACTGCAGTCCGAGCCAGCGCAGGTCTTCGAGCAGCTTCTGGTCCGCCGCCTCGATGTTGCGGGTCTGGTCGGTGTCCTCGATGCGCAGCACGAATTTCCCGCCCAGCCGCTTGGCCAGCAGGTAGTTGAACAACGCCGTCCGCGCTCCGCCGATGTGCAAATAGCCGGTCGGCGACGGCGCGAAACGGGTACGAACGGTCTGGCTCATATCTTCCTCATTTGCGATGCCCGGGGATCAATCGTTTGGAGATAGCTCGTAACATATTTTGTTCTACGGCAGATGGCTCCGGTTGTCCTCTTTCGCTTCTATCGCATGGTTATTTTTCACTCCACGGTGGCTCACCTTCAATCAACTAAGCAGTTCTTATATTCTTGGTTCACTGAAAATGTTTGTATATCTTCCAATTTGGGGTTCATGGGACTGTCCGCTTTGAGTTGCCAAAACCCGGGATATTGTCGTAATGTATACGTGGCAGAACATTTCGGGCAAGAAAAACGACCTATCGCTTCTGATTGTAGTTTGTGCATACATATGCCATACTGCCACGCTCCTGCATGCCCTAGTTGTGCAAAGCAGAGCAAAAGCGGCACGGGTTGACATTTAAAAACAATAACTGCTGGAGATTGATGCCAGTTCTCAGACAGGAACGCTCGACTGCTCACTTATTTCTCCGCATTTCAGATCTCCTGCCCTCTAATTCTACGATATGCATACTTGCAGTTGCTTTCATTTTTCTCAATTATAATACATTTATGCTTCTTTTCAATGGCAGCCAACATTGTTGTTCCTATGCCCCCGAATGGATCTAAAATAATATCATCCGGCCGAGCATAAACATCGATAGCCCACAGGGGTAAATCAATCGGAAAAGCTGCTTCGTGATTTTGTAATTTAGCAGGCGCAGTCCAATCTTCTCCTAAAACGGCTCTTTGAGATTTTTTACGATCATTTACAAATTCTTTGCCAGTTCCATCTTGTTTACGAAATGTCCAAATGTGCTCATAATCAAAAATTGGTCGTGGATGAGTGTTACATACAAACGGTATTGACATGCGTGAAAATTGCTTGCGCCAAATACGAGTTGCCTGTAAATCAAATCCAACATCTCTGCCCCATTGAAAATAATTTATTGAAGCAGGATAAACACTTGGCACTTCTGCTTCATAAAATCGGTCCTTATTAAAATAATCGCCGAAATTAAAAACAGCATATCCGCCTGGTTGTAAAATACGATAGCATTCTTTAAATACACAATTCATCAAAAAAGAGTATTCTTCAAAAGTCCATGTGTTTTCATAACTCTTATTCACAAAATACGGCGGAGATGTGATAATCAAATTAATAGATGAATTTGGGATAATTTTTAAAACAACAGAACAATCACCACAAATAATGTGGTTAATAAAATCATCGGGAAAAATTCTGTCATTTAAATTTTTGTCAGAAAAATGAGTATCTGGGCAGTTGATATATTTACACGAAATCGTCATTAAGTTTTAACCTATATATCTGTTATTTTGGTTTTTATTCATCGCCGCGAATTGTCCTCGTCTAAAGTTATATAGATCTTCTAATTGCCTGCTGTTGGCTAATAATTCAGCCTTATCTAAATAATCTTTCCTATCGCGCCACAAACATATGACTTCTTTGGTAATCTGTTTGCATGCCTGACTTATTACTTTTCTTAGGTTTCTAGCCACAAATCATCTCCTGAAACAATCTCTAAACACTCCTCAATTTCATCTGGTTTAACAAAAAATTCATAGTCAGGTTCATTTTTAATCCACGGCGTATTATTGCCGTCTTTACCTTTTATGTCTTCTCGGACAACTAACGGAAAATCCAACCGGATACACCTAGATACAGGATCAAAAGATATCACCCGTAGAGTTGTGCCTTCTTTTATCATATTACAATTGACATCGCTAAAATATCTCGGGGCACGCTCTATGCACTGATTATAGTAGGGACCGAAAAAGAATCCAATCGGTTTCTTGGTTTTTACTGTTGGAAAGTTATTAATGTGTTTTTGACTCCAGTCGTTCATTCTTTTTTCGATATCGCGATGTCTAATCTCAAATTCTTTGGCCGATTTTGCCCATTCTCTTTTGTTGGCATTACCGGACATGCGAAGCATATACGCCCCCAAGATATATCGGTTCCGTTTTTTAGATAGAATTTGAGCTTCATTTAAGCTGATATTGTCGCCGTATTGTTTGTTAAAAGTAGAAACAATCCCATCCCAACTATTATTAAAAATGGCATCGTTTTCTCTCTCGAATCGATACCAATTCCTCTCTCTATTTGTAATTGCCATTTCGCTTTCAATCCACGACTCATCTCGTGGATCAAAACCTAATTTTTTAATGATAGCTTGAGTTCTGGTGATATTCTCTTCTGCCATTTTTTTGACCTCGACATCTTTAATTTTACGTGGTATTTCATATCCCAATTCAGCACTCGCCTCTATGGCACTTATTTGTAATGGAACTAATTCACATTGTAATCTTCGAATTTCATCTTGTGATGTATTTTTTTGAAACGGTATCCAAAAACATTCCGTTCCAGTAATTTTGACTCCATTGCAATCAAAAACTGGGATTCTGTGCGAAATGTTATTCAGTATTATACTCTGATACTCTTTGAATATTGCTGGTTTTTGGACAAAACCAGCGTGAGTATCATAGATAATTAAAACTTTTTGTTCTGGATTTAAAGCTTGTTTTAAAATCACAAATTAACTGCACATAGTTCTACTTCTGCCAAATACTCTTCAACAGTTGACACCAAATCGTCTAGACTCTCCACGACAATAATGCCACGATATTCACAATATCGTCTAATTTTTTCTTCAGAGTCAATTGTATCTGCGATACAGATAACAACCTGCTTACCTCTACCTACTGCATCGCCCAATTGTAGCATACTGAAATAGCTTTGCCATTTTTTGCATAAATAAAATACAATAATCTCGCTTTTCTCAATGAACTCTAATTCGCTAGCTACTAAATCGGCTTTTTCCTCATGATTTAGTCTTTTATATTCATCAATAATTGGATCGTAAACCGTAATACTTTCATCAATTAAAGACAAAAAGGACTCTCGCCACGATATGTCGGGATACCCCGCCAGATAAACATCATATACTTTCATGATGATCTCCAAAATAAATTTCAATATCTCAACCAGATATCGTTAGAACTCTCTATATAATTATTATACAACGGATTCAATCACCAATTTTATCGGAATCCTGATTTTTATTTTCCTTGCCTGGATTTTCTTTGCTTATATCTATTTTGGTAAAGTGTTTGCAATGAGCACACATAACATGATATCTTTTGGGCTTTTTTCTAAGCTCAAACCAATCACATAATTGATTGTCATTGACTCTAATTTTCCGTTTTTCACAATTACCGAGACAGGATGCTTTAGGCATTGTAGTCTCCTTGTGATAATGGGTTAAATATATACATATATTCATTAACAAAATTCTACTTGTTAATCCTTTATGACTTAGGGAAACCTTAATGATTTCGACTGGGCGGATTTAATTCTGGATTTATGCAAATTCGTTGAGTATAATACTCGACAGATGATAGCAATAGGGCTATCAAAACAACTTGGAGAAAAGCAGTGAATTTTAAAAATTTAATCCTTTCGCTATGTTTCATGGCAATGTGCCTAGTTGCACCAAAAGTGCATGCGACTTGCTGGGCTGATCCGCCAATTGAAATGATTCAACCACCAGTCTTTTTAGTCCAATTGGGCAGCCAGATTCCGATAACAGCGAGTTGTTTTCGTGATATGGACACTGGCGGCGGTGACATAGATGAGGTTTATATCAGCAAAATTTGGATATGCAAACCATGTGGCCTGTATACCCAACTTAGCTCAACACAAATATCCACTTTCACCGCAGATGAAGTGGGATTTTATAAAATGTTTGTAACCGTAGATGATATGGCCATTCCATGCGGCGGAAAAGAAAGCGATGATACCCCCCTGGAACTTGAAATGTCATTCTATGTAGTCGGAGATAACTATAATAACTATGCTAATAATTACGCTGAAAATAGCTGTATCACATGCCCTAATTTCCACACATTTTTAGATATTAATGGAATGCATGCTAGATTCAATCTGGGAACTCGGTCCGATGGAGATCCAGCTGGCTATTTGGAAATATCTGCCCAACAACCAACCGAAGACTTGTCGGAACCAACAAATTTAATATATACTCTTGCAGACACAAATGAATCGGACATTGATGTTATTTATGATCCCAATAATTCATCGGTTCTAAGACAAATCCTTGTTGGTCCATCATCAGCTCCGTTTTTGCTTGTTGATATTGTTGATATTAATGAATACTCTTATTCAATTGCTTTTTATGGAAGCAATGATATAGGTGATTTAGATAATGGAATTTACGACCAAACTGGAGAAGGATTCTTTAAAAAGTGGGTCGTTGATAATCCCGATACATCGTCAAGCTATAATAGACTTCGAATAGCCGAATATGTCGAGAACAATAGCTCTACTCCTCGTATTAAATTTATGTACACGGGAAGCGTATCAGATTTAGATTGGGATTTAACATATCTTGATGACACTACCACGTTGCAAAGCGAAGCACTCACATGGAATTCCGATCCCAATGAGCCAAGCGAAACAACATACACTCATACCATTAGCCATTTAGGCACAACTGAAGTATATCACGAAGAAGTGCTATGTAATTTTTATGGCACTTATCCATACCCGATTCAAAAAACAATTTATCCTGTAGATCCCAACGACGCGAATGATGCACTTATCACGAATTGGACTTATGATCTCACAAATGGAATTGTTTTAACAAGCGAACAGTATCCTGGTGGTTCGTGGGCATGGTATAAATCTGCTAAAAACGGTAATAATTTGACAGAAACCATAATAACCGGCTGGGGCGATACTACGTATCCCAGTACCTGCCCGGACGCAGACGATTCTGGCGTTAAGTCGATAGAGATGACATACAATGCAGCATCAGATTATCGTCTTGCGTCTCTGGTTAGCAGAACAGATGGTGATTACACCAAATATATTGATTACAGTTATGACTCGAATGACCCCAATATTACGACGAAATATACAAGGACTAATCCGAGCGGTTCCACCGGATTGACATCTGTTATAACCTATAGAGACAGTTCACATGAAGACGTAATTTCAATTCAATATCCCGATGGGCACAAAGATCTTTATTCATATGATGATGTAATTAGTTTCACGCCAACAAATTCTCCATCTACCGAACAACCAACGTGGAGTCTCAATGGAGATGATGGGCATGGTTATAGGTATAGACAGGTAATACACGGATATGTGGATGGGGCTAATTTTGTAGCATTACCATATAAATCTACTGTAGATGTGGCCATAATAGATTCTAGAGGCAGACTTGTTTATGAATTCACAGCGGTTTACATAAACACCGATACATCTACTCTCCCTGCCGCTACTAATACAATTTTCTGGGCTAATTATATTTATGACTCAAGTGATAGACAAACCAGACTAGGCGATGTGTATTATAATACCGGACAACATTATAATATCGAATATGGAAGTTGTTGCAGTCAAACTATTACCGACGTTACGGGTATCTCAACCACATATGAACTAGATTTGTTGAATAGGATATCAGAGATAACCGCAAGCGTTCCATCTGGTGGATCTTATACTCAGGATGATATTATAACAAGCTATAATTATGATACACCGTTACAAACAATAATTACGGGCAATTCCGGATCTCTATCAAAACAAATAATTGAAGAATATGATCTGGCCGGAAGGTTGATCGCAGTAACAAAAAATAGTCATTCTGGCAGCGTCGCTACACTCAAAACAATGTATGAGTATGATACAACCAACCGAGAGATATTGACATATTTTGATTATGCCAGCAGCGCAACTTCGGGAACCGCCGGGCTAAGAGATCGAGTTATATCGTATTATCGCGATGGCAGAGTTAAATCAGTTAGCGGCGCCTTGCCCAAATATCGTGAATTCGAATATAGTTCTGGAGCTGGCACTATAACAGAAATGAAATATGATGACTCTAATTCAGTGCGATACACCGAAAAAACCTACAATATGTTAGGAAAGATTTCATCGGTTAAAAGACCAGCATGGAATGACCCTAATGATGCTATAACTAATACTTATAATTATGATAATGTAACAGGATTACTGTCTTCAATTTCAAAATCAACTTCTTCTGTGACTCTCCCTTCGACCAGATATGAATACGATGCGATGGGAAAAATAAATCGACGTGGTACTGATATTGGAAACAATGGTGCTTTAGATTTGTCTAGCACAGATTATGTTGTAGATACAGGGACAAAATTCGAAAAGGACGGTTCTAATAATTGGTGGAAAATCATTGAATCTAGTACATATCCAACCGATAGTAGCACTGAAGTTCCCATTAAAACAATAGCACTTAGGATGTCCGGGTTTTCCATCGGATTGGTTAGCGAGGTAAGAGTTACCGATGAAGTTCACAACTTAACGACAGATATTTCTGTTTCGGTTGACCCATCGCAATCACTATCAACTATTACAGTTGATTATCCGGATAGTACAACAAATCTTTCGGCTATATTGCATGGCAACCGAATTATGCAATTCACCGACAAATCTGGAACGACAACAATTTATACTTATGATTCATTCGGCCGAAAATCTAGCTTCACAGATGAGCGAGGAATCGAAACCGCTATTTCTTACGATAATGCCGGTAGGATAGATTGTATTACATCTGATAACGACGAGGAAACAATCTATTCATATTACGATCCGGGCGAAACTGGCAACGGTGCTTATTCTAGTAAGTTAGAATCAATCACCGACCCGCTAAGCAGGTCTGTTCTATTTGGATATGACACTCATGGGCACAAGACAAGCGTCTACGGAAATCCTCAGTACAAATTTGAAATTGAATATGACGACTATGGGCAAAAAATATCATTGAGCAAATATCGGGACAGTAATGGCACTGCAGATGTCACAGAATGGGAATTCGATGAGTACTCAGGATTATTAAACAAAAAAACTTATAATGATAACTCAGAAATTAATTATGCTTATACCCCAGATGGCCGGATTCATACTAGAACGTGGGACAGAAATGAAATATCAACTTTCGGATATGATCCAAATAATATCCTTAATTTAACAAGTATAACATATAGCGATCCAAATATAACCCCAACTATCAGTGTTCAATATGACAGAATTGGACAGGTATCACAAATTACCGATGCCGTTGGGACGAGAACTTTTAGCATAGCCGATGCCAATGACCCCAATGAATATCGTTTAGTCAAAGAAACATTCGGTTCATCGTCTATGTTCCCTAATTGGGTTATTAATAGGGATTTTAATGGTGCTATCGATGGTCGTTTTGCAGGCGCGCAAGTCAGTGATCCGAATAATACTTATTACACTACCAGTTATGGCTATGACACGTATGGTCGTCCTAATCATATTCTAGGTCCTGGACTTCCCACTGGAAGTACCAGTGGTGCTTATTATTATTCACGAGC